TACTCTTCTGCTCGCAGTTCATACACCATTCCCGCAGGAATGTTTCTGTTTATGGCATTACGCGTTTAGCGTTTACAATTCCGTACTCCAACTCAATCATTGGCTTACCTATGCAGTCTTTAACCTGCAAAATTTGTTTACGTCCGTTGATATTGATAACAATTTTCTCAGGAAACTCTTGCTGAGCGTTAAGCCTTGGCCCTGACACCCGGGACCCCGCAGGGTCCGCTCCTACGCCATCAGCAATGCTAGAATTCTGACATACTTTTGTCGCAACATCATACAGTCGTTCTACGACCCAGTTAAAGTTTTTGTCTTTAACTCCTTTCATCACAATTTCTTGTGATAGTCCTTCCATAATAGCTTTTTGGTTAAGCCCTGTGGAAAGACTCACTAGTGCATCCCATACCTTGAGAGCGAAACTCTCAAATGGTAAGGTTTGCTCGCAGCCGATTATCTTGTTCCAAAAATGGAATCTGGTTGAACCGAGAGTAATACTACCATCATCGTTAATGGTATAGATTTTGTATTTCTCTGTATGATCCAACTTTTCATAAACGGCTGCTTTAATCTTCGGTTCGGAGAGCATTACAGCAATAAGCTTAACACTCTTCTCAGTTAAAACAGCCTCCATGAATCCTATGCGATCTTATCAGCTGGTTTTGACTCTGCCTTCTGGCGCTCGTAGTCAGCAATGATCTTCTCATTTGCTGAGATGGCAGATACACACTGCGCCTTAGCCTTCTGCAACTGCTCGATCATAGCGTCGAGACGAGCAATCTCACCACGGTTAAGGTCGTTAAGGATGCCACCCAAATCCTTAGGATCTGAGAATACAGCTTTAGAATTCTTGTCCTTGAGAGCGTTCTGGACAGCCTCTTCAGTGGTCTCACCAAACTTGGTGCTATTCTCACCGAGAGGAATATCAATCTGGTTGTCGGTGCCCTCATTGAGACGGCAAACGACATCACCGATTGCGTTCTGTTTTGTTGCCATGGACTCAATCGTGATATAGCCGATCGAGAAGCGACGAGGCGAACGATTAAGTACAAGATTTACATTGGAGCTCTGCTTAGCCTGCTCCAAAACCTTGTCATGGTCTGGGTTGAACATACGGGTCTGAGGAGTAAATACGTCCTGACCAAACATTTTCGCACCGAGCATGCTCAGTGGGGTACGATTTGACTTAATAGTTGTTTCCACGATGTTTACATTAATTTCTGACATAATCATATCCTTTTTGATATCGTTATTGATTAACTAACGATATGATTGAAAAATATGGTGTATTTTGGCTACACCTTTGCCGTTGTTTATTGAATAAAGCAACGCTGATACGAAGATACTCGGTTACTACTTTGCTTACTTAGTTTCCTAAAGGAAGTTCTACTATTGTAGACGCTTTATCTAGACTTAGCTACACTCTTCCTATTGCAACAATAGGGCAATAGGCTTGCAGCGGGAATTACATACATATGATGCAATTAACATTTACTGGTTTATCCAGGCCCATCGTCTAAAGCTTTGAATGCTTCCTTTGCATAATCAAATGCTGAACTGTTTTCTGCTATTTTGTTCACGTTTTTTCTAACTTAACTATTCTAATCTTCGTTGGTGAAATTTTGCAGAGCAACTAACACTCGTAGAATCTTAGAATTCTTATAACCCACGAAAATATGTAGAATCTCGGTCGTATTTCCCTTACTATACTTACAAGATCTTTCTACAGGTTGTCGATTAAACGCAGATTTCCTCAGCTAATAAGTTTTACAAGCGCCTAACTTATCGGAATGGCTCCTTACTGCGGTACTCGGCTTATGGCATGTACCCAGCGGTTGGTTATCGGAATGTCTCAGGACCAAACCCATCACAGACTTTACGGCTTTTTATATCTTTGCTGATATTTGCAATTTTTCTGTACCGGTATTACTACCTCCTATTTATAGTGCACGAATATTGGGAATTCAACCCATACATTTCATCTTGTCACCCACTTATAAACGTAATATACATGTATAGAGACAGTATACACATATAATATACACAGTCGTTTTACAACGTAGAATATAAGCTGCCCATCAATTTCCTGTATTGCTTCGAACCTTTATGTTTACATATACTGTTGCGCAGCATACTTTAGCATGGTTGGCATATCGGTTGGCACTCGATTTCTTCACCTCAAGCCCTTACTTACAACGTAAGATCCACTCTATGAAGGGACGTCAATTTTTGTTAAACATGTTATTTTTTAAACTTTCTAGATTTTCATAGTTTATATCTCTTGCATACAACATACGCATACATAATATACCAGCTTACTACTCTGTAGAGACTATATAATATTGTATGTCATAGTGCAAATAAACTATTAGTCTAAATCATTTTGGATGAAAGTGGAGGTCAAACGATCCTGGCTGGATATATCTCGAATCAACTTTCTACCTGCTTTGCTATTTCTTATTCTAGGATAGCTCTCCATCAATTTTCTTTGACTGTAACGGAGTCATCGATCATAATCTCATGAACGATTTAATTTTCATGGAAATTGGCTGTACATTCGGATTGCCTAACACCCTAATAATACAACTGGAATAGATTTTCACCGCGATCTTCACCCGCGTACGATACTCCCGTAGAGCTTCGATTAAGGGGCTGCCCAACCCTTGCGCTTGTTTTACTTTTATATACCGCATAAACAAGAAAAGCCTGGCGGTCACAATCAGACACTTCTACCCCATCCCTGGCACCCCTTCAACGGAGTTGTACTGAATCGAACAGTAAGGTTTTGGTATAGTCAGCAAACTCATTTAGTTTACTCTGTGTGGTATTACTCCCACAGTATTGATGTGGTTTTTCGGCCTTTATACTAGCTTTGGACACTAGAAACACTACCTACGGCTTAATAATACTTCTATATTGTTTGGGATATCCTCGGTTCTTCCAGCACCATGCACCATACCATGTATGCAATTCTGTTCACCTACTGGGGACCAATATAATTCGTCTCGTGTAACGTTTGTATATGCTTAGTATTATCACATATAATTACGATACGGTTCATTATACCCTTCTTGGGACTTATGCGTTTTTAATTACACTACATCTTTTTAAGGTGTATTCAGCCTCATCCAGCTTGTCTCCAGACGGTTCTCACAAGTCCAGCTGTGCAATTATAGGAGCTGATACAACGCTTCTCCTACTTATATCAAACTGTTTCAATGTTTGATACATTTCATCCTACCTTTTGAGTGATCTCGCCCTGCAAGACAGGGTTAACATATTCTCGGATCCAGTTAATGTTCGTACGTAGACTAATGGGATCTACTATATGTACTTACCTAATTATAGTGTGTAGGGTTCTTATGTTTACTTACGCACATTAGAGGCGATTTGGATATAATCACGGAGCTCTCCCTTACGAATGGTAGAGTTGTGATTAGTGGAGTCGACCTTTTCTCCAGGTTCCATAATATACAGAAGTGGTACATACGACGTATCTGTCTTCTTAATTATGGTGCGTTTAACAATTACCTTTGCAGGTAACTGTTTATGGTTACAAGGTACAGTTTTTTCTACCCTAACGGTATCATGGACTGTATCAGGATTAGCACGATTCACTTGACCAAACAAATGGTCCATTGGTTGCTGTACAGTAGATGCTGCTACTGTCTGCACTGTCGTTGGAAGAGGAACATTCTTAAGATCGGCAATATTCATGCCGATAGTAAGAAATGCTGCTCCTAACAACGTGATCACTAATTTTTTCATACTTTGATAGTTAAATTATTTTCGTTCACTTTGCCATTGGATGTCAAAGGCTCTTTTAATGCGACCAACTAGTTGTGAACCAGTTTTCTTAATTGGCCGTATTATTTTTTTACCTGAGCCTTGGCCTTACCTTTGGCTTCCTTTTTCTTGTCCTCAGCTGCCTTCTTTTCAGCTGCTTCCTTAGCAGCCTTGGCAACAGCCTCTTCCTCAGCCTTGATCTCCTCATCGGTCTTGAACTCCAAGTCGATAATGTTCTCCTTGGCATAACCTACGAGCGGATCAGAAGGATTACGGAACAGATTAGAGATGATACCTGCATACTGCGTAGCGTTATCAAGCATTGAATCAGGCTTAACCTTAGCCATCATGTCTGGGGTAACGTCACGATAGTACGCACGCTTAATGGCGATAACAGTCTTCTTTGCGAAGTTGTTACCTTCCAAGAAGCTCTTCTTCAAGTTCTCAACGAACTCACCTGGAGCTGCAAGAACCGCTGCAGTAGCCTTATCGGCAAATGCGATATTCTTGTTAGCTGCATCAATGTGCTCCTTGACACGATCCTTTTCTGGCAGATTGTTCTCTGCCTCGAGCAAAGTCTTACCCTTTGAGCGAACATCATCTGCACCAATGATTACGAGACACTTTACAGCATCCGCAATCTGATCATCGGTATACTTGCATACGCCGGTGTTCTTGTCAGTAGAATGGTCGCGAAGCTCACAGAACGCAGATACAGGAGATCCTGACGTAGCGGTAACGTTGAAGAAGTGAGCACCAATTCCATAAGTAAGCGTTCCGACACGACCTGTAAGCTCAACAATCTTGCGAAACGTATCATGGAAGTTCATGTTCTTGAGATGCTCCATATCGCTCTTTGCAGAAGCGAGAGCCTTCTCAGCATTCTCCTTATACTTCTTGTCCTTGGTGTTCTTGAGTGTCTTCTCAGCAGAATCGATAGCACGTTTAGCCTCGATAGAGCGATATGACTTATAGAAGTTCACACACTGCATGATGCTATCCATCAGCTTAGAATCACGGTTCATGGCCAAGAAGCCAGACAAAGCTTCCTTGAGCTCTTCTTCGTCCTTGATCTTTGTAGGATCAAAAACCTTACCGGCTGTTGCAGCACGAGCCTTAGCATCCTCTTCGAGCTTCTTAGAAGTCTCTTCGGATACTGTTACAGCTTTGGCAGTAACCTCAACTGCTTCAGGATCATCCTTTGAAGGCAAGAGCTTAGTGCCATCAAAGTTTACACCAATCTCATTCAAAGCTTCAGTAAGCTCTGGAAGAGCAGACTTGCGGATTACAACAGCGAAATCACTGGTACCATACTTGACCTCGTTACATACGCATACAGCGATACCGAGGGCATTAATGTGGTTGAGTTTGTCGATTGTTCCCTGTGGGAAACCAGTGTGCTCAGCAGCCTTCTCATCCAAGAAGAAGCGATCGTGAGCCATCTTCAACAAATCTACCTGGTGGTTACGGTCCATGCTTGACCCACCTGTTGTTGTGAGCATAGCTGCAGCCTCAACAGCTGCATCTGCATTATTACCACCATTGTTGTTATTCTGAGCAACTTTTACATTGCCCTTTCCATTCTTTTTTGCCATTTTGATAATGTTTTTAAATGTTATTTACTAAAATTAATTAATACTTTCTGGGCAACTAACTTAAATTCAACTTGTGTCGAATATGAAGTTCGTTTTTAACCAATCTCGTGGAGGCTTAGTGAGCACATTAATATGCTCATCTTCACCCAAGTTAAGCTCAGCAACAGTATCTACCACAACTGTATCCTTACCTGCTGGTTTTGTCTCAGCACATGTACCGGCGCCCTCTGAGGGTTCTAAAGCCTGAAATGAGCACGTCGGTGCCAGCATGGGATTTACAGAAGATTTAACTGTGCTGGCTTCACTTTTATGGTCAACAAAGGCATAGTTGACCATACTCTTACCGGTAAAACCAAGCAAGAGACTTACGAGAATGATCCAGAACAACTTGTTGCTCTTATTGTATCTTGCGAAACCAAGAGCTACAAAAATCGAGAGAATCAATAATAAAAGTGAAGTCATTTTTGTTAAACTTTTAAGTTATTTTTAATTTTCCTACGAGTGCGACTTAACGCAGCTTTTATAGTGCCTGTAGGAATTTTCAGCACTTTGCTAATTTCATCAACTGTAAGATCTTCTACGTAAAATAAATTAAAAATCTTCTGTGTCTTCTTTGGGAGTTTTTCAAATTCCTTTAGAAGAGATTCATACTCAAGAAGATTGACAAGATCTTCTTCTTCTGAAGAATTAGTTAATTCGACAGGTAGTCGGCCTGAGTCTTCTCCTAATTCCATGGATTTCTCCTTTACTTTTCGTAGATAATCTATAGCTGTTCGATTAGCTATAATTCTCAGCCATCCGCCAAAAGACGAATAATCTGTGAACGTCGAGAGTTTTTGGTGAACCTTAAGAAATACAACATTTGTAAGATCTTTAGCTTCATCCATGTCATTCACGTAACAAAAGAGTACGTTGTCGACGAACTCTTTGTAACGGTTAAACAATTTATTAAACGCTAGCTCATTTCCCTTTTGAGCTTCTTTTATGGTCTCAATCTCAGATTGAGTGATACGCTGATACTCCATATTGTGGGGTAGGGGAGATCTCTCTCACCCTACTCCTGATAAAACGGAAGGTCATATACCATCTTTTGACGATACAATGACCAAACGTTGTTGACGAAATTGTTGAAAAGGATTATTTTCAAATCCTTTCCTCCGGTTTTCATTTCTACTTTTTCAAGTAGTCCTGAACCAATACGCATACGAGTTGTAAGTGTTTTGAACTTCATAGGGTTGCTCAGGACTATCGTTTTCATAATCCAGTCACCAACTCTACGCAACTGTTCATTACAACAGTATTCGTATATACAATTTTCGTCTAGGCTGTCTCCTGCACAGAATATGTGCGCTTCATAAGTAAAGCCTTTTTTGAGGCGATTATGAAACCAGTTAATCACATTTTCTATACCTTCTTCTTTGCAGCCTAACAGACTAGCTCTGTAAATTAGCATTTTAGGGAAATACTCCATTTTTTATTTTGTTTAATTAAATGTTTTCTTAATAAATTTAGAGAAGTCTTCAAAATATTCATCTAGAAAACTAGCTTTTTCTGATAATGCGTTATTAAATAAAGCCATATTACCACATTTACATGATATGTTATAATAGTTTTCTAGGTACTTATAGTTCTCTTGAAACCATACTACCCAGCTATTAACCCATATCCAAAATGCTCGTTCTCCAGAGTTAAATACTTTGTTGATACCATCCAAATTTATAGAGTCTGCAAAATTAAAATTTTGAGACCCCTCGTGTATTCCAAGAGCTTTTCTTAATGATGCATTCTTTTCATCTGTTCGAGGTGTTCCTCTTCCAGTGTTATAGATTGCTACATTTTCTTGGTATACACGGTCTATCCATCGCGTTTTTACGGCATACTTAATTCTTTCGTGTGGCTCCTTACCTATATTAGATAATCTGCCAAACTCTGTACACCATTTAAACGCGAGGTTGACGACATAAGGACATCTGTCCTTTATCATCGCTTTATATCCCTTTGTCATAACTAATAGGAAGAAGCTAGGGAATCGAACCCTAGTCCTCGGGTGTGTAGCCCAAAGAACCAACTTCTTCTTCTCTCCACTTTGGTAGGAAACACCTAGACTAAACTTACGCTACGTTAGTATAGTCTACAATGTTATTTACATTGTCGTTTAATTTATAGTATAGTGCTTAATGTATTTATCTCCTCTGTCTGTCAAAACCAAACACGCCCGTGTAGGCAGTTTTACAACATGCCTATGTTGCCACGTTTTCGCGAACGAAAATGTGCTCTTTCACATAGTGAACACAAACAGAATAGATAGTTTTACAACATGTCTAGGTTGTTGTTCAGATTGAACACTCCTGCGGGGAGGCGTGGACGTGAGGGGAGTCGAACCCCTGTCCAAACAGATTATTTCATACACACTGTACATTCTTGTAAATGTTCCGATGATCAGTCAGAACATTCGATTTAAGCCGTTTTAGATGCGCTCTAAGACATTTTTGCGACACTCGTGGTTAATTACTCCACTTGGTGACATACTCTGTCTCAGAGCGCTTAAAACATGGCTAAAAATATATAGGAATCCTCATGATACGAAGATACTTAGAGGGCTATATTCAGCATTTTTGATATATTTTGCAGGGTTCTAGTAAATACTTTACTCATTCTTTACCTAAGTCTCCCCGATACAATGATACGCACAAAACATATTGTTTGATCTACTGTCCCAATTTACTGTGTGGGTTCACATCTCTTCTTCTCATCGTGATACGAAGATACTTGATGAGAATGTTAATTCATTCTAAGATTCCTTCACCGTCGTTCTACAAAGCCCATTGGTACCTGAGAATCTATGTACGTGATACGAAGATACTTGTACTAGAAGAAGAATTAGAAACGATCGAACTGGTACTTGCCATAATACCAACAGTTAGGGTACTTGTTGCGCAACTCACCGTCGTGCTTCTCGTACTCATTGTTCAGATCGTTCATCTGCTTACGCTGATCCTCATCGATCTTCTGCGAAAGTTCACGGAACTGATTTGGAGTAATCTTCTGATCGTCAGGAACGGCGGTACCATCCTCCTGTTTGCCCAGAAGACGAGCCAACAATTCTGTACGCTTCTTCAGGATGTCGAGAGTAATCTTTGCCTTCGCACGGTCCTTGCGGACATTGAGAAGTTCCTTAATTCTAAGGAAGTCAGCACACTTGACGATTTCTTTGACCTGGGAGATCTTGCGCTTCTCCTCATCCTGGCGGATCTCTTCTGCCGCCTTGTCTGCGATGTCTGTGACGAGGTTGCCCTTCATCAACTTCTCTACTACGTTGTCTGCTGATACGTTCTGCTGCTCTTTAGCAGCACCTTTTGTGTCTTTTGCCATTTTGATAATGTTTTAAATGTTTGTAAATAAAATTAATTAACATATTGTTACCTCTCCCACACTCCAGGATGGATTCTTAATGAATACCGCACCGTCATTATTAACGGTGATATCGCATGGAGCTTTGTGAGAGCAGTTAGCCAAATGAATGAGTGCGTATCTGGCTTCTTTAGCCTGATTTTCTCTAGGGTACTTGGATTCGAATACCAATGTTTTTGTATTCTTACCCTTTGCTTTACCCTTGATCGTATACACTGGAATCTTCCACATAGTCTAAAGTATTTAGCTTGTTTTTAAACTTGTCACGCTTATATGCCTTTGCTTTGGCTTCAGCGTGACGCTGATGATACACTTTTTTAGTATTACGTTGTGTTCTGCACATAATTACATGTTATCTTGAACTGTTTTAAATACACAAATAACATCGGTAGAAATACCGTAAGAATCTTGCATTCTCTTACTTATACCACCAGACATAACTCTGATAGCATTCATAAGAGATTCATTGTTAGGCTCATTAGTTATAGCCTCTGACAATGCGAGCAGCAACTTCATCTTAGAGTCAAAATACTTGCCAAATCTCTTTTTCACGTAGATGCACGCAGATTCTACAACAGAAAGTTCTGTAGCATTCTTAGCTTCTGCGTGGCCAATAATAATGGAATTAACTTCTGTTTCATCCATTGTAACTGCATGCACATCCTTAACATCAGGCTTAACTGTGTTCAACTGTGAAGCTATTGACATAACTTCTGATGCGCTCAAACTAGAACCATCATAAGAGATAATAATGTGCCACTTCATAGCTAATCCTCCTTTGTTGTTATGTTAGTACTGGAGGATTGCACGATCTGCACATGCTTACCGTTGATAATAGTGTCAATGACTTCCGTGTTGGGGATATCAGGAGGAGTAATAGCATCGTATTGATCCTGTTTATCAGGAAGATTCAGATACACATGCTTGTTCATCTCGAACTCGTTCGATATACTCATCTTAGTCAATGGTTTCCCAGATTTTTCTAAGACTGATACCACATCACGCATAACCTTTTCAGGTATGTTGAAGAATACTGAGTCCTGATGTCTCCATTGGCCTTCCGATCTCTGAAACTCTATAACGTCAGAACAGTCGGTAAATGTAGGATTGTCAATATCCTGCATCATCTTTGACACCATGAGTGAGTCATCGTGTTTGATTTCACTCTTTGTCTGCTTCACATAGTCACATGATGACACTGTAGCAGCTACAATAAGCATGATTAAGCACATGCTAAGCTTTTCGAATAATCTCTTCATTTTGATAATTTATTAGAGATTTAACAAATGTTAACTATCCGGGTTTTAAAGATTCACGGAATCATCTGTTGTGATACATATGGGACTCGAACCCATGACCCATAGATTAAAAATCTATTGCTCTACCAACTGAGCTAATGTATCAAAAGAAGGAATACACGCATACACCTAGTTCGATATTAAGTATGCCCACCAACCAACAGCCTTTACTAGGAATGCCGTCCTTCCTCTTCCTTCTTGTGGACCAGCTAGGGTTTGAACCTAGGACCTCCAGATTATGAGTCTGTTGCTCTAACCTGCTGAGCTACAAGTCCAAATATGGGCAATTTTCACTGGTTATATTTAAACCATTCCATTGTCTCCTACTATCTAACGTTCTTTCTCTTTCTAACCCAAATGATTAATTTTAAGGCAATTACGCTATTTAATAGAGTCATAGGGAGTTGTTTGGTACCCATTTGTGATTTTATACAGACTTGAACTGTTATGTAGGCCTCTAACCTAATAAATCTCGGGGACGGTTTATACCGTCCCCTTGAAATGCAACTTAGTTAAATTTTTCCGTCCAATACGATATAAAATATATGATACTGGAGATCAAGATTACTATCAACATAACAATTATTACCACCAGCGAAAAATCGCTTATGTTATTTATATTTGTTACATTGTACAGTAAGTCAAAAAGCGGGAATGCCGAAATAATTATTAACACTATTGATACTAATAGCTCTCCATATTCTTTTCTCATAGGTATAATGCTATTTGTGATATCTCATCATAGTCGTCTTCGCTGACAAACCATGAATCGTTATCTGTTGTTAAATAACTCTTCCTTGATCCCAAATCTACATCTTCTAATGATAATACACACATATCATCAGGATTTGCAGATTTATAATCTTTTAACTCTACGTTTTCATCACTACAATGCGCTTTGAGTCTACGCAATGATGAATGATGTCGTCTAACTTCTAATTCTTCGTCAGACATTTGTCCGTTTTTTCTACGTTTTGCCATAATTAAGGACTAATAAAAATTACTCCGTCTTCAATGCATGATAGTGACTCTTCGTTCAAATCCTTTGAATCATTTACTTTTGGACAAGAGAAAGGATTGTTAAAGATACACCCATTGCAATTGTATTGACGTTTAGCCCTAACAATAATGCCATCTATTTTGTAGATTCTGCCAGGACTAAATTTTTTACTCATAGTTCACCTATTAATTGTAACTTGTACATCGGTTGCTTAACTGGAACCATTTCGTACCCTTTACGAATTTCGTCAACTTTTCGAAGCACTCTAGATACTTCTCCAAGTTTAAATACTCTATGTATGGTCTTACCCTTGTTAGCTAGTATAAAACATACAAATTTTGATGGATTAGCATATAGCTTATCATATACAGGTGATACGATATGATAGAACGCACCAACACCTTTCATTGTGTCGATTTTATTCATATCACCTTCACTAATCATAATCTTTGTTGTTTCTCCTTCTTTTTCCAGATGTTCAGACCTATATATATAGTATCCTCCAGTTGATACATCTCTGACAGTTGTACATACACCGCCAATGTTCTCGACTACAACCATAAAGCTACCTATCATTATGCCACTAGGCAATACTCGGCGCACTACATCTCCTTTACTAAACTTCATTTGTGTACAAATTTGATTTTGTATCGAACAATTGATGTAATTACACCATTTCTTAACCTAATGCCAAGTGTAGGCTCAATAGAGAATTGCTTGCATGTGCCAATATAATCAACAACACTCTTTGAGATTGGAATAATCTCTGAGAATCCTGCTGATTTGTCAACATATACAGCCATATACTTAACGGTTTTGCCGTTAGCACTCGGTTTCTGTACTATTTGCTTAATACATTCAACCTTACACGTCATAGTATCAATTACAGCCTTTTGCTGCGCCTGACACTTCGATGTCATGAGTAACAATATTATTATCACGACTATCGCAATTAGCGGACCAGGACTGTGATCCGGCTTCTCGTATAATTTTACAGCCATTCTTTATCACTTAATGAATTGTTATGAATTTAACACTTGTCTTACCAGCTCCTGGAACATTTGAATGCTTGTTATTAATATAACTATTCAAAGTATTTTCCAAAGATTTGGCGTTGACTTTACTTAATCCAGAAGAGAGGATCATTGTAGATCCTCCCTCCTTGGCAACTACCTTGTAGTTAAGATATTCAGCATCAGGTTTCCCTTTTGCTGACTGTGGCTTAACCGCTTGGTTATGCGTCTGCTTTTTCTTCTGGTTCATTGTCTGTACAAATGAATGGTTTACAATCCAGACCAATGGCCTTAATTGCATTAGGCTCACTAAGTCTGTCCTTTGCGATCTCACTGATTCCTCTAGCGATAAATGCAAGATGTCTTAAGTCATCAATGCTGTTGAATTTACCATCAACTTCAACTGTTACTTTGATGGTCTGTTCCTCTTTCACAGCGTCCAGTTCAACGTCAATAGATTTCAAGATTGGAATGTGTTTCTTGAACTTAGTCTCCACATAACTAGGAGCATCCAAATCAACGTGATCTGGAGACAGCGTACGAGACACTGTTACAACTGTTTTGTTACCGTCAGCAAAAATTTCTGACCCAAGTTTTGGGTAATTATTACCCAGCAATTTCTCTAAAATGTTCATAATTTTGATAATTTAAACATTATTTACTTGTATAGGACTACTTCTCACCTATACTTGAGCTTTGTGTTCCATCTGTAATTCGGTTTCCCTTTGGAGGCTTTGGACTCCCTACGGCTACATTAAACACTTAGGGTTGATGCAACTCAACCCTTATGCTTTAAATTGGTTTTAAATGCAGATTCCGATTCTAAACACATGATGATTAATTGTAACTAATTGTCCTGGCTTGTACCTCTTACGAGTACCAGATGTCTTCTGTATGTTCTTCTTTGTTGAATTCATTCATACTACTTTGCAATTAGTTCATCTACTTTGGACTTTGCTTCTAAATAATCAACACCATAATCTGTCTCAAGGTCTGTATCCATGAGGTCAAGATCATGTGTTCCATCGAGAGAGTCTAAAAGCGTCTCTGTGCATTTATAATACTCTTCATACGCTTTTACTTTTTCCTCTGCTTTATTACTCTTACCTTTTACAGCGTTAATACTAAAGCAGGAACCAATAATTCCACCAATAACTATTCCAACGAAGAGTAAGTTTAATTGGTCCATAAAAGAATGTTTCTTATCTTCCATATTATATATATTTTGATTAATAATCTATAAAATGGCATATCTATCCTCACGAACCAATATGCCTGCATGGAATAAAACCTTTTGTGTAACTAAAAAAATGATGCAATAAAAGATGTGTAGTGGTTACTGGACTCGAACCGTCGCCATGTGTGCGCTTTACTAGCCAAGTATGATACCCATATAATGAATTCGTACATAGTATACCCTCTTACTTCAGTAAGTGTATAATAACCACTATCCGTCTCTCCGGATCGTCATAGAGATTAGGTCTACATTTGACAGTTTGCACCTTTTGCAAATAGGCTGTAGTTACCATATCTCAGTTCTACATGTAAACCTGTTTAGTTAATTATCCTCTGTGTCCTACAAGCGACCCTCTTATAGCTTTGCAAGTACTATAAGCACGTGTTGTAGTGCATTGGCTTGGAACAATGACCGCCACATTACTGTCAAATATTATTACAACACCACTAAGCGATACAAAACAGTTTTGAATACCTTCGTTTGGCATTCCATTTTCAATTATTGCCTTCATATTTCGAATATTTATTGATTAAATTTCGTATAATTGATGTTAAATATAAAAACTCAAAAAACAAGCGACGTACGCCTTTCGGCATACGCGCTCATTTTTGTTACTCATCGTCATCGGCTTCACCACTATCTTCTGGTTCCGGTTCTGGTTCTGGAGTATCGACTTTGGCTTTCGCCTTTGCCTCTATTCCTGCTTCCTCTAATGGATACAAGAATGATGCAATCTGTTGACCCATAACTGTGTCAGGATCTTCTCCTGGAGCCCAGTCATATGCTGTCTCACCATCTTCACCAGTAGTTCTCTGCATTCTACAGCATATTGATACTGTAGTATACAACTTGATTTTGCCGTTACGACCAACGATCCAATCTCCGGACTTGTGTATCACATTACCCTGTGAGTCCTTTACATTGGATGTGTACTTTCTTACCATTGGCTGTGGAAGAACTTTGCTCATGAATACGACACCCTTGATCTGTTTCATCTTAGAGTTCTCGATATCATCGCCCTGGATAGTATAGTCTTTCGACTTATCCAACTTCTCGTCTTCTCCAAGACATTTAGCCTTAAAGAGATTCTTCCACGCCTCAAATGCTCTGTGAGTCTTTGAAGTGTCCATGATAATGTACTGTCCAGCTGTTGCGTAGAAATCGTCTGGATCTTCAAGTTCCAGAGAAATGTACCAATTGCTAGAATTTGTCACACCTTCGATCTTGTTTGCATTCTTAATATGCTTAAGAGATGCACTTACAACGTCATACGTAATCATAACTTTGAGAATTTATATGTTTTACAATTTTGTTAAATCGCTATATATTAACACCATTGCTGGTTATCCCCTTTAAGGATATCATAGGATTTGGGTGTGTTGGAGATTATTTCATCCCCATCTTCACTCATTCCTAATAGCATACATCCCGCTGATCTTCCGAATGCCGGAGGCCAGGCGGGACGCCTGCACTGCGTAGCAGTGGAAAGTGTTTGGGAGAGACTGTGCGTATAATTGATGATAGATCTGAAAGTGATTTTAAAAAAAAGACCCGACACATTTCTGTGCTAGGCCTTAATTCTAAATATTCAAACAACTATATACTGCGTTATGATATGACTCCAAGAAGTCATCAATACCACAATAATACACAACACCATAAGCTTTAGCTTGTAGTGTAAACTCCTCCAACTCTAAATACATAGCTATGATGCCTTTCTTGTTAGCATCACAGAATGTATACACACTGAATGATCTGTACATATCATCCCACACTCTACTACCTATACCATAAAGGCTAAAGAGGAGCTTATATTGCTCCTCTAAACTTTGTTTATAACTTTTCATAACTTTAATTTTAGAATGGTAACACTCTCTCTACGAACTGCTGATTATCGAAGCACTTGTCGTATATACCGAATGATACATTGTATACGTCATGCTTACACATAGCGTCTGCAAACTCAAGCTCAAGGAAATCAGCACGTGATAGGATATCACGTTCACGATCGATGGCATTGATTACATCAACAATTGAGTAATCAACCATATCACGCTGCATAGCGAACAGCATGATAGATACAAAACAAAATCTATCCATAATTACAATAATTTAAAGTCCATTACCCTAAATGCGATCTCCAACTGTGCCATGAGTTGATACTGATAGTAACACTCTGTTTTATAGAATAATACTATTCTGTTAAACTTGAACATCGTACCATTTCTGAATTCACTCTGTTGAACTAAGCCAAGCTCTTTAGCCTTAGGCCAAGTAAAACTATAACCATGATGATGATACATCTTTACAACAATATGTGTAAGATCACTTGTTGCATACAAGCGAACAAACACCTTTTTGTCATCAGAAGTGATATAACCCTGACCCAAGAATGCCATACCATTACCATTTGCAAACTTAACATTAACCTTCATATAACTATCATTTCCACCACACTAGAGCTGAAATTCTAACGGCTTTAAATTGTTACTAATACATTATAAATGTGTCTCCATAGTATTAGATTATAGGTTAACTACTACTCTTCCTCGTCAGCTACATCATCCTTGCTGTCTTCGACAGGCTTACTAGATAATGTAGACATTGGGAAGTAAATGCGACCAATCATCTTCTGAATGATCACTTCAGGATCGAATGCCCATACTAGCTCTCCGTCCTCACCACGTGCTACCTTGTAGCTCACAACTTTCACCTTGGTATAAACCTTGGTATTACCAGTCTTGTCTACAATAGTATCACCAACATTGTGGATTAGATTGCCCTTGTGATAAATCTTCTTGTCATACTTCTTGAAGCATGGTTCTGGAAGATTGTACCAGTCAATGACAACATTCTTCATCACACGAAAGCGCTCTGGTATAGACTCGCCTTCAATGACCTTGTTACCAAGATCTTCGAAGACCTTAGCCCAACGCTCAAAGATACGTGGACTCTGCTCCTGGAAGAAGATGAATACGCCTCCCTCGTCCTGCCAATCGTCAGGATTCTCGAGTGTAAGCTTTACACACTTGCTTTCAGTTACTACGTCACTACCCATTGACCACTCACTCTTGTTGCTGATAAGCTCAGCCTTAACTACATTGTACATCATAATTTTAATTGATTAAATTGTAAAACATGTTTATTATCTCTTGTCTCACGCACACATATGTGTTTGTTAGACGTTGTTATATGCATAGTTATTCATTGCATTCTCTGTTGTAGTTGTTTGGATCGAGTATGCTACATATCCAAAGCTATTATTGATTAAGTGTTATAGCCATCACTGCTGCTGCACTGCTTAGATGCTCTATTATGCCCCTGGTTTAGTTAGGCATAATACCCGCAACTTGTTGCAGGTGAACCAGTTTGTGACGAGATAATGATGACGGGGGTATCCGGATTTGAATTTGAAGCCCGGGGGTATAGTTTTTACTGTTTCGCGTTTCTATACATACACAAAAAATAAAAAAAATAAAATATTCGGCAAGCTCAATAAAAAAGCCGAGGTTATAAGCCCCGGCTAATAATACGAAATGTTCTATATACATCATTCATGAATTCTCTATTAAACATTAAGAATAGAGTTATTTCATACACTTTATCTGTTACGCATGGAAGATGTTTATTTTGCTCTGTTGGAATCATCTTGTGCATAATCTTTACATTCTACTTCTTTTACAAGTATTTGTTTACCTCCCTTATGACCCCTAGGAACGTATCCTGGTCCAAGTTGATCATGTATAATCTCTGTCACAGTCTTCTGTTTCTTAGGCTTTAAAGCATTTTGCATAGTAGGCGTAGAGTCTATTTCGCCCTTCTCTACTATACAAGATTCATCAGATGACATAGCTTCGTAATCGCTATATAATGGAGAACTTACATCCTCAAACTTCTTAAAGAAATCCTTTACTTCGCGCATGTATTTGTGACCTTCTCTCTCATATAACACCGCATCTATCCATGCGCCATCAAAATCATTTTTAAATTTTCCAATTCCAAGGTATTTATAGTCATTGCCTTTGTATCTATATATATAATCTTCCATCATCTTGTCTCCTTATTAGCAATTTTTAACCTATTTATCTCACTCTTAAAATACTCTTCTGTATTTGATAGATTATGTTCGGCTTTATCCGGCTCAATATCAGAAGTATATCCAGGACCAATAATATCTCCGATTGCATCAAGTGTAGTAGATTTATCTGGTTCTGCGAGTTTTATAAACTCAGATGCTTCCATCATTTTGTACACTCCCTTGTATTTATAGAGTATGGCATCTACCCATTTTCCAGAAGCTAATTGAAATTGACCAGTGCCGATATATATTACTTTTACATCACTGTTTCTATTTAATATAAATCTATCATTCCCCATACGCTTTATCTTCCTTATTAGCAATCTTTAATCTAATTGACAATAGCTTCTTATTAATGTTTTTATCATCCTTAATCAGCCTCTTTGCCATAGTTATGTATTTAACGATCTTTGCTACAGGAATTGCAAGCTTTATTCCGATAAGTGAAATAGCGGCCCATAGAGGAAGAATTGCAAAGCTCACATACAACAATATTGCCCAGAATGCCAAGTTTAACATGCTTACTGTAACACTTTTAGCATTCATAGCCTTTATTACCTTATCAAATATCTCTTTCTCCTCTTCGTTTAAATCTTTTCTAATATCAGATATATCTACTAACATATTTTAATCTCCTATTATTTATGTTTATCTCTTAGTCTCATGATATGGGACTGTAAGGAACGCCCATATAAACTTTAATACTTTCTTTAGAATCTCCACCATCTTGTAGTCTCCTTCTTTAACTCTTCTAGACACTTTTCGTACTTATTCTTCCAGTAGTTAACCCAGTCTTCCTGGTGTGCCAATTGCTGTTCTAATAGTTTTATAGAGGCGTCTCTAGCCTCTAATGCACTCTCATTGAACTTTTCTGGATTACTATTCTGTACAAGCTTTTCGTAATCTTCTCTGTCCAGGATTATGTAGTCTCTAAGCTGTCTGACTAATTGTACTAATTCCGTCTCCGTTTCCTTTTTCTTTTCCTTCGTCTCCATATATAATATCTAATAATATTTTGTACGTTTCTTTATTTACAGTAAATTGTTCTAATATTAGCTAAGCTAAGCTTATTTCCGGTATTTCAAAACCACTTGTGTCTTGGTTCTTCTGACCCAAACACTTCCTCGAATTTCCAAAATTCTCCTTTTTCATCAAGCTGCAGTGCTAATTGTAGTATCTGTCTCGTTGGAATCGCTTCCTCTTCCTGGTTCTCCAGTTCCTTCAGTAGTATCTGGTATGCATCCCTCTGTGCTGGATCCATCTTCTCTTGTCTCTTCATCTTCTAAGTCATTTAAAGCATCTACAATCTCAGCTTTAGTAGTCTTTGTTTTAGACTGCTCAATAAGCTTTTGTATAAGTTCGTCTCTATGAGGATTACCTTTTTGCTCATACATGTGCATAAGGATTGCTGTGGCATTTGCAAACTCTTTAGAGTTTTTGTCAAGCGTATCTATAAGTTCCTCAAGTTCTTCAATTGAATAATTTCCTGGCTTGTGCAAGAAGTTACCATCTTTATCGTACAAATTGCTATATTTACTAATCTTTCCCATTATTTTTACTATCTTTAAGTATTATCCAACATGTGGTAGTAGCTACTATTGGAAGTATTAAAAACATGAATATTATATCAAATGGATTCATCTTTGTCTGGTTCGTAAAATCCTAATCTTCTACCGTTTCTCTCGGCTTTTTGTATTATTTCTGCCGCTCTTAAATATTCTTTATCTTTTGCTATTTCGCTCAGCATGGGCTACGTATTTTGTGCACTCTTCCTCTACAATTTCACCATCGTCATTATGTATTAAGTGAGTATATTTTGCTTTTGATCTATTGAATTTAAACATTCTAAACGCTTTATCTCGTTCCTATTTATCGTCATATCTATGAATATATTTCATCATTTGAGTAGCATTTACAGACCCTGCTACCCCTAGATTACATAGGTTTTTAATAAAGCTCATAGCTCCATCTTCGCCGAATTTATGCTTTAGCATACTATATTCCTTAAGGCTCTTCTAGAACCATTGATTATCAAGATCGTATATTGGCTCCTATTCTACAATGTATGCTATATTTACTGGTACTCCATGTATAAAGAAATATTTACACTATTCTGTACACGGTTTATTCTAGTATTGTAGAGATAAGAAGTCGGCATAATATAGTACAGCACTCATCTCAAACTAATTCATCGCTTATTTGCTGTTTTGCTTACACATTCAGTAAAGTATCCAATTAAGTATGCGAATACTTCATTTGTATCGTCAGAGAGCTTTATGTGGCATGTCTCAAGTATATCTACAGCTGCATGAAACGACTCATGAGCAAACGTGTTTACATCATTATCACTATTCCAGATTTTGTTTACCACTATGATTTCGCAGTCCTCATCCGTTGATTTATCATATGCACCTCTAACAGTGTAGGCTGTATAATCCGCCCATTCGCCATCATATATAGATGATTCATCTTGTCTAAACGCAAATCTTTTATCCATTACAGACTTATCCGGGTTAATTATAACGAACAAGCTAAATCCGTATACTGTCTTATATTCGTCTATTATACACTTTTTCTTCTTATCCATACTATTCTTATTAGTCTTACAATTATTATTAAGCTTATATAGCTTCTACTATAGTTGTATAGTCTTACATACTGTAATAGCTGTACTACTAAAGTAGATCTCCTAAAGAGAATATATAAGAGAAAGGGTTCTAGCTGACTAACCCCCTACTATCCCCCTAACGTAAAAAAGCTAAAAAAGTTGCATATCTGCAAGGAAAATGATATTTTTACAAAATTTATACCACATTTGCAACCTTTTTGAAAATTATTTCGTTATGGCAGCGTAAAACAATAAAAGCAATTGGATATGACAAAGATTTTAAAGGTTATTAAGCCTTTCTTCGTAATGGAGAATGGTGATACATTTGAGTACAACGCTGATACAGATCAGTACGAAAGTGTATATAACGAAGAGCACAATAGCTCAAACGAAGACAATTCAACGGTTGTTTCTTCTTACAATTCTGTTTATAGAATCTCAAAGGAATATGCCAAGATGCTTCTCGATAACGGATATGTTGAGGAAGTTGACGAAAAGAAGAGATTCGTAAATATCTTTGACGAGATCGATAATAAGCTCAATGAATACAATAATGAGCTTTATACCCTCAAGACAAAGGCCGACGAGAACACGCCTCAGTGTTTACTTGTTGAGAAGGAGACAGTATTGAGAAACATGATTAAATTACTTGAGTACCTTAAAGGATTGAAGAAGTAATATGGATGATAAGATGATAGATCAGACCCAGTTGGCAGAGGACTTGAGCTCAAAAATAAAGTATGAGTTCAGACAGATGTTCTTGGTAAAGCCACTTGAGCCTGTTAAAGTTAAGAAGAAGATCTCCGAGCCTGTGGCTAAGGATACTAAGCCTAAGAAGGATAAGGATGGGATCGAGGCAGTTGATTATGATGAAGTAAAGACAGAGATAAAGGAAGTTGATTCAGATTTCTCTAGAGCTGTTGTACTTAAGTTGCCATATGAGTATACACACCCATATAGCGATGAAAAGATACAGCAGATGCCTATTAAGGTTGGTGATATCGTTATATATAGATCGTCTAGAGGTGCTATGTATTTCGATTTACTCAAAGACTCTCAACTTGTATCGCTTTACGATATTGTAGCAACTGAAACAGTAGAGAAGTAATGAATATAGATAAAGTTTGTAGATAGATTGGACGTACATTAAACGATGATCCAGAGCTAGTAAAACAAATAGTTATGCATTAGTTTTAGTTTGTGGTTGATGTTATGAAAGATCAAGACGATACTAGAGATGTATTAATAAACAAACTATTTAGATTCAAGCTTAAGAATAGATTTAAAGATAATAAAAATAAACCATTAAGCCCATATGAAAAAGATGATAAACATTGATCGCAAACCTATCGTTGTTGATACAGATACAACTGAGGTTCAGGCGATTGAAAGATCTACAAGAGGCATCGATGATGTTTACGTTATTCCAGAAGACGCTCATGTTGAGTGGACATCAAAGCTTTTCCCTAACAAAACTATCAGTGCAGATGTAAAGAAGGATGATATTCTTATCACATTCTACGACAGAGATCTTGGCGCAGACTTTGTAATAGTTAAGTCTGAAGATTGGTTGAAGGCTCTTAATAATGCTAAAGCTGCTGATCAGAAACGAAAAGAAGAGTGGGCAGCAAAGCAGAAGGAGAGCGCGCATGTGAATGCCGCTTGCGAAGATTGTGGAGATAATTGTGGACCATGTTAATATTTAAGTTATGAAGAAAGCTATTAAAAAGACAGTTAAGGTAAAGAGACCTAAGTATACAATCTCTATGCTGGATGTTGCTAATATAGACGATGTTACAGCATATTTCATTGGCCAGAAGATTTCGGCAGGTATGAGAGTAACTGATTGTGACTACGATACAGTTATATCAATCCTTACAGATGCTTTGCTCGATGAGATTCTTCCAGAGAACGGTTACGCTGTAGTAAAGGATGACTGCGTATACTTAAGATGTAAGGCTAGCAAGGTGGAAGAGAAAGCTAAGAAGCCTTGGTACAAACGCTTATGGAATTGGATTACTCGTACTAAGTAATCACCTTTAGAGTCTATTAGTCAAACGGTAAAGACGGCCCGATACAAAGGGAATAGTTAGCAGGTTCGACTCCTGCATAGACTCCAACACATTCATTTTTATTTTCATAATTTTAATTGAAAGTGGCGTCCGCCTGATGCGTACACTATAAATAAAAGGTTCCGCGGTAACCGACACGGGCACCAATACTGGTTCTGCGTAACTCCAGCTAAAGGTTACGTGCTTATTGCCCTATGATTTGTAATGGTAGCAAGGGAGGCTCTAACCCTCCAGGTCTGGGTTCGAATCCTAGTGGGGCGACAATAATAAAATAATATTTGAATACTATGGAGTTGAAATTTAAGAGACTTGAGGATAACGCTATCCTCCCTATTCGTAGCACAAAAGGTGCTGCAGGAATTGATTTGACTTGTACTAAGATTGAAACAGCTCTTAATGAAGCAAATCAGCTGATGTTGGTTTACCATACAGGATTGGCAGTTGAAATTCCTGCCGGATATGTTGGTTTACTTATACCACGCTCTAGTATTTGGAAAAAGTCATTATGGCTTACTGATAATGTCGGTGTTATCGACAGTGATTATAGAGGCGAGATTGTAGCATTCATGAAGGCTACAACAGATACCATTCCTGCTGTTTATAAGCAGGGCGAGCGCTTCTGTCAGTTAGTCATCGTTCCTATACCAGAGTATACAATCACAGAGGTTTCTGAGCTTTCTCAAACAGAGAGAGGTGATGGCGGATTTGGTTCTACTGGCACAGGACATGAAAACGAATCTAGCGCAGCTGCGGGAACTCAGTCACAGCTTAAGGAACAGGTTGAGTCCGTACCAGAGCAAGCGGCGGCACAAGAAGGTGCTGAGGTAAGCGAAGGATAGGCCTAATTCGCTTACGTAAAGGGGATTACCGAAAGGTAGTTCCCTTTTACTGTTTAAACACATTAATGCATTAATTATGATTTAGGAAAAAGATTTTTTATATAGAGTTCCAGTAAAAACGGCGCCTATAACAACTCCTGGTGGACAGATTAGAAATCCAGAAATATTGGTTGATGTTGAAGGTGGAGAATTTATGCATGGGAACATATTGGATGCAAACTCTACAAATAAACTTATTAATCAGTCTGTAAAAGACGCTGTAGACAATAAGCTTATTGAAAGCGGATGCGTAACAAAGGATTTGCTTGAAGCTGAAACAACAAGAGCTACAGAATAGGAGAATAGTTTAAAAACTCTCATAGGTGCTGAAACAAGTGCTCGTACAAAAGGTGACGAAGACTTGAGCTCTAAGATTAAGGCAGAGTAGACTAGGGCAGAAGATAAAGAGAAAGAAATATCAGATAAGCTTGCAATAGTTGATGGTGATTCAAATACAGAAGGATCATTTAGAAAAGCTATTGCAGATGTGATTGCTGCTGCCCCAGAAGACCTTGATACACTTAAAGAGATCGCTGACAAGCTTGCTGGTAACGATGACTTACATACAGCATTAAATCAGGCTATTACAGAAAAGGCTGATGCCTCTGCGCTTGCAAATGAAGTTAGTAGAGCTACTAGTGTCGAAAGCGGTTTGCAAGCTGCTATTGCTACTAAGGCTGACGCTACCGCACTTAGCAACTATGTTCTTACAACAGCGCTTAATTAGCAGGTTGATACGCTGAATACTGCTATTAGTGCTAAGTAGGATGCAGGTAGCTATATCCCTTATGATCAAACTGTTACATCTGTCTATAAAATAGACAAAGATCTTATGATAGATAACAGTGAAGGTAGAGCGATGTTAGGTACTGCTAGCATCAGTGCTATTTCGAATAGTAATACTGAAATATAGATAAACCCATCTGGTATTATTATGAGAGATGACGATAATGTGATACGTTTAGACAGGAACGGCATAACTCTACCTGATGGCGACAATGATCATGTATTAACGTCTTATGGTTCTACTTTAAATATTGGCGAATATGCTAAGCAGAGTGACCTAAGTAGTTAGCTTTCTTCTAAAGCTAATATGTCAGATCTTGCAGAACTCGAACAGAAGGTAACAGCTAATACTACAGCTCTTGAACACAAATAGCCAAAAGGTGATTATGTGATGTATAGTTCAAGAGATGATTATGGTTATTATTTTCATGAAAAATTTACATCAAGTGAGTCATTTGTTGTCGATGATTCCGATGGAAACGATGTGGAATACGGCATCAATGGAGTTGTGGCTAGTAAGTATCAAAATTGCTTAGCTACTTCAGATGGAGCGTTTAAGCCAATATCTGACTTTGCTTTGAAGACCGAACTCCCTACAAAGACTAGCTAGCTTACGAATAACTCTAATTTCATGGAAGCTAATGCTGTTTCTGATACATATTTTGCATTGGAAAAAGAATTAAAGATTTATTCTGAAGCTGCTAATAAAATAACGACTATAAGTCATAATGGTATCGAACTTGAAACAGATAAAACTACTATTAGGATGAATGCTCTTGGTTTTTTTGTAGTTAGTAGTAGTGATGGAACTAACCTTTGTTCGTTTACTTCTTCAGGAATAAGATTTGCAGGCAAATCAGCCAACAAAATACCTACCGCAAATAATAGTTTTATTGACATTAGTAACTATGCTACAGTGGATTTCGTAACTGCTGGATTATCAGCAAAGTAGAACAAAATCCCAGTAAATACTGTTGATGTTACTGACATAGAAACAGCTGATATCACAAAACTGAGAACTATTGTAACTAACCTTATAAGCGCACTTAGTTCAAGTGGTTTAATTAACGCTACAAGTGGTATTGAATAAAGCTAGGTCTTAATGAAAGCATGACGGGGTTCGCTACCCCGCCTAGCACAACAGATTCTACCACGCCTCTTTTTAAATGCGTACCAGGGTAGGACTTTTATCACCCCTAGATGGAATATACTAGGGCTTGCGTAGTAATACGCTTTTTAGATTAAACGGGACTAGGATTATTCTAGTCCTAGTTCCATATTGTTTTACTATAAAACTTGTTAATTATGGATACGATCGAGAAAGTTTATTGTACAGGACACGACAATAACGACGCTTTAGTAGCCGCTTTGGCTTCTAAGAATAACTGTGATCCAATGGCTATGGCAGCCATGATGAACTAGAATGATTACATGAACAACCCATTTGCTTACCTTATCTGGATGATCTTCGCTATGCGTATGTGGAACAACCAGGACGGTAACCAGGGCAATGCAATTCAGAGTCAGCTCGACGCAATGCGCACACAGATTTCTGATAATCAGAATAGCTCATTAGTAATGGATGCCATAAGAGGCAACGCTAATGCAATTACATAGTTAGCCTCTAGCCTGAATTGTGATTTCAACGCATTGAATAATGCTATTTGCTGCGTTAGATCAGGTATTCAGGAAGTAGCAGGTAATGTAAACTTCTCTGCAGAACGCGTTATTAACGCTATTAATCTCGGAGACGCTAACCTTACATCTGCATTGCAGAACTGCTGCTGCCAGACGCAATAGAACATTATCAAGATGGGCTACGAGAATCAACTTGGGCAGAAGGACATTGTTAACCAGATGCAGACAGGTTTTAGCTACACAAACACAGGTTTGGAGAGAGCTACAAGTAACCTTGGTTTCCAGATGAGTTAGATGGCTTGCGATCTTAAGACGAACGCAAATGCTAATACTCAGCGAATAGTAGATGTTTTGAACAATCATTGGCAGTCAGATTTACAGTAGAGATACAATGACGCTCGCCTTGAATTGTCACAGCAGAAGTAGAACGCTACTTTGATTGCTGCACTTAAGACAACTGCTACAGCTTAATAAGTTTAATTTATGTGAGGGCTCCTTCGGGAGCCTTTACATATAAAGATAAAGCTTATGGCATTTAAAGATGTAAAACAAAATTATTCAGTATATATACTGAATAAACAGGATATAACTATTACCGATGGCAAGGTTATATCGGTTGGATTTCCACACTTAGATTTAAGTACAAAGCCAGCAATGGGTTAGTCACAAATGGTTGTAGATATAACTATAGAAGCTAATTCAAAGACGGCTACATATTCAATTCCAGAGAACTTGTCTGTTACATATGCAGGAGATGTAGTATTGTCTACGGATAAGCAGGGTCTTATGGCTGAAGTAGAGCAGATGAAGAATACTGCTGAAAAGATACTTGAGTCAGTTCCAAAATAGAAGGAAGTAGTAGATAAGACGACTATATTGTTGTCTGAACTTAATCCTGTCTATAAGGAAAAGAAAGAGACTGAATAGAGATTCTCAAAGATAGAAGAATCTATAAGTAGAATGGAATCAACTGTTAATAACTTTATTAATTCTTTCAACAATGCAAAAGGTAATAGTAATACGGCACAGTGACGAAGATAACCAAAATTCTAAATACGTTGCAAATCTTTAGAAGAATAAAGATGGCAGCTATTCAGCTAGTGTTGGAGTTGTGAAGGAAGATGGGTACAATGACTATGTTAGTAAACATGGTTTACATTTTACAAAAGCTTTACAGGAATACGCTAGTAAATAGATGGTTAATTCGAATAATTAGGAACATACATGGACTTCTGAGTAGGTTCAAAATGTATGCGATGTACTTGGTCTTAAAATTCCAGATACTTCTACAATAGAAGATGTAACTTATACAGCGAACATGGCTTATGCTGATTTTTATCCAGAATTGCTTAATGAACACCAGTGCGTAAAATATGCAGCAGCTGTAGCCAATGATAAAGATGGCTATACAGGAATTCAGTTTTGCAGATGGATGGCAGATGTTGTAGGAAAGAAGGAACATATAGATTGGGATAAATTCAAATAATCTTTAACTGTGGCGTTTTAGACGTGGTCTTCGATGACACCACAGTACTATATTGTTAACAATTTAAACGAATTAATATGATTAATTTTTGCGTAGAACCAAAAAAGCCTTGTCATAAAAATCCAATTGGAGAATTAGATTTTAAGATAGACAAGTGTTATTCGTCAATATATTCTAGATTATGCAGTCATATAGATGATTCGGTTTCACATATATCTTAGGAGGAAAGAGATGAATGGAATGGAAAGGCTAGCAATTCTGCTTTACTAGATCTTTAGAATCAGTTAAATGAAGTAGCTGGAGATGGAGATAACTCTATAAAGAAAGAGATATTGATAGAAGTGTCTAGGCAGATAGCAGATGCTATTACTGATTTAAATATTGAAGATTATGCTAAAAAGAAATATGTTGATGACGCTATTAGTAATATCAACTTTGATTAGTATGTTACAAATACAAAAGCTGATTCTACGTATTTAAAAAAGGATGATTATACAAAATTTGATCCAACAAGCTATTATACTAAAGCCGAGGTATAGAAGATAATTAAAGACTCTACTATAGGGAAAGATTACCCTATACAGAGCTTTACAATAGAAGGCAACTAGCTTCTTCTCACATAGAAGAATGGTGGATAGTTTAGGGTTAACCTATCTGGAATTGGATCTGGTGTTGGAGTAGATACAGATTATGTATAGGAACAGCTTTCTAATTATATTAAAAAGAACACATTATCAAAATTAGTAATAAATGATTAGACGTACTCTCTTGAAAGTGGACGTGATATAAAAATTCCTACTAGCGGTACTGGTTCTAGTATAGATGCTACAAAATATGGATATAGTAAATCTTATTTCAAAAAACATTCAAGCAGTTCTGTAGCACCAAGTAAACCTAGTGCAAATAGACCACCTGAAGATGGTTCTGGGTGGGTTGAAGATGCCCCAAATTAGAGCGCTGGATATTATATATGGATGACATAGGTATTTATAAATGGTAATGGACAGTATGGAGAATACACGAATCCAATATGTCTAACAGGAACTGCCGGAGAAAGCGCTGTATCATACGATATTAAAACGTCTACGAGCACCATTAATTACCAAGATGGAACAATGTATCCAAAGACTATTAGCGTATATGTTGCAAAGAGCAATGGCTCATAGATTATAAATATTACGCCATCAAATAGTTCTGGTTGGTCGTTCTCATACAGTACTAATGGAGGAGATGCATGGACTACAATATCATCTGACCAGATTCAAACAGAGGGCGATAACGGAATGTTGTTTAAAGCAACAAATGGAACAATAATATTAAGCGAGTATGTTCCAATCGTTAAATCTGGTATAAATGGATCAACTTATTCATTGTAGCTTTCAAACATATCATTATCATACGTTCCAGCAGATTAGAATTACAACTTATAGATGAGCTGTAATGTTAATTTGTATAAAAATGAAAATGCTATAGATAGTACTGATGCAAATCTATACAATCTATATATGTAGCTAAACTCAAACGATAGAACAACTTTGCAGTATAATGCAGATCATTGGGATGCTACGGTAAATACAACTGTACAGTCTAAGTCTAGTACTATTACTATATACGCATATAATACAAACGGCGCTTATCTTACATCAATGACTATTCCAGTATCAGCTTCTGGAGATACATCTATCGGACAAACGTTCAAAGGTTCTCCTTTAAGAATCACTGGCGAATGGCAGAGCGGAACAAAATACTATGACGGAAAGAGAAGTGCAGAAAGCGGCATATTCTATCAGGATGTTGTACTTTATAAAGGTATATATTATGCTTGTGTAAATACAGATTCTGGAGAAGCCGACTATTGGAATACACCGCCAATCACTGCTACATATTGGTCAGCATTCTCATTATCTCCTAATGTTGTAGCAAATCTTGTTATTGCTAATGATGCGTTTATAAAAGAGATTTCATCTAACGAGCTTGTTATTTTTGACGATTAGAAGATCGTTGCTGGTATGACATCTAGCAAAGCCGTAGACGAATCATCACCATTAAATGGTAAAGTTACAACTGAAGGAAAGGGCGATGTTCGTATATGGGCTGGTGAAATATCTAATGCGAATTTAGCAACTGCTCCATTTACCGTCACAAGTGCTGGTGTTTTGAAAGCTGGCGACGCAACGCTTGAAAATGTTATTTTAAAAAAGGCCAATTTAACAGATGCTACGTTTGTTAATCCTTACGGAGAAACTTGTATAACAACAAAAGAACAAACTGTTTATACAGATATTTCTACTAGTATAAAAGCAATATCTTCAGGAGTATTTATAAATGATACAACCGGTAAAAACATGGCGCAACTCTATTATTTGTCAGAAAATTACTCTGATTCAAAACCTTAGGCTGGATTAAGATTAGCAACAGGTGATAATACTAAGTTTTTTTCCAATGTTAGAGATAATGACGCTTAGTTGTATATCGGTAGCGGTGTTGGTAGCGACATTGGTATCAGCTCTAAGATTTTATCATATTTTTCAACATATGCAGTTAATGGCAATTTGCTTGTTGATTTTATTTCTAATTCTATTTGTAAAATACGTGTAAAAGGACTTCGTTCATACGCTTTTATAGAAGATGCGTATTCTGATAGCGCTCTATAGAAAAATGAAATGTTTTTGATTAGTAATACAGTAGAAGACAGACAAGGCAATGCACATACAGATTATACTGTTCATATCAAAGGTGCAAAAAATTAAAATGAAAATAATTAGACAAAATATACTTCCTCCAAAAGGTTTTTTAGCAATTAATCTGTTCGGTTATCTATTTTGTAAACCAAATGCTAAGATAACCGATATTACGATTAACCATGAATAGATACATACAGAACAGATGAAAGAAATGCTGTACATACCGTTCTATTTATGGTATGGAGTTGAATGGCTTATTAAACTTCTCTGTAAAGGAAACGCATACAGAAACCTTTCATTTGAGAGAGAAGCTTACGATAACTAGTATAATCCAGATTACATAAAAACAAGAAAACATTATAGTTGGCTTAAAAGACTATTTGAGTAATGTTTGACATCATATAGAACAAGATACAATTAAGCACAGAAGATTTAGCTATACCACCATTTAAAGACTTCTATAATAATGCTAAAGATAAGCAAGATGCATTAAAGAAGATCGAATTCATAGTGTGGAGATATAAATGGAATAGCCCATATGAGGCATATCCAGAAAAAGAACGCACATGGAGAGTGGCTGAGGCTGTGTTTAAGGATAAGAATTACAAACCTGATGATGCTGTAAAAGAATTAGCAAAAAAGTTTCAGGAGTTGCAAGAGACTCCTGCTACTCGCTTGCTTAAATCTTCTAAGAGCGCAGCAGAGGGCATTATGAACACGATGGATAGCTATGCTGAAGAAGAGCTTGATATAGATACAGCTAAGAAACTTTCAGCTATATTGAAAGATGTTAGCGGAATAATCAAGTCATTAGACATGGCTATGAAGTAGGCAAAAGCAGAACAAGCAGAAGCTGGTAGAGTCAAAGGTGGTGGCACTATTGGCATGTACGAATAATTATGATAGACTTTAATTAGAAGCTCCATAATACCGATAAGTTCAGATAGGCAGCCATCTTCTTTGAAAAGCATGGATGCTATACGCTAGCTCCAGTCGGTACTACTGATTACAATAAATATTGGGAGCAAGAAACGGATAGGTGCAAAAATGGTTATATAGCTCCAGACGGAGAAGGTATAACTGGATACAACTACTTCTATTTGAACTATAGTCCAATTTTTAAGCTTGTAGAAACAGAATACACAGATAGAAATGGTGATTTAAGAAAACGAAGAGAACGTATATTACAATTCCCTAGCTTTTGGGATTACGACTATTATTATTTTTGTGCAATAGAAGAAGCTGAATAGCAAGGTAAGCATATGGCTGTTTTGAAATCAAGACAAAGAGGGTATAGCTTCAAAGGTGCGTCAATGCTCGTACGAAATTATATGCTTATTCCTGGTTCTAAGAACTTTGCTGTAGCTTCAGAACAGAAGTTCCTTATTGGTGATGGTTTGCTTACTAAGGCATGGCAGATAATGGACTTTCTTGATCAGCATACAGCGTGGGCGAAACAAAGGCTTGTGTCAACCCGTATGGAAAGAGTATCTGGTTATAAGGTTACCGATGAGTTTGGTAAACAGACAGAACGGGGATATCTTTCTAGTATAGTAGGCATTACTCTTAAGAATGATCCTGAACGTATACGTGGTACTCGTGGTAAACTTGTACTATGGGAAGAGGGTGGTAAATTTCCAGACCTTCTTGATGCGTGGCGTATTGAATAGCCATCTGTAGAAACTGATGATGGAGTGGCATTTGGATTAATGATAGCATTTGGAACTGGTGGTACTATTGGAGCGAGTTTCGATGGTCTAAAAGAATTATTCTATAAGCCGAATGCAAATAACGTACTAGCATTTCCTAATATATGGGACGACGGTAGAGAGAATACTGAATGCGGATTCTTTGTTCCAGCTTATTCAAACCTAGAGTCATTTGATGATGATGGTAACCAGGTTTACATGGACAAGGATGGTAACAGCTATAAAGAGAAGGCTATATAGAACCTTATAGATCAGAGAAATAAAATAAAGGACGGTGGTGCTAGTTAGCAATCTATAGACCGTTTTATATCAGAGCGTCCTATAAAGCCAGCAGAGGCTGTATTGGAGCTCGGTAAGAATATATTCCCTAGAAAGTTATTGATGGACCAATTGACCAGAATAAGGACTAACAAGAAGCTTTAGAGTATGAAGCATATAGTTGATCTGGAATGGGATGGAAATGGTCAAGTAAAGGCTACAGAAAAGCCTAGTGGGGATATAACCAACTATCCTCTTAAGAAAGGCGACAAGCCTCATGGATCTGTAGTTATATGGGAATACCCAGTAAAGGATCCTCCGCTTGGATTATATATAGGAGGATGCGACCCTTATGATCATGATGATAGCTTTACAAACTCTCTTGGTTCTACATTTATATTTAAACGTGTAAGAGCTGGAGAAGCATGGACCGATGTAATAGTAGCAGAGTATTCTGGAAGACCGGATACAGCAGAAGAGTATTACGAGAACGTGCGTAAGCTACTTACATTTTATAACGCTAGATTATTATTTGAGAATGAAAGAAAAGGAATCTACCCTTACTTTACGAATAAACACTGCGATTACCTCTTGGCTGATTAGCCAGATAAAATCATATCTGAAGTCTTTAAGGACAGCAAAGTGCAAAGAAGAAAAGGATGCCACATGACCAAATAGATTAGGGCGTATGGCGAAGGATTAATATTAGAGTGGCTATTAGATGAGTTTGAAGAAGGTCACCCTAATGTAGAAAGAGTATACAGCGAACCTCTAATAGAAGAGCTTATAGAGAACGATGGTGTACGAAATGTAGACCGTGTGATAGCTTTATGTATGGTAATGATATACAGAGAGGAGCTCTATTAGGTAAAGGTGTCGTCTGCAAAAGAACAAAACAAATAGGTTGAACTCTTCGAGATGCCGTTATTTAGCAAACAATGGTTTGAAGAAGATAGCAGCACAAGTGAAGACGGTATGCCGATATTCACATTTTAATACATGGAAGATAACTTATACAATTCAGCTTTCCCCAGACAAAAGCTCCCTCTTTCAAAGAAAGGAAAGAAGTGGTAGGAGGATTGCGTTAACTATATTATAGGTGAAGGTAACGTAACATCTGGAGGAAATAGTACATCATATTACGGAGAGCTGTAGACCTATTATAATTTATATAACAGCATCTTCGACGAGAAGGATTTTAAATCAATTACAAACCCATTCAAGGTCGAGGATGGTTTTCCTGCTACTCCTCACGACTTTAATATTATAAGACCTAAAGTAGACTTACTTATAGGTGAGGAGACAAAGAGGCCTCTTAACTTCAGAGTTATCAGAACTTCATAGGAGGCTACATCTGAAATGCAGGAGAAAGAGAAATAGATGATTCTACAATATATAGAAGCAGCTATCACAGCTAGAATGAGCCCAGAGGAAGCTCAATAGTTCCAGTAGTAGCTACAGTCTGGAGAGATTATGCCACCAGAGTAGATAGCTAAGTATATGGATAAGGACTATAAAGATATTGTAGAGAATACTGCATATCATTCTCTTACCTATCTGAGAGAGAAGCTTGATCTTGACAACGAGTTTATCAAAGGCTGGAAGGATGGATTGATCTCAGGTAGAGAAATTTATTATGTTGGCGTACTTAATGCAGAGCCATATGCGGAGAGAGTTAATCCTATATGTTTCTCTTACGATAAAAGCCCAGACCTTGAGTTTATTGAGGATGGATCATGGTGTTGCAGAAAGATGCGTATGCCTATAACCGAAGTATACGATAGATATTACGACAAGCTTGAAGAGAAGGATCTTGATAAGCTTGAAGAAATGATTGGTTCTACTCCTGGTAGAAACCTTGGAGATAGAAGCCCTGTTGATATGGGCATACAGTTACGTATATACGATAACCCTATATTCGAGGGAGCTGGTAAATCTCTTGTAAATGTATGGCATTGTTGCTGGAAATCTTTCAAGAAGATCTTCTATGTAACTACTACAGATGATGCAGGACAGCCTCAGATCAATATAGTCGATGAAACATATCAGCCTGTTGGTAATGAGGTTAGTATTGAACCAGATTGGATTATAGAGGTATGGGAAGGATACAGAGCTGGTAGTGACTTATACTTTGGTATACAGCCTATTGAATATCAGCACGTAAGTATCGATAACCCTAATAGCCAGAAGCTTCCTTATTGTGGTGCTATTTATAGTAATACGAATAGTAAGCCTAGATCATTGGTTAGTATTCTTAAGCCATTACAGTATATGTATATTGTACTATGGTACAGACTTGAGTTAGCTATCGCTAGAGATAAAGGTAAGGTTGTAAACATGGATATTACATAGATTCCTAAGTCTATGAATATTAGCCCAGCTAAATGGATGCATTACTTGTCTAGTGTTGGCGTTAACTTCATTAACCCATACGAAGAAGGCTGGAATATCCCAGGAAGAGAGGGTGGTAAGCCTGCTCAGTTCAATCAGATAACAGCATTGGATCTTACAATGTCTAATGTTATAGCTGAATACATACAGCTGATGGATAAGATAGAAGAGTTGGCCGGTACAATATCTGGTATCACATAGCAGCGTGAAGGAGCAGTAAGCTCATCAGAGATGGTAGGTAATGTAGAAAGATCTGTTGTACAGAGCTCGCATATTACTGAGCCGTTGTTCTGGGTTCACAACCAGTGTAAGCGAAGAGTACTTAATATGCTTCTTAATACAGCTAAGGGTGCTTGGGAAGAGACTGGTAAACAGAAGCTCCAGTACATCTTTGATAACGGAGAAAGAGCATTCCTTGATATTACTCCTAAGTTCTATTATGAGGACATGGATGTATTTGTAAGCGATACATCTAAGGATCTTGAGAACATACAGAAGCTTCAGTAGCTTATACAGCCGGCTATGCAGAATGGTGCTAGCTTGCTTGAAGCAGCAGAGATCCTTACAAACGATAACTTCAATATCATCAAGCAGAAGCTTAAGGATATGCAGACTAGACAGGAGTAGGTACAGCAACAGCAGCAAGAAGCAGAAGCTTAGCAGCAACAGCAGTTATAGCAGATGCAGAACGAATCTAAACAGCAAGAGCTTATGTTACAGGAAGCTCAGATGGATCTTCAGAGATATCAGATTGATCAAGATAATCAGACTAAGATAGCTGTGGCACAGATCAATGCTTATCGTGGAACTGAAGATATGGATCAAAACGATAACGGAATACCTGACGTTGCAGAACTTGGCAAGCAGGCTCTTGAGCAGTAGAAGATTAATCAAGAGGCTTATAATAAGCGTTATGAAGCTAAGTAGAAGCGTGAGATAGAGGATCAGAAGATCTAGCTTGAGAAGGATAAGATGAAGCATGAGACAGAGCTGCAGAAGGCTAAGGATGATGCTGCTTATGAACGCGAGAAACTTAAGGCTCGCACGGCCCTTAAGAACAAAACGGTTGGCGAGAAGTAATGAAGTTTGACAATAAGACATTTTAGCAGAAGTATGAAGCGTGGAAGAATGGTGCTGATTACTGGAAGGATATTAGAGGAATCAACTTGGGTGGAGACACCCAGGCTGAGGAACCTAGTCCAGAAGAGCAGTAGCAGATGAACTAGAACGTATAGGCTATACTTAATGCTTACAATGAAGGAAAGGATGAAAATATAGCTGAAGACATTATTGAGCCATTACCTTTTGATACTCCATTAAATGAAGAGCATCCTATACTTCATAAATATAAAGGTGGAAAAGATGATTCTATTAATACTTTTGTTAACAGAATGGGTCCTCTTGTAGGACAATAGCTAAACAGATATGGCTACGGTGATGCTGCATATTATAATGTGATGCGTCAGCTTGCATACGAATCTAATTATGGTAGATCTAGAGTTGCTAGAAGACAGCATAATTACGGTGGAGTAGGTTGGAATGGTAAGACTTATACCACATACAAGAGTGATGCAGATTTCGTTAAAGACTACGTAAGACTTATGCATACTAGGTATGGAGCTGCACTTAGAGCTAAATCTACACAGGATTACGCAAGAGCACTTAAGAAGAAAGGTTATTACGAAGATTCTCTTTAGAATTACTCAAGAAACCTCAATAGCATGAATAGTCTTGTTAGAGCAGCTCGCAATCATAGGAATGCTCATAAGGATGCTTATAACTATAATGTATAGTTAAACGACCTTGAGCAGGATTATGAAGATGCTAAGAATGCTAGTCCTATAATTATTAATTCACCATCTACAAGATAGCCTAGTACTATTAGGGCTGATATTCCTACAACTCTACTTGGTCCGACTTAGGAAGAGATAAAAGCTCAGCAACAGCGTGATCTTAATAAGTACAAATAGTAGCTGTATGATAATATAACATAGCCTTCACTTCCGAATATACTAAACCTACTTCCATCTAATAACTTTGGTAAAGACTCTTATGGCTAGAAGTTCTGGTGGAGAAAAGGCAATAATCTTAAACTTATGTAATTATGGCACAGATGGAAAGTCCAAAGCGAAAGATGCAGAAGAAGAATGACTATCAGCGTCATAAGCTCTTTCGTAAGATTAAACGTAGAAGAAAAGCATAGGCTGAAGCAGAATAGCATATGGCTGAAAAATAGCTTAGAAAGAAACTTAAGATTCCTAAGTTTGGAAGTGGCAAAGATATTAATATAAAGAAATCTAAGCGTGGTACATTTACTAAAGCAGCTAAATAGCATGGTATGAGTGTTCAAAGCTTTGCTAATAAGGTTTTGAAAAATCCAAGCAAGTATAGTGCAGCTATGAGGAAGAAGGCAAACTTTGCGCATAATGCAGCAGGCTGGAAACATTAAACATTACACGGGTTCGACTCCCGTGTAGCGTACAACAATTAAAAATATTAACTTAGTTATAATTTAAATTATGGCAAGAAAGAAGAAAAATCCATTAGGTGATTTTGAAGACGCTTTGAGCTCTCTCGGGTTCGGTGGCCAGGAAGGTGGCGACAGCGTTACAGACATCGATAACCAGGATGTGGTTAATCAGGTGTTAGATGATCCTAATGATGATATTGACAATTTAGACAATCCAGATGACGATAAGTCTTCTGAGGATAATAAAGATGATAAGAATGTAACTGGTGATCCTAATGCTCATGATGATAACACAGAGGTCCCAGATAATATTTTAAATAATAATACGTCCGACACAACTATAGTTGACAACGAATAGGATAACGACAATGATGATAATGATCAGCAGACTGACACTGACGTCGTAGATCCTGGAGAAGCAGAATAGATTGGCGCTTTCTTTGACGCATTCGCTGAAGCTAATGGTTGGAGTGTTGATGCAGAAGAGAAGCCTAAGTCAGTCGAGGATCTCGTAGAGTACATCAAAGATGTCGTAGATGAGAATTCAACCCCACAGTACGCCGATGATCGTATTGCTAGACTTGATCAGTACGTAAAGAATGGTGGTAAATTTGAAGACTTCTATCAGACACAGCAGAAATCTATGTCTTATGATAACATAGATTTGGAGGACGAATCTAATCAGAAAGCAGCTGTTCGTGAGTTCTATAAATTACAGGGTATGAACGACGAGCAGATTAGTCGCAAGATTGAGCGCTATGAAGATGCTGACATGCTGGAAGATGAAGCAGCTGATGCTGTAAATTATCTTAAGGCGTACGAGCAGCAACAGCAAGAGTATATGGCTCAGCAACAGGAAGCTCAAAGACAGGAACAGGAGCAGAAGGCTGCACAGTTCATGGACGACCTTACATCTAGTATTAATGGTCTTACTAATATTAGAGGTATCAATATCCCAAAGGAGGATAGAAAAGCGTTGTTCGATTATATTACAAGAACTGATGCAGACGGTTTAACAGAGTATCAGAAGGCTTTTAATAATAACCTTGTTAACAATTTGATAGAATCAGCCTACTTCACAATGAAGGGTGATGCTCTACTGGGCGAAGCACAGCGCAATGGTCAGACATCTGCTGCGAGTAAACTTAGACAAATGCTCAAACATCAAACAAAGAATCATACATCATACAACGTTGGGCATGAAAAACAACCTCAGGCATGGGATCTCGCGTCAAAATACCTATGATGAGACAATTAACATATTATGAATAATTCAAGTTCTTTATTAAATAATCTTCAGCTCTACCGTGGTAAGCGTTTTGCTGACTTGGTAGACGAAAACATGATTGCTAACGCAATGCTTACAAAGCCTCATGAAGTAGCAGGCTTGTTGTCATTGGTTTTTGGTACAAAGGATGATGGTATTTCAACTACCATCGACTTGCTTACTGGTGGTCTTGGTTCAACCATGACTATCGAAAACAGAGAATATGAGTGGTCTGTAATGATTGATGCTGATCACGCTGTTAATATCCGCTACGCTAAGTGGAATGGTAAGGAGATTACTCCTAAGTCAATTACAGAAGGTTTGACTCCAGGTATCAATAATACTCCTATTTATCTTGGTCTTGAAGAGAAGTGGTTCGGTCCAGGTGCAATTCTTGCATTTGACAACGTAAACTTCCAGGTACGTGTAAACGGTACTCCATATCAGGATGGTAGCACATGGGTATATGAGTGCTATGTAGCAGAAGGCTTCCAGGGTTCTTATATTCCTTGTGAGTATTTGCTCCCAGGTCGTCAGGTAGACCGTATCGGTTCTGCATACGAGGAGTACAGTGATGAGGCAGATATCATCAACTATCAGACTCCATTTAAGATGCGTAATAGCTTGATGACTATGCGTCTTACTTACGATATCACCGGTGATGCTTACTCTACAGTATTGGCTATCGCTTTGACTGATCCTGAGACAGGTAAGAAGTCTTATTTGTGGTCTGACTATCAGTATTGGAAGGCTCTTCGTGAGTGGAAGAAGAGAGAGGAGAAGCAGTTGCTGTTCGCTCACTCTAACCGTAACGCAGATGGTACCTATAATTTGAAGGGTACTAATGGTCGTTTCGTTCCAATCTCTGCAGGTTTGTTCGAGCAGATTGCTCCAGCTAACGTACGTTATTACACAAAGCTGACTACAGAGTTGTTCGAGGATTACTTGTTCGATCTCTGCTACAACATTATCGGTACTAACGAGCGTAAGTTCGTTGCTTTGACCGGTGAGATGGGTATACGTGAGTTCGACCGTATCTTGAAGGAGAAGGCAGCTAGCTTCAATATGATTGACACACACTTCATTACAGGTTCTGGTCAGGATCTGAAGTTTGGTGGTCAGTTCACAACTTACACTATGACTAATGGTATTGAGTTGACAGTTAAGCGTTGTGCTATGTTTGATAACATGGAAATGTTCCGTCAGCTTCACCCATTGACAGGTAAACCATTGATGTCTTATACATTCTTGTTCGTTGACCTTGGTCGTCGTGATGGTCAGGCTAACATTGTTAAGGTATGTCGTAAGGGTCGTGAGTTCGTACAGTGGTGCACTGGTGGTTCTGTATTGCCAAATGGCTATGCAAACAACATCAACACTATGCGTTCTAACAGCCGTGATGGTTACCAGGTACACTTCCTTGGTGAAGAGGGTATCATGTTGAGAAATCCATTGTCATGTGGTATCTTGTATTGTGATGCTGAAGACCAGGAGACTATTGCAGTCGAGAATAGAGCAGCAGAGCTCGCGTAATTAATAAAATAATATACAATGTTCAACCCCACCCAAAATCGGGTGGGAGCTTGGCATTGCAACAACTAATTGAAAAATTATGGTAGTTGAATTAAAGATCAGAAAGAAAAATCCCTGGGCTGGATTGTTGAAGTATAAACATTGTTTTGATTATATTGCACCTTACTTTACCAGATCTGGGTCGATATACACAGGTTTAACACCTGAGGACGAAAAGAAATTTGAAAAGGAGCTTGGCTATCCAGAAGGCCATCTCGCTAAAAATTCTCCATTCTGGAATACATTCTGTGTTAAGGTTGGTTCTAAGAGTACAATTCTCGATGACTCATTCCCACGACAGGCTATGATCATTAAGTTCCTTGAAGGGCATAAGAGAGTAGCTACATCACTTGATAAACTCAATGCTGGTAAGGATTATCTGCTTATTAATAGACAGGCTGAAGCTATTGAGAAGAATAAGATTAACAAGCTTCGTAGAGATGCTATTATTGCTTTTGGCAAGCTTTCTCTTGAAGAGATGCGTAAGTGTCTTAGACTGTTCGGCGTTAGTGCTGATACAATGTCTAATGAGCTTGTAGAATCTACATTGTTCTCATTGGTTGACAAGCAGCCACAGAACTTCTTTACAAAGTGGGTTAATAACAAGACAAAGGAAACAGAGTTCTTGATCGAGAGTGCTATTGCCAAAGGTATTATCCGTAAGGATAGAACACAGTATTACTATGGTTCTGAGATGCTTGCAGACTCATTGTAGGATTGTATTGCATACTTGGACGCAAAGAAGAATCAAGACTTAAAGATCTCGATTATTAATCAGGTCGAAAATAAATAATTAAACTAACGACGTATGACGCATAGTGATATTTATACTAAGTTTATGATTGAATATGACAAGGCAAATATAACTTCGTCATATCCGTCGCTAACTAAATATGAAGTTGCAACAATACTCGACAAAGCCTACTTAGCTCTTATAGCTCAAAAATATACAGGGAACAACCCAAGAAAGTCAGCGTTTGAGTCAGATATGAAAGCAACTGAAGATTTGTAGCCATTGATTAATAAATTAACCGCAATTGGTAGTTTATCTGGCGATAACAGCTATACATTTGCTACGCACACTTTAGACAATCTCATACTATACATAATTGATGGACAGATTAAAATCAATGAAAGTATTTCTTCTCATGATAATAAGAATCATCAATATGAAAATATAGTATTCGTGTCGCATGATGTTGCTAAAAAATTCAAGGTCACAAAAACAAATCTACCTTGGATTGAATAGCCGGTAGGATGTATAGAGGATAATAACGTTGTAATATACGTAGATCCAATGGATATACAATATAATGGAGCTTAGTCAACAGCTGAGTTTACATATATTAAACGTCCTGCAAAATTTGCCGTCGGACAAGGACTATCAGTAAATGACTATGATTTCGGATAGACTAAATTTGAGTTATCTGATAGCATGGCGGAAGAATTAATTAATTTGGCAATCATTATGTCTACCGAGATTGTAGAATCTAGTAGACTTACTACTAAAGCTAATACTAGACCACTTGAATCATGACAAGAGAAGAAACAAGAAAACTTGGTATTGAGTTCGAACGCAGACTAATCGAAGTATATCCTTAGTTTGCGACAGAGTAGAAACTTAGCACCGATACAATATATTCATTCTTAAGCGAGTTCTAGACACAGTACGTAAAAGTATTGTATTCTAACGAAGACGATTTTCAACGTGGCACTAGACGAGCTAAAAGAATAAGCGATGTCAGTAGATCTTTAATTAGGCGAGTTAATATAAAAACATCAAATGATGAAGGATTATATAAGCTGCCAGAAGATTACGCAATGTACGTAAGATCTGAAAGCATCGTTACAAAAAATTATAAAAGTGATAAGACTTTAGAAGATGGTGTAATTACACCAAATATACTTATTAAGCAAGAAGATGTAGATAATGTAATCAATGCATACTACAACTACAATGGTATTATAAAAAACCCATTAGTTATATTTGAAAGTACTAATTATACAAGTAATTAGTTTAAGGTTATATCTGATTCATATACATAGATAGAGAGTGTAGATCTTACATACTATTGCCAGCCTAATGCATTCAATGTATTAAAGTTTGATGATAACGACCAGTCTGCTGGAGCTGTACATAGTTATTGTTCACTTCCGTATTCATGTTTCGAAGAGCTCGTATCAGGTGCTGTAGACATGTATTTGACTCAGTATAAACTAAAGCTTGCTTAGGGTAATTCTAAATAGAAATCACAACCAAAATAGTAGGAGGCTGAGTAATGAGGAATATAGATATTTTAGTGGGGCTAGAAAGAGAGATAAATAAATTTGATAGCCAGCTAGACAAACCATCTACTGACGAATCTTTATTCTGGCTCAATTAGGCTGTTTGTAAGTTCATTAAGCTTAGATTTAATAGCGATCTTATCCATGGAACTTCGTATGAACAAAATGAAAAGCGTAGAGAAGATCTTATTAAGCTATATGAATAGAAAGTTTATGAACCACAAAATATGACTGTAGACGAAAGTCAACCGTCATATACATCTTACACAATAGTCTATCCAGAAGACTTCATGTTCTCACTCAATGAGAACGTCGTAATAAGCGATCTTGATGGAGAGAATAAAATCAATACATGCATGTTCGAATGCACGTAGGATAGTTTTATGTATAGAGTTAATAACAGCCTTACAGATTTCCATTACAGATTTCATAGAGCTAGACCTCTACGTGTAAGAAACTCTAATGGATGTATGTTGCTTACAGATAAGCAATATAAGATTAGTAAATATTCTTTAGGTTATCTCAGAAAGCCTACAGAAATAACACTCGATAATCCTTATGATGAATATGAGGATTTCGAGGATATTATTATGCCCGAGATTATAAAGATTGCTGCTCAAATGTATTTAGAAAATAAGAAAGACGAGCGCTATAAAACTATAACTCAAGAGGTAAATACACAAGAATAATAATTTTAACGTGGAAAGCCCAGCTAGTTAGGTCTAGCATTAGCATTATAGGGTGAGTAGAAAAAATTAATTTTAATATGATTACATATGTAAATACAGTCCTTGTTTCTAACAAGAACGGTGAAACACTTGCTACAGCTAAAGATTTGGCTGGCAAGGAAACAAAAGCAGAACTTAAGCCATTGGTTGGTAAGTTTGTATTCATGAACTGTGACCCATCTGCACAGGATGGTACAGCTATCACAGATGTTTATTCTTATGACGAGAATGCAGATCGTTTCAAGATTGGCGTTATTACATCTGATAGTTTTCAGAAGGTTGGTAAGGACGGCACCGTTAAGTTTGTCCCAGTTATCAAGTGGTCTAATATCATCAATGTTGCAGACATTAAGTCCGTAACAAAGCTCGACTATAAGGACGATGCTGAAGATCAGGTTACAATAGACTTTACAAACGTACCAGCAGAAACACTTAAGGTTCTTGCACAGGGTGGTTGTCCTGTTGTACTCCGTCTTACATTTAAAGATATGCCAATGCGTTATCGTAAGTGGACAGAGTCTTATAGCTACGTTACAGAAGTTGGTGACGGTGTTGAGCAGATTATCGCTGGTCTCATAAAGGATATTATTCGTGCTCCAAAGCGTCAGAGAGTATATGCTAAAGCTGATGAGAAGAAGCTTATTCTTACAGCAATGAAGTATGATGACGATGAGTCTAATAGAACAGAAAATGTATACATGAAGGGTCGCTTTGATGCAAATATGTATTGGATGAATCCAGCTGCTCCAGGTTGGGCGTCTAACAACAAGTATGACCTTGGTGCAGCTTTCTCAAAGAAGGAAGGTACAACATACCCTGCTTCAGCTAAGCTTGTTCGTGATCGTGAGCGCGCATCATTTGATTATCAGGGTGTTTTACATCGTAGCTGCTGGTACGATCCTCAGCCAGCTATGGTAACAAATATCGATAACAAGTACGATGGTATTACAATCGAGTTTGAGAACCAGTATAGAACAGCTGATGATTTGTGGCGCAGAACAAAGCAGACTGTTGAGATTTACGCATCTAACAATGGTGAAAAATTTACAACTGGTGCTGTAGAGATTGCTGGTGGACTTGTAGAGAAGCTTCAGAATATGATCCAGACTCGTCAGAATATAGCAAATCCTATTAGTAATGCAACCGCATACGACGAAACAAAATTTTAATATTTAGCCGGGGTGGGGTAATAAGCCCTATCTCGGCTTTTTGTTTTTAAATACATATCAATATGCAAAAGATCAGAATTGGAAATGATATTAGATTAAACATATCACTTGTTGATAAAACCGAATATAGCGCATCTAATATCAAAAATATAAAATGTTATCTGGTTAACAAAACATTAACCGAGAGCATGAATAAAAAATGCTGCAATAGTTAGTATTTGCTAAATTGGTGTGGATGTCCTACGTATCACGTATTGCCTCATTGTAGAAATAAATTCTACTACAATGGAAGAGATTTCGATTGTAAGTGCGAAATGGATAAATATAGACCTTTGGACAAAACAAAATATCTCATGGAGTCTGAGTTAGACGCAAATAACAATGTTATAAATGCGTACTTCCCATCAAAAGATTAGATATGCGGAGTGTATCAATTAGTCGTTGTTGTGGAGACCTTTGTTCCTGGTTGGGGAAAAAGATAGCTTAAAACTAACACAATAGACTACGGCGAGATATTTGAAATAGTTGATAAAGGTGTAGAGCAGACTGGTGGTATAACAATAACAACAGGAGTTGATCCTTTGATTAATTCTGGATTTATTGGATATTTGGCAGTAAGACCATTTGCCGAAGATGAAGAAAGCGATAGCGAAAAGGGCTTTGATAGATCTGACGATGGATACGAAAATCCGTCCCAGGAAACGTATGATAAAGTAGGAATACAGAATGTAGATCCTAATCTACTTCTCGAAGTTCATGATTTATCAAGATTTTCAACTATAGTAAATTATGTAGATGGTCAATATTTGTGGGTAATGTCAAAAAAGCCTATTAAAAACCTTATTGACGGAAGTATGAATAATATACCATTTACTACTGTTTAGTACAATGCTGAAACAGGATATTATTATTATGCAGGTTCTAACCCAGTACTTAAAAATACTATGTCTGGAGGAGTTTCTGTAAAGGCAATATTCTAAAATGACTAATTATGGCAGATATTAAAAACTCGTATATAAGACCAAAGAAAGAGGACACAATCGTATACGGAAGGATTGTTAGTGCGTCTACAGAAGGCGTTGTGGCAGATGCTGGACAAATATACGACGAATAGCTCAAGGTTGGTCAGCACGAATTAAATGAGCGAATTATAAAGAGCGGCATTGGATCATTTGCCGGAATACCTACATATACAAAAGATATCATAGATGGCGTAGACCCTAGTGACATCCCTGATAAATACATACTTATAGCTGATAAAGAAAGTGACCTAAAAGTAAAACCTTCTAGAGAGGTTGAGGTAAATGGTACATATGTCGACATTTTGTTTTCTGCCATAAGAGCTTTATAGAGCGAAGTGGCAAAAATAAGGAATACGTTTAGATACGGACTCAATTCGTATACAGATGAAAATACATTAATGTCATCTGTTGTAGATGGTATTTCTGATCCAGACGATGAGCCACTGTGGGCGGTTGATAAAGAAGATTTATCATCCGTCACACGTCTTACAATAGGTTAGGGTTGTGAACTTACGCCAGAATCAAACTTAGGCTATGACGAAGAAGGTATAGTAAAGGTTACCGGGGAAGCTACATGGAATGATGATTAGACTGTAAAATAGGTTACGGATCCTAAGATTTTTATGTATTTCACTGTAACTAATCCGGATGTAACCATACATTTAACAAATGGAGAAAACCAGACTCGCTTTAATATAAATTCAATAGAGCTACCAAAAGCTGATGCATACAATATAATGGTTTGTATTAGTAGAATGGTAGAAGATGCTGGTAATAGGTATGTATACATTAGTATCGGTGATGCTATTCGCGACAAGGTATATAAATAGGGTTATTATTATGATGGTAAGCTAAATAACATACGAAACGATATTGGGTATTCTTATTATCCAGACTGGGTTACGTTCAAAGATACAAACGTTTCCATGTTTGATATATGCTCTAAGTTCTAGGACTTTTCTAATCAGGTTATTCCTAGCGCACCATCTGAGTAGGATTACAAATATAAAGTATCACACATAACAATTCGTTCCGTAAAATCAGAAGATGTACTTTAGAAGATAAAGAATCAAATTCAGAATAATGAATTAACCTTTGTTGAAAGTACAAAGAATTTATGGATTAAAAATAATGATAAACTAGTTAAAATTGCTGCTGGTGGCGGTACAACACCAGATGACGGTATGACAGAAAGTGAAGTATTAGATTTGCTTAAGAAGCAAGGTATTATTCGTGAGGATGGTGAAAACCTACGAATAACAGACCTTTCAGATATTACATTTATTCACCAAGACACTGGCAAGAAGTACAAGTTCTTTATCAATGAGTCTGGAGATCTTATTAATCAAGAAATTCCTAATGACGAAGATCTGCTTTCTAATAGAGTAATCGCTAGTGGCGTTGATCTGGATAGCTGGAGTGCTAGAGGGTTTATCGGCAGACTTAGATTGGCCGAATATAATAAAGCAAACCCATCTAACAGATTATCTGAAACACAAAATATTGGATTATATTCTGACAGAATAAAAATTGGTGCATTCTACGCACCGTTGGATACAGATATCGTACACGGTTGTACGAGAGCATTCATTGAACTTGAGAACACATCTGATAGCGACTTTTGCTTATAGGGGTGCTATTTGCATTATACTAGACCAACAGACGATAAGCAAGCTGTATATCATTTACCGCTTACTGGTACGATAAAAGCAGGCGGTACATATGTTATTGCAGGAGCTTATTATGGTAACAAGAAAGATGAAAATGCTTATATTAAGGTAGATTCGTACGATCAAGAGTGGTATGAAGACGGTAAGTTAATTGATTTTACAATCAATACAAGTTCTAGTCTTGGAAATGGTTTTGCTTTGACATATGGTAATCCAACACTTACTCCTACAACATATTTATGGAAAGCTAACGATAGCTCTGTAACTATATTTAACGATACTAAGACTTACCCTAACTTATACGATCCATCATTCATTGATGCAATCTATTTCTTTACAGGTGTTATAGACTCTTCAAAGACTGGATATTGGGCAAAGCTTGTGCTTGGTATTACGTCGAATACAATGTATAAAAACACATTTGAGCTTGACCCTGCACAGTAGGCTTATTAGTCAGCAAACGTTAAAGACAGTTCTAGAGCAAGATGGGCTAGTACAGCAGATGTTTGGATTGTGGATCTTAGTTCACCAATGATTAGTTTCCCGCATTCTAAAGAATAGTATAGTGTGGCTAACTTTACTCCAAAGGCGTCTTATTTAAATAAGAATGTATGCACAGATAAATCTAAGCTTGATATAACTAAGCCAAATATGGTTACATGTTCGTTTGGTATAGACATGCATAAGGATAGGGCATTTAACTGGATCTCTGTAGGATATCATGATGAATATATCTGGATTAGACAGAAAGGCTAGACAGATTGGACATCTCGATTCGAATCTTATAAAGAGGTAGAAAACGCTACTACGTAGGCTACATCTTATCCTAGAAGAAAAGAGTACTCTAAAGACGTTAATAACGTTATCTATAATAGAATCGTAAGTAGATTCCCAGCAGATGGTACACAGTATACATCTCATAAATGTGTAATTAATGTTGTTAGTTCTGCTGTTACAGGTGGTCCTTAGGTTTGGGAGTACGTTGTTGGTAGACCTGATACTAATGGTAATCCTGGTTCATATGTATCTGATGTACAGACGTTTACGTTGTATCCAGAAACTTATAAGCCAGTTATTTACCAAACAACTGATTAGCAAGGATTTGATTGGTTACAGTACCAAGTTTGGGCTGCTGCAGCAAATAAGCTTGATGAAAAGATTGCAGAAGACCAAAAGAGCGGCAACATTATTCCTATTGTTGTGAATACTGGAGATATGACATAGAATGGAACAAGAATCAATGAATGGTTTGATTACTACAACGCTGGCCATGTTTTATTTAACAAGTTTGAGCAGATGAATGTTGTTGGCAACAACGACCTCTGTGGTACAAACGTTACTGATCTTGGAACTGGAGATGACCTTGGTAAATCAAACTCTTTCTACTTCCATGTATTCTATTGCTATGATATAGATGAGTCTACATTCGTACCAATTGTTAATGGCAAATATATACCATCTCTGTATTATTTCGAATCAAAGAACTACAGATTCGTTATGATTAATAGTGAAATCACAATGATTAATTGTAACCAGTGGTTTAATCTTAAAGACGGAGAAGACACTGTTAATATTTATACCGGTTACACTATTGGAACAAACCAGAAATATGTTAGCAGCTTTACACCAATCTATACAATGGTTTACAATATGCTTAACACTAGCAAAAAGTGTATAGCTGCTTGTCATGAGATGCCATTTACTGTTATTACAAATAGCAGTATCGCTACTGGACAGGAATAGTATTCTAGATCACTTGGACCTAATGGTACTGCATTAATCGGTAGTCATTGCAATTAGATCGATAAAACAGAAACTGGCGCTGGTACATATTGGCTTAGCAGACTTCTTGAATATAAAGGAGTAAAGCTTATGATTGGTGGACATAAACACACATACGCTTGCACATACCCTGTTAGAGAGTACTTCTTCTTTGGACAGAATAAAAACAGCAAAGACAATTTTGCAGAGTATTCAATGAGCAATACATTGCAGAACGATAATGTTAGATTTGTTGCAGAGGGTAAAGATTATACAAAGTTCCCTTTAACAAAACGAGAGGATGTAGGACAGGCTCCTACTGGCTTCTTCCCATATACAAGTGTACCTAACCTTGAAGGTGGTGTCACTTATTTTATGTGCTAGGCTACAGGATTTAAGCTTACATCAAATAAAGAGCTTCCTTCTGCAAACTAGAAGTTCTCTTTAGCTATACCAGAAACAACAGTTAAGGGCGGAAAGGATACAGCTAATGCTAATTAGAAATATCCTATGTTTGGAATTATAAGACTCTCAGATTCTGATTACAATGTTGAGCTTGTTAGAATAGCTAATATTCTTACATCTACAGCTAAATTTACACAGTATGATTACTCTACGTCTCCTATGAAGTTACAGTACTTTAAGTAGGTTTCTGATAACAACTACGGAGAGTGGGTTGATACAGAAACAATAATGCTTACAGTATGAGATTAAATAACAATTCTAAGATTGTTAGTGATGACGATATAATAATGTCGGATGGCTCTTTGACGCTGTCCGACAAATTGTCGTCTATAACTAATGACGTAAATTCGCTTAAGACAAACGTTAAGTGGATTTATAAATATGGCGGAGTCGGTTCTGGCTCTGGTTCCGGAGGCGGAGGTAGCGATAAACCATTTAGTGTGTTTGCGTCACTTAATGGTATCTAGATCAAGGGTAACAATATTGTCCTCAATGGAATAGATACATATCCACTTCTTATTATAATAAACAACCCAAATGGTGGTAAGTTTAATGTAACATACTCGTACACAACAAAAACTGCTAGTGGCGGAGAAACTACTCAGACAAGAACTTAGATTTTATCTATCGAAAACGCGTTTAGATTTCAGACAAATATTAATCTTAATACAAACGCTACGCTTACTATTACTGTAACAGATGGTAATGACACACAGCAGGTATCATGCCAGTATATCGTTACCCCGTATTCATTCGACGTATCGCTTGTTGATGATAAAGGTAAGAAGTATTTAACAGATAGTAATACGTATGAGATTTTTATAGAAACAGCAAGAGACACTGGTCTTAATATAAAGGTTGACTACGTAGTTTCCATTTCTGCAACAATAAACTACTCAGCTAGGTTTAATGGATAGGACTTAAGTTCTGGTAGTATTGAAGATCAAAAAGGATCTCTTATATTTCCTATAGATAAGAGTAATTTTACAAACGATAAATCTGGACTTTACTCTGCAGTATTTAGTACGCAGGTTATACCAGATGGTTAGGAAATGATCTCAAATGACCAGACTATAAACATATCTCTTATACCTAACGAGTTGTACTGTTTGATATCTCCAGATATTGGTGTTATATACAATACTAAACAGACCGAGGGATAGTATATTTACAATCCTGGATATATTCAGTTTAACTATAGAATATATGAAGGTGTAAACAACAACAGAAGTTACAATGTTTTCGTAAAGATTAACGGAGTATCAATGTTCGAAAATGGTCTTACTGTAACAGAGCGTCAATAGAACTCATTTAAGATTCTTGCTACAAAGGCTGGAGAAAACACAATTGAAATAAATGTTTCCGGATACAGTGCTAAATACTATTTCTATGTAAAAGAATCAGAGGATCAGCTTGATTGGTTTGAAAATTCGCAGTAGTGGAGCTAGTACTATTATAGAATCAATACTTGTACAGATAATTTTAAGCAGTATTTAGCTAACACAAGTATATCTTAGACAGTTAACTCTAACGCTATTAGAATAACAGGTATTGAGCCTCCATAGGTTAGTGGTACAGGAAACATTTGTACACATATAGCTATCGGTTTACAGTTTAATCATATAAACTCTGATAATGCTACTATTGTAAGTTTGTACAACGAAGGAGATTCTCCAATTATGACGATAGGGTAGCAGACGACAACTAGAGGTAGCTCGTTCGTAGATTGTTATATATAGAAGCAAAACGATGCAAATAAAGATGATCTCACAAAGTATCACCTATTGCAGGTTTTCTCAAACTTTGTAAAAAAAGAGGGAAACGACTCATACTATGACACTTCTATATATATTGATGGACGAATGGAGGCATCATTCTCTAGCTTGTTCAACGCCCCATTACTTGTAAAACAATTACAGATAAATCCTGCTAATGTTTACATTAACACAATAGATGTTGATTATTTGCCTGTGTCCGGTATTGGAGAGAATGGAGATTACGATGTATACCAGTATTACCTTAAATATAGATCAGAGATAATTCGAGAACAAAACGAAGAATTTCAGCAAGAGCTTATTTTGAAACAATATTTAAAAAAGTTTAATGTTGGAATAGACGGTAGAGTCATTACAGACGGTGCCACAATTAGTGATATTGCTGCAAATACATCAACTCCGGTTCTTGTTATGACGTGCCAAGATAATGGTACTGGAACACCAATGATATAGAGGCTTGAGAAAAACTACGGTGAGGACGGAACTGGTGAAGGATCCGATCTTAATTTCCCTGTATCAATTGAATGGAGTTCCGGAAGATCTGCATTAGCAGAAGTTAAGATGCCGGATTCATTTACTAATGCACAGTTCAGAGCATCGTTACAAGGTTCTTCTACAAAATTGTATAGAGTAAAAAACTTTACATTAGCAATAGAAAATACCGACCAATCTGAAACTGCTGACGTTTACTTGTACTCTCCTAATTTTAATCAAGATAACCCTGATACGTTTTTACCAGAAACTCAATTTACATTAAAAGCCGATGTTGTTGATAGCTCTCACTCAAATAATACAACTTGCGGAAAGTTTGTAAATACCGTTTGTGAAAAATTTAGTGACAGCATTAGTGAAGATAGTGTATTTAAACCGTACATAAAGAACTGTCTTGAGGGATTCCCTATACTTTTGTTTATGCATATTGTTACAGAAGATCCTGAAACAGGAGATAAAGATGACGTTTATTATTACTTCGGAGTATATAACTTCAACCTTGGTCGTGAAGCATATTTTAATCTCGGTTATAAAGATCTTAGAGTATTTGGTGACAAGACTACATTAACTGGTAGCGGCAAAGACTTTGTGTTCTATAAAATAAACAACGACGACAATGCGTTGAGAGAAGGTCTTGGTGTTGCTGAAATTTAGGGAGGTTCTAACTATTTTGACTTCTCTTAGTACGATTCTACTATATTATTCTAGCAGAACAAAGAGAACGATAACACATATATGTTTGGAGACCTTGTTCATGGCTCAAACTTTTCTGAAGCAGAACTGTAGACATCTATACAAAAGTTTGTGGAATCTGTAACGCTTGGAGGTGGTTATTTATTTGATTACCTAAAGAAGGGAAGAGGCTCCTATGAAGATGGATACTCTGCAGAGGAGGTTGATAAATCTGGAAACAAAACTGGTAAATCGTTAAATATGGTTCCAGATTATACTAAATAGTATCGAAGAAAGTCTTCTGGTTCAAGTTGGCAATATGTATTAAAGAATACAATTAGTGCTGGAACATAGAATGATTTAAGAAATCTTTGTATACCAGATATGGACAACAATAGACCATCAGAATTAAACTTCTAGTCATTATCAGAGTATTATACAATATGTATGGTACTAGGTCTCGTTGATAGTGTAATGAAGAACCTTAATATTAAGACATGGTCTGGTAAGAATTCAGCTGGTACAACTTGGGTAACAGCATTCTATGATATGGATACATGCTTAGGTATTAACAATAGCGGTGGTAAAATTTCTTATTTCGCCTTCTCAGACTATTGGGATGGTCAGTTAAAGAAAACCCAGGACGGTGTTGATTATCCAAATAACGTAAATATATACAGAGACTTCTCTCCATCTACACTTGGATCAAATGGATTTGATGTTCCTTCCTCATATTTGTTTGCTGTTGCTAAGTATGCCAGATTAATATTTAAGGACGACGAGCAGTATACAGTTAACTATCCACAGGAATTGTATGCAAAATGGAGAAGCAATGTTATAAACAACAAGACTCATGAAGGTATTCTAAAAAATGCTGATTATTTTGTAGATAATTTCTACGCTAATAATCTCGGCTCTATAAACAACCTGCTTGTAACATATAACTATAGATCCAAATATCTAGCACTCGATAGCTCTGGTAGTCAGTGGAATCCAGTTGATTATCAGAAGTTTAACGGAACTAGAATTAACTATGTAAGAGATTGGTTCAATGGTAGATTACATATCCTTGATGCCTACTTTAATCTTAACTCAAATATAGGTGTTCCTATACAGTATAGAGATAGTGACGGACAGTGGAAGGATTTAAATTTAAGCAGTGATCCAAATGTTGAAAACATTGTATACGATTGTACTTATAATGCTGCAAACTACTCTGTACCTATGAATCAAGATGTAATTATCCTTAGAGATATATTCTCTTCTGGAAGTTCTTCTGCTGGTATTCAGCTTGGTGCAAATGCTAGTTTTAAGATCAAGTGTCCTAAATTCTCTCCTTTACAGATTACTAAGGCTAACGCAGTTATTGCAAACTATATAATCGGTGGAGATAACTATCAATAGATCGACATTAAAACAACTGGTGTACAAGGTGTTAAAGTTGGAGGTTCTTAGTTATGGTCTTATCTTGAAAACATAAACTGGATAGAAGGAAATGCTTAGACTGGTTTGTATATTGGATCCGATAAGCTTGAATCAATAAATGGTTCTTCAAATACATTTGGAAGCTTCTCTTTTAACACACCTAGTGTTAAGGAAATCAATTTGACATCTCCTGGATACACTGCCACATTAGCACTTAATGGATCTGATAATTATCCTAACCTAAGCTCCATTAATCTTAGTGGATCAAAAATGGGTTTAACTGCTAATAGTTTAAATGTAACAACAGTTAATGTTAGTAATATCAAAAACTCTGGAGCAAGTATTACTATAACGAACTGTCCTAATATTACAAGTTTTTCTGTAGATAATAGTTAGCTTTAGACACTTCAGTGGTCATAGATATCTGGGAAGTATAAGAAATTATCATTTAATAACAGAACGAATATTACAAACTTTAATTTAAGCTGTATAGAGGGTGATAGTAGCTTTAATCTTTCTGGTGACAATTCCGTTGAGACAATAACACTGCAGGGTTTTGAAACAATAAATATAAACAATTGTCCTAAACTTAGAACCGTTACAATTACAGAATACGATAACCATTCTAATGTATAGATTTATCCTAAGAGTATATCTGTAACAAACTGTGCACATAGCCAGCTTTGTATTAAAGATAACACTAATGCTACGGTTGATAATACAGTAGACTTACGTAACTCAACGCATCTGTAGTCTGTATGTTTCTAGGGTAGCACTAATATAAAGTACGTCATACTTCCATCAAATGTTACAGCTGCAAATAGCTGTTTCTAGAATGTTACAGGTCTTTAGACGATTGATGCGACATCCCTCTATATTGGGCCATATACGTTCCGCAACTGCTTTAATTATAAAGGTTTAAACAAGAGCGGAGGATATACAGGATTGGCAGTAAATCCTAATACAACATCTTTGAATAATGCGTTTGACAGCAGTGGTGTTGATATTAAATTTGTAGCAAACTTTTTTGCACACGCAATTCCAGAAAACAACAATGTTACCAACGTCTCACAAATGTTCATGAGAACGAATGTTAGCTTTACACAGAGCGACTACAGGAAGTGTATAGTAAACGGTGCGTTTAAGAGCCCTATAGATCCATCAATTTTAAGTAAAGTTACTAATGCCAATTAGATGTTTCTTTATACAGGTATGAATGTACACTTTAAAGAGCTGTATAATTTTGGTAGTCCATCAGGATGTTCGTATAGTTGGATATTTAATGCACAGACATCAAGAATGGCTACAGACTGTTTTAAATACTGTATATCGAAGATGACCTATTGGGGCGGTGATGATGGTGGTGGTGGCCATGAATTTTAGATTCCAATGGACCCAACAACCGGCAATGATATACCTACATCCGAAGTTATATCTGCTAAAGATATATGGAATCCTGATGGTGTGTCACCTAAAAAGCTTCGTAGTATATCAGATTTTAACATATCTAATTTATACAAGGTTGACTTAAGTGAAATGTTTAACTCTAGTTGGACATCACTAGTTACTCTGTATGCAAGCTTCCTTAATTGCTATAGTTAGAACCTAGGAGGCTTGCTTTATAACTTACCAAATATAAATGAAATCAGAACGTGTTTCTCACAAGATAGCAGAAGTACAGATGATGTTGATTTATGGGAGTTTATTAATTGGGAGAGGTTCGTTCCAAGAAGTTACGGTGGATTTTTAACAAGTGAATATAAACGTAATTACGGATGCTATAACTTTAAAGCACATGTTTCGTTGGAACACTATAGAGATATATGTGATCTGTATATTAATAATGGCAAAGAAGACTTAAGCAACTTATTCTACAATACAAATATAACGGAAACTGATGGAGACTTAACGTTTGGAAGAGCGTCTAAAATAAATTCAAAAGCAAAATATATGCGACATACGTTTGATGGTGCTAAGTATGGTAATGGTGCTTTAAGATTAGATGACAATTTCTTTGCTAAACTACCTAAAATACAAGATGTCAGATATTGTTTTGCAAATACATCTTTGGCAAAACCGATACCATTTGATTTCTTTAGAAAGAGATACGATGACATTAATGCGCATATCTTCGTAAAGGTTGGCGATGAGTACAAACCCGCAACTCTACACTAGTACAAATACGGAAGAGCTAACGATTATAAAATCTGGAGCTTCTCGCATGTATTTTATAATGTTAGTCCATCTAGTGGTGCAGAGCAGTTTGATATGACTACAGAAATACCAAATAACTGTGCAAAGAATAATGACACAAGCGATCAGACTGTATATATGGAATACTATACCAGAACACAGGATCCGGAAACTAAAGAGTACACATATACAAAACATTCTATTAGTAGCTGTACAGAGTTTACTGATACACAGGGTTTGGTAGGCGGATATTAGGCTTCATACAATCTTGGAGACGGACAAATGTTCAGCAATGGATATGTACCCGATGGAGGCGTAGATAAATTGATTATCCCACCAGATTTCTTTTATTGTGCAGCAACTTCTCATGCTTCAGATAGTGGAGACGGTGGTAAAACAGACTATAGTTATGCATTTGCTAAATCAGGAACATCTAATACAATGGCTGGAATTATACCTGAAAATATTTTCAAGGCAAACAGGAATGGTATTGTGACAGGTGTATTTAACAACCAGGTAGTTATACCTCGTTTGGTAGGTCATACAACATCTGGAAGTGAAACAATAAATGTATATGTTTAGTATCCTAAAAACTATACTACATATTCTGTTTTGAATGATGCATTTGGAGCATAGCCTGTTATATTGTAGGATAATAGGACCAGTACACATACAACGTACAATTATTCATTTGTGTTATTTAATGATTCAATACCTTCTACAACATCTACATTAAGCAATGCGTTTAGTAATAACTGTATAATTCATGGTCTAGATGATTATAATAGTTATTCTGGAGAAGCTAGATTAAATTTAGCTTGTTCTTATAAGAATGGTAGCCTTACATAGGGTTTTGATATGACTAGATTCCCATCAATTATGTTAGACTAGATGCTGTATACAAACTTATTGTGCGTATTAAACGGTCCAATATTTGCTGGTACATATTATATATCTAATTGTAAAATGGCTTCCAATAGTGCAAAGATCGTATCAACATGGGGTTAGAATATATATAACCATACATCTAAATTTATAATATGGCCTGCGGCAAATAGCAGCATTGTTAACAAGATGTTTGTAAGTGTAAATTAGGGTATAACAATATCTTCTGCTAATATTTAGAATTCTGGAGAAAGTTTAAAATACTATAAAGAAACTGGAGTACACATAGTATGAAATTAACATTAAAAAGAATAGCTCTACGCCCAACTTACACTATAGGTAAACTTTATATAGATGACGCATATTTCTGCGACACATTAGAGGATACTGTAAGAGATACAAATAAGAGTGGTAAGTTTGACAACGGAGAATAGAAAATAAAAGGAAAAACAGCCATTCCTTACGGAACTTATGAGATCAAGTGGACATATTCACCTAGATTCAAGAAGTATACACCGCAGCTGATGAATGTTCCATCATTTGAAGGTATACGTGTTCACGCCGGAAATACAAGCGCTGACACAGAAGGGTGCCTTATTCTCGGTGAAAATAAATAGGTTGGAAAAGTCCTTAACTCAAGAGCTACTATAAACAAGTTTTATCCAATAATAAAGGAAGCTTGTTCTAACGGAAAGGTAACTATTGAGATAAAATGAACAAGGTAACAGGAACATGGCGCGAGAAGATTTAGTATTCAACCGCATGTCTCGCGTTTTTAAGCGGCTAGGTTCTCACCTGGGTACAGTATTTGCAATAGGGTGAAATCTCCACAGGAGTACTAGGGTTTGTAGCCCAAACATTAGTTTATTCGGCTAGTATATATGGAGTGTCTATTTATATACAAGGTAAGTTTGGTGAGATAAAAACATATTTAAAAGAGTGTTTAACTAATAATGAAAGCAATGCTGATGTAGTAGATATTAAGCAAAATAAAGAACAACTACAAAACGCTGCTTAATGCCATTTGTGGGCTTCTAATAGCCTTTTGTGTAGCGTCTGGTATATTCTACCACAACAAAGCTAATAGGCTCTCACAGGAGCTTAAAATGGCTAATAACAACATCGAAGCCTATTAGGATGCCTTAAGTGGTGCCTAGTAGGCTTCTGGTGTTTTAAGGCTAGATATGAAAAAGCTTAAAGATTATAACGATAAGCTTGTATAGTAGTTGGATTCTGTACGTAAGACAGAAAAGCTAAAAAGCAAAGAAATTTAGGTAGCGGCAACTTAGAAGTAGATTATAAACGTTAATAAGAGTAAGGGGGTAGGGGGTGATATTATAACTATACTTAAAGATTCTGTTTATAAGGATAGCTTACAATATAACAACCTAACTAAAGTATACTATACAATCGGTAAAGATAGTGTTAATATCAAGTTAGATGTATAGAATACTTAGTACCTCTACGTTTATAAGCATAGAGAATATAAAAACAAAAAGAACTTCTTTAAGAGATTGATAACATTTGACTGGAAAAAGAAAGATGTATACAAATACAAGATACATAATACAAACGATATACTTAAAGAAGACAGTATAAGAATAATAGAAGCAATATGAAAACATTCTCAGCTCGTACATTGATAGATGACATACTTCTTATTGTACGAAATAATAACATAAGTGAGAGTGAGGACATGTCTAGGGATTAGATCTTATCTTGGATAATGTAGTATAAAGCTTATTTATCTAAGAAGGAAGATGATAAAGATTCTGAGACTGGTGATGACGAAGATCCAGATGATAGTTAGTTATCAACTATTGGACCACTTGAACTTATAGATGATCCAAATTCTGTGTCAGAGGACTGTTGTTGCTGTCGTTGTGGTAAACTAAAGAGAACAAAAAACAAGCTGTATACAATGGAAGATAGTAGCGACGATATAGTCAACGTCACCGATGCTAGTGGTTGCGTTATATAGATTATGAGTAAATCTAGAAAGCACTATCATAACTTCAGAAGGTATACATATAATGAGCCTATGTGCTGGTTTGATGACTAGTATATCTACGTTGATGGTAATGGTTCAGAAAATTTTAAATACATATACGTTACAGGAATATTTGACCCAACACAAACAGCTGGTAGTGAAGATGATATAATGATACCTGGATGGATGATACCAGATATAAAGAGAGCTATTATGACCAACGAATTAGCGTTTATGCTTAAGAGGCCTAGTGACGATAGTAATAACTCAACATTAGCAAGTGTTAAACCAAATGGTCCTCAAGATAAGGAAGAATAAGAAAAGCTACACAATAGCTGATATATATAGAGACTACATTAAAAAGAACGATGTAGAGCTTAATTACGCGCAATATAAGCGCATTATAGACGAATTTAATAAAGTTGTCAAGGAAGAGATTTTGGAGCGCTCACAGCCCTTTAAAATGCCTTATGGGCTAGGCACTATATGCATAGTAAAATATAAACCAAAGAGCTACTCTAGTTAGTCATTGTCTACAGATTACAAATCAACAAAAGAAGTAGGCAAAAGGGTTTATCATTTAAACGAGCACTCCAATGGATATAAGTATAGATTATATTGGTCAAAAATACCCAGGATGTTTTCTGATAGATATAAATACCAGCTATGTATGGTTAGGGAAAACAAAAGGCACCTTGCTCAACTTATATTTAATAAACAAGATTATATAAATATAGATGATATACAAGTATACAAAATGTGAGTCAGTTATAGCTAAAATTATGGCTGACTCAAACATGCAAGAGAAGAACATACGTATTACAGATATACGAGAATGGATCTTTGAAGCTGTTGAGAAAATTGGTGCACCTGTATAGTATGTATAGAAGGAGTCTGGTGAAGATTGCGTTCCAATATTTGAAATACACGAACATCAAGTTTCAATACCAGAAGACTTAGAATCATTGACAACTGTAGCCTATTCAAGCAATGGAACAAATTGGGTATAGGCACTAAAAGATGAAAGTTCATTTAAGTCTAAAGCTAATACAAAACATATGCACCACTATCATCCAGAACAGCCTGCCGGAGTAATGTTGGCTACACATAGATCGTAGCTTCTTGGTATCAATGGTAGTACTGCTCTGATGGATGCCATTAAAGATCATAAGATAGACGTTCCTACATACTGGATTAAACCAGGTTGGATAGTCTTTAATAAAGACAAGGGTTTTGTTAAATTGTCATATAAGGCAATAGCTACAGACGAAAGGGGTTACCCACTTATTCCAGACTTAGCTTCATATTAGGAAGCTATATACTGGTATGTAATGATGAAGTTAAGCTTTCCAAAATTCCTTAGAGGATCTCTTGGAGGAAAAGCTAGATATAATTAGAACACATACTTCTACATATAGTAGCAGTGGAATTTCTATAGAAACCAGGCTTACGCTGAGGCAATGATGCCAAACGAAAGTGAGATGCTTACTATTAAGAACGAGTGGACTAAGCTTATACCAGAGTGGGATGATGATGAGAACTTCTTCAATAACACCGGAAAGAAATAGTTAAACTTTAATGATTACTGCTATGGGTACTAATACTGAACCACAAATTAATAGTTTCGCAGGAGGATTGAATAGCGATGACGATCTTTCCGTTGTCGCTACAAACTAGTATATTGATGCTAGAAATATAAAGATATCGTCATATAGAGGTGGAGAAGGTAGAGACAATAGACATGGATCACTAATGCCAGTATAGGGCGTAAAGCTAGCTGGATCATTTGCTGGTGAGGGTAATAAAGTTGTTGCTACTGGTTCAATAAGAGATTATGGAGTAGTTGTTTGCATTGATGAAAATGAAAACAAACTTAAGGTCTATAGTTTTAAAAATGCGATAGGCGGAACGGTCCATGATTAGGACTTCAATGATATATAGAAGAGTAGTCTTGTTGTAGATGCTCCATTATTGCCATTAGATAAAGGAGAAAAGTATCCGGATACATTCGATATTTAGCTTAATTATGAGAGCGAAAACAATATCAAGCTATACTTAGCTGATTCGATACATCCGATAATGGTTTTTAATATAAGCAACGATTTTATATACAAAGAACTTGATAAATGCTTATCTTATCCAGAAGCGGTTTGTAAACCACCAGTATTTGAAGAATACGTACCAGGAAAGATAGAATTTGGTGTTGTAAGTTATTGTTATCAGTTATACAATAGATACGGAATACATACAGGAGCATCTATACAATGTCAGCAAATACCAATTGGTAATTATGATTTTGATAACAGATACGTAAAGTGCGGTGGTAAATAGGGTGCTATATCAAATTGTGGAGTAAAAATATCTATACAAATTCCTAGAGATTATTGGCACCTTGATTACATTAAAGTATTTAGGGTACAGTATACGCAAAACGGATAGATGCCAATAGTATCTGTGATATATGATGCTAAAGTAAACTTTAATGAACAAGATTCTACAGAGCTGATTATAAATGATGTTGGTAATGATCCAATAGAGAATATCAATGTTGAAGAATTAAATTCATTACAAGGTGTTAGGATAATACCTAATTCATTGACATCTAAAGATGGATTCCTGTTTGCTGCAAACGCAAAGACAATACAGACAACTATTAAGGATTTCGACAAATGGGACGCAAGAGCATTTAGATTTAATTACGAAAAAATCAGCACCGTAACAGATATTAATGGTAATAATGCATTTAAAATAGATGCTCACGAACACGACATAGAAGACGACTCTGTTGCCGTTCCTCCATTTGATCACGATTGTTATGATGGCACTTATAACAACATAAATAAAGAAGCTTCATTGTATTCTGCTAATTTTGTGTTCGATTCAAAATATCAATGGGTCGGAGGATCTGGTAAAAATATAGAATGGAGATTTGTTATTTCTTCCTAGGTAGAAGATTCTTGTGTAAAAGAAAATAATACAAGAAAGATAGGAACATTATACAATTATTCTCAAAAAGGAAATATATAGCAAAATAATGTTTTCTATATCGATAAAGATTTTAAACCATCTGGAGTAGAGAAAGCAGAATTTGATCCAGGAATAAATAACAACACATGGTTGATAAAGTCACTTAGACGAAACGAGATTTATCGTTATGGAATTGTTTTGTATGACAAATATTGTCAAGCATCTCCAGTTAAGTGGATTGCTGATATAAGAACCCCAAATGTTACAGAAGATGGGTTCTAGCTTATGTCATCAAACACTATTGTTAATGGTAAACGTTACGAACTAGTTATTAGAAATCTTGGAATACAGTTTATGGTAAAAAGCTTACCAGAAGGCTGTACTGGCTATCAGATAGTTAGATGCGCTAGACACGAATCCGATATAGCTACAATATCACAGGGCGTACTCAGTTCTCCTGTGTCTAACGCATATAGTAAAGCGTACGAAGGAAACAATGATGATTACTAGGTAACAAAGTACCATATGTTTTGCCCAACGGGATTCTTGACAACAAATAAGTTTATAGAAGGATATTGGGTACATAATTAGCTTTTTGGCAATGGAGATAAGCTCGAATCCCAATGTATGACAAACATAGATAATGACAAATTATTGCAATTTGTTTCAAAAGAAATTTGTTATCAGCCAGAATCGTTTAAGCAATCTACAAAAGACAAAAGGTATTATTTACAAAAATAGTCTTTTTTATTTGGAGCCAGGGGCGACTATAAGTTTAAGGACGACTAGTACGACTTTGTTGGGAATGGTGATAATGAAGCATGGTATGATTATGGACCATTAATAGGTTATAACAAAAGGACAAATTTTAAATTCATAATACCATGTATTTCAAACTGTGCTGTCGAGTTGTTTACTGGTCCATATGATAATGGTGATGCAAGAGGAGACTTTTATGTTAATAACACAACTGTTACATGTGTTTCAAAAAATAGTACAATATGTTATTTAGATGCTCCGTATAATCCTAGTTATTTCTATAAAATTAATCCTTAGGCACATAAAAATAAAGGACTTAATTTTATTGATCCTTTACATTATTTTGTGGCTACAGTTGGCGGACTAGGAAAAGATAGACCGTATTCGTATGCATTAATAAAAGATTGTATTTTAAATTTTGATAGGATGTATAAGGATGACGACTAGTCTGCTAATGAAAGAAAGGAAAAATTTGGCAAATTTATAATACAAAAAGCTTTTGCTTATATAAAATTATACGAATAGAGTATTCCGCCATACGAATTTATTAGTAATATTACTTCCCTTGACGATTGGTTTAATAATTTTGGTGCACTTTAGAACAAAAATTATATATAGGACTTTTAGTTAGTTGACCAAATAAAATGGGATTAGGCGTTCAAAAGAAATTTTAATAAAGAAGGTGATGAGCAAGCTTCGTCGAAAGCTTATCCAAATTATGCAATTTCTGCTGGAGGGGCGCTATTTACAAATATGATTACAGGTGGTATTTGTAATGACACCAATAGTAATATATTCACATCATTTGGCAATTATAATGGCGGCTTTAAAAATGACGGAACTGGTACACACGGCGATAAGAGCGTATGTTTTGGAACTGGCGGAAAATGTTTACTATTGAGCTGTTGGTATAAAGAAAGGGGTACAGCTGGTGCAATTTCTTATTATTATCCTGAGAATGGTAATTATTACGACAGTTTAAAATAGGAGGATCCTTAGACAGAGCCCGGAGAAATTGGTTTTGCACCTACGATAGTTAGGCCAACTCTACTTGGAACATACCTAACTAACCTTAGATAGCAAATAACTCCTTATGGTGGGTATTCGTTTACAAATAGACTTACGAATATATATTACGGAGACGGTAACTACTTCGAGTCTAAAAATGAATGGAATACAGTATTTGATGGAGATTGTCATGTAGAAACGTTTGAGTATACTTCTATGCATAAAGTGTATGGAGCATACAAGGGAGCAAAGAATTTAGATTTCCCTAATACTCATATGATAACATACTCTATACCAACTGAGTCGAATATATGGTGCAAATTCCAACACGGATGGACATTCAGTTCTGGCGCAAGAGACAATTATGCATCTTTTATACAGGCTGAACCATGCGAGATAACAGAAGCTTACGTACAGAAAGAGCCTGAATACGTTTACAATTCTGTCTATAGTGTATAGAATACAAGTATTCCGCTTGCTGTATACGATGATCTTAATCCACAAGACTATAATAAAACAATAGACACAAGAGTATACTATTCTGATTTGAAACAGAATGATGAAATCATAGATAGTTGGTGTAAATTTAGAAGCTCTAACTTTATAGATGTTGATTAGGAGTATGGTCCTATAACTGATATATGTACATTTAAGAATGTTCTTACATTTTGCCAGGAACAATCATTTGGCGTACTCAGTGTTAATGATCGTAGTGTTGCTACAGATAATTCCGGACAAAACATAGTACTCGGAACTGGAGGGGTACTTGATAGATACGACTACTATAGTAATACTTACGGAATGCATAAACAGCAATTCTGTGCAGTATGCACTACCGGTGGTATGTATTGGTTTGATAGCCATAATAATGTAATCTGTTTATTTGATGGCTAGAGTGTAACATAGCTTTCAAAGCAAGCTAAGGTATAGAACATATTGAACAAGTATAAGAAAGACGACAACTTTAAAGTATTCTACAATAATAGGTACAATGAGGTTATATTTAATGTGCTAAGCGATGATATGCAGATTGTGTACAACGAAATGCTTGGCAAGTTTACATCGACATTAACAATACCATTCGATGGAGCTATATAGTTCTTTAATGGAGAATATCTTATAAAGAAAAACGATACTGTATGCATATATTAGTATGACTACCTTGATGGATCACCTAAATCAACAACTCAGCAGCTGCTTTCAAGTTACGTTAAATACGTCGTTGCTCAATAGCCACTAGTTACAAAGGTATTTGATAATCAAGAGATTGTTACATACGAAAACCTGTAGTTATAGGATACGATACGTGACGATGATAATTACTTCTCAAAGAATCATAAATACGTATGGTAGACTGAATCTTAGAAAATAGAATCCAACCTAGAAGAGTAGATAACACTTAGGGAAAATAATCATAGATTTGCCATACCTAGGGCTGATGGATTATTTGGCAATAGAGCTAGAGGCAAGGTTATGATTTGCAGTATAGAGGATGCTAAACCAAATCCAGCTATGGCAATACAATATATAATAACAAAATACAGATAGTCATGGAGCTAAAGTAGAGAAAAAAGATAAATAATATGCCAAAATTCAATGGTGGTATAGATTCGAAAGTTGGTTTTGGACAATAGTATCAAGCTAATGATCTTACAAACATGATCGGAGGTAACGCTCCTACTGGATCAGCTATAGCTGGAGCAGGAAGTTCTAGCGCGTCATTTAATATTGGACAAAAACCATTTTCAAAATGGAATCCAAAAGGCGGAGTTTAGGCAGCTGGTGGAGGAATAAGTGCTGGTACAGTAACAGGAGCTGTTAATGGCGCAATAGGAATGATACAAGGATATAGTTCCATGCAGGACGCAGTAAAGGGTACAGATGAGCTTATGGCTTATTCTGGACAAAGAACAGATTAGGCATTCGGTGTGAATTATCAAGCACAGAATGATATTAATAAGCAAAAAGCAATGAGCGATATATCTAAGTCTAATAGAGATGCAACATTAGGAATGGTTGGATCTGGAGCTGCTGCAGGAGCCGCTATTGGATCTGTTGTTCCTGGTGTCGGTACGCTTATAGGTGGAGCAGTTGGAGCTATTACTGGATTATTCGGAGGCTTGTTTGGAAGTAAAAAGGCTAGAGAAAGATAGCGTAGAAAGATATTTAATGCGCAACAGTAGGTTAATCTTGTTAATTAGGTTAATCAATCATCAGCTGCAACAGAAGGCCTTACATAGCAATATTATTTAGATAATGGTAACACGTATGATGATGTATTATACGCCAACCGAGGAAAAGATTTAATAAAACCAAGATATGTTAAAAGGAAATAAAGTATGGACACCTAATGGATATTAGAGTGGTCCTGTAAATAGTTTAGTTGGCAAAGGGGAGTCCATTATAGATTATACTAATGGCACGGGAACTCTTGTAACCAAAGGAAAGGTTGGAGTTGATAATTAGCCTAGCTCTGTTAGTGTAAACGATAATAATGTTATAGCCGGTAATGATGTAGACTGGAGCAACGGTATGAAGTTTTCTGATCAAGTAGCCCCATTAACAGCAAAACTTTAGATGTATAACAACATTGAGAAAAGAGCTGGAAAGAAATCCGAACTTAGCTCTTTATCAAAATAGACAATGGAACTTTAGAAGAATCAGCTAGATCGCGCTAAAGCTCCCATTTTGTAGGCTATGAAGAATATTACAGATAGACAAGAGAGATAGCATTAGATCGAAGATTATGCTGCCTAGATTAAGCATAATTGTGGAAAAGATAGGTTTGATAACGGTAAAAGCTTATGGGATAAAACAAAGTAGACAATTTCTAGCTGGACAAAATCTGGCAAGGGAAAGGTGTCGAACCTTATGCTTGATGCAGGATATGCATTTCCCGCACTGCTTGAAACATAGATGCTTAATCATTGGCGTAGAGAAAACCCTATAATGCCAAACATATACGCGGCTAATAGATATGCTCCAATAGCTTTACAGACTATGGCTGGCAATAGAGTATCGGCTAATCCTATTCTCGAAAAGTTATATGCACAAGATAGACAGGCTGCTTATTAGCTCGCTAATTCTGGTGGTTATACAGGTGGTCAGAGATAGGCTAACAGAGTAGCATTGGCTTTAGGCAATTAGAGAAACGTTGCAGACGCACTCATGAATGTGCAGGAAAAGAATGCTGCATACAGAAATGCTTATGCTGAGATGGCTGCTAGACTTGGTGATAGCGACGCATAGAGATTGCAGCAGTCTAACCAATATGGATGGGAGGCTTACAATAGAGCACACGGTGCTAAGACTAAGGGTATTGAAACACACTTGTCTAATCTTGGTCTTATTGGTCAGAAATGGTTATCACAGCGCATTAAAAACAAGCAGTACGGAGATATACTTGATATATATCAGCAGGATGTAGACAACAAGAAAGAAGCATTAAAAACGATATATGGCATAGGATCAGATGGTGCAAAAGGCACAGCAGCAAGTGGATCTACAAGCAAATCAAGCAATGCATCTGGTACATCTTCTATTAATTATAAAAACATAGCTCCAGGTTGGACACCTAGTCAATATTCTCCGTTTATTGGATCTCCAAACATTACACGTCAGAACACAAAATACGACCCAATACTTAATACCGGGAAACAAGTTGTCTATAGTCAGACTCCTACTTCAATTCCATTTTAGTCTACTGGTAACACGATTATGCACCATAATGATTTTGTACAGGATGATAGCAGATAGCTCACAGACGAACAAAGGGCTAGATTTAATAGTATAGTTTTACATCCAGGAGAATAGAGGTATCTAAGATCTTATAAATACGGAATGCAAGATGTTATACAAAACCCGTTATGGTTTTTATATGGAGTGAGACCAGATGATAGACTACCTGGATTTTATATGAATAAAAGGAACAGAACCAATTTTTATACAGGTATTTAATTATGATAGGAATGTATGACGAACCAGTAGCGGTGCCTATAATCGACTTACTGGATAGCAGTATGATGTCATAGTACATCAGTGCTGCAAGAGAACAATACAATTAGGCTGTACAAGAATAGAAAGATTTCGCTAAGGAATTCGGTGAGTTATATGGGCCTAATGCTAATGTAAATAAAGAGTTTTATGATATTACAAGAGGAGCCGTTAATAAAGGACTAGATTACCTTTATTAGAATGGAATAGATCCTCTTAGATCAGCAGAAGGAAGAGCATATATAGCTAAGATTATCAGAGAAAGACCATATGCAGAAATAGCTAACCTTAAAGCTTAGAATGAGTCAATGAAGACTTATTAGAGATATAGAGCAGAAGCTATGCGCAATGGTACATATGATCCAGACTTTGAGAAGTTTGCACTTGGTGGCAAAACTCTTGAAACATGGGATCCATCTAAAGACGGAATGTGGACGAGAGAAGCTCCTTCTAAATACTCTAGCTTAAAAGATTGGACAAGCAACCTGTTTGACAACATGTAGCTGGAATATGATCCGGAGTTAACAAAACAAGCTGGAGGATTGTATCAGGTGTATTCAAAGTCGCCTAAGAAGATGCAGCAGATTCTTGATGGGAATATAAAGGATATGACGAAGTCTGATCTTGGTAGATACTACCTCAACATGTATGGAGGTGATATAGATGCTCTTAAGGCTGATATTATTAATCGTAACAGAGAATATACTCAGGTAGATAGACGAGCTGATCAGGTAAAAGTTCATCTTAATGACCAGCAATTCTAGGCTAATGAAGCTGCTAAACAGAGAGCATTCCAACATAGAGAGAATGAGCTTAATAGGAAGAATCAGCGTGATATTGCCGCAGCCAGAGGTGCTAATAATGGTGGTTCTAAAAATGGTGGAGCAGATGGAGGATATAGCTACTCTTATACAAAGAAAGTAAAAAATGCCGAAACAGCAGCAGGATTAAGAGATAGTTCTGGAAAGCTTAATTCTAATTTGGATCCAGCAAAGGTTCAAAGTATGACAGAGTAGTAGCTTAAAGATTTAATAAGATTAAGATAGAATGCATTATCGAAAAGTGTAACCGGTCCAGTTACAGCAACAACAGTAATAAGACATTTGTCTAGAACTGGAGATGATCCTGCAGTATTTGGAACAAGACACGGACTAACAGGCGTGCCTGGATCTAAATCTAAAAAGATTAATTATACAGTAAATGGCTCTACAACATTATATAGTGCCCAAGATATTTATAGTTCTATGAGTGGAAGAAGATCTGCATGGAAACATAAGGGTACAAATATTGTTGACAAAAATGGTCGAATAATAAGACTTAATGGTGGAGATAGATTCGAAAAACCAAACAATGTGAAAAATCCTTCTAGAATAGAAGACTTTATTGGCGATCCTAACTATTCTGTTGTAATGCGTCCAACGGCAAATGGTGAAACAGTTAGCGTAGTTGGTAGAGACGGAAAACTTCACACTTATGACGCTGTTGATATTTATATCGGAACCGGAAAAGGAAGTAATTATAAGGATTTAAATAGAACACCAATTAGATCATATGTTCCAGTTTCTGGAACAGATTTATCAGTTGATGAGTTAGGTATATCGGCTGACCACTTTATAGCAAAAAAGAACGGATATAAAACCACTAATACAACAGTTGAAAATCCATCTGATTTTGATTATTAATACTATTTAACATGAATAGAAAATAGAGGGCTTATCAATAGCTTGTAAACAATCCTAAAGTTTCTTCGGATGAAGAATTCTAGAAATAGTTACAAGATATTGTAAAAAGCTATAGTACAGAAATAACTCCTGTGTATACTACAAAACAGGACATTAGTAAAGAAAGAAAATAGATTAGATAGACAAGACAAAGACCCCAGCCGTTACTCGTTCCCGAAGGTTGGGGAGCTTTGACTATTAATGAAGAGTCTGCTAATCCAGTAAAAAGATATTAGGATAGTAAGAAGCGTTCAGAAAATGCGACGGATACGAAATGGGTGACTCCTGATTAGAATGTAATTAAAAACTACAAGCTTGATAAAGTCCTCAAAAAGAATCCAGAATCAGAATACGCAAAACTTACAGACCCAAGATATGTAAAGTCATTAATGGTAAATAACGACAGCCAAATGTATGGACAAGTATAGGTATACGATCCAAAATATGATGCTGTAAGTACTTATTTACCAGATGGATCATTCGAGAAAAGACAGTCTTTTTCAGAATGGTCTAACCAAAGATTAAAAGAACAAGGGCAACTAGAAGATAAGTTTGTTCAAAGTATGGGCGATGTGAATTATTTTCAGAGCGCATACAATACATTCCAGTAGAATAGAAATATGGCTGAAAGGGATTATTTTGCTGGTAATATACTTAGGACAAACGAAATGCTTTCTTATGCAAATGATGCAGAGCAGTATCTTAATAATTAGAGCAAAATAAACGAGTTTTCTAATATTATGGATGCTGCAGATTTGTATCAGAAAGGATAGAATAAAGAAGCGTTACTCCCGTATTTAAGAAAACATGGACTTATATCATTGAACGGAAGCATAAATCCAAAGAAGCTTCAATAGATGTTTGATGAATACAATGGGCTTAGAAAGCAAAATGAAAAGTTGTATAACAACTACAAAATATTACAGTCATACGAACCTACTAATTCTGGTAGGATAGCCCAGGGTTTTGATAAACAAATATTCCATCCTATAGACAGAGCTATATAGTCAGCAGAAAGAGCCATCGGAATGGGAGAGAAGAGTACATGGATCACAGATGACGTAGAAGGAACTAGATTTTATCTAGAAGGAATAGGTAATCCGAATACAACTCCTTAGTAGAAGCTATAGATGATTAGAAATTTTAAAAACTCTATAGCAAAAAGATAGGCTTATTGGCAAAAGGGATACAAAGAAAATAACGCTGATGTAAAAAAGTACGAAAAAGGTATATCTGACAGATATAAATACGAAGACCAGAAATCTTAGGATGAAGGAATATTTAGTTTGCATAAACTGAAATATGGAACATGGGGAGTTCTTGGTTCATCAATGTCTTCTTACGAAAAAACTATACCTTCATTAATTCTTGGATTTGCTGGAGCAGCTACCGGTAATTTAGCAATATCTGCAGGAACAGCACTATTAGCAGGAGCTATTGATATGTCGTAGGGTTACGATGAAAACTCTGGACAGATTGTTGGTGATTATAAAGCTTTATTAGAGAAGAATCTTAACAATAAAGGACTTTCTGGTAAGTTTATGAAGGAAGGAGCTGAATTTGCAAAAGCCAATGGAATAAAATTAACACCAGGAAAAGAAAAAGAGGAGTTATAGGATCTCCTCGTATCTGGACAATGGAAGTTAAAAGACAAAGATTTGGTATCAGTTTCTTACGAATCTGCCAGAGGTATAAATAGTGACTTCTATGACGACATGATGGCTACTGCTGGAGATACATATGTAGGTATAGCTGTAAATGCCATTCCTTTTGGCAAAATAGCAAATCTTGGCAAATTTACAAAGATGTCTTCCAAATTTAAAGCTGGATTGAGAAGTGCTATTGGTAGCGATAATTACAATACAATAAAACATGCCTTAGATATATCTAAGTTAAATACAGTTGGAGCCAAAAAGGGTTTTGAAGTTGGTATGGCTGCAGCGGGACCTGTAGGTGGAGTTGTTGGATCAGCCGCTGCAAAAACAGGTTTGTATTCAGCCGGAAAATTTGTTGGAAAAAATCTTGCACCTGGAATGATAGCTGGCGGTGTAATTGGATCACAATTCGATGACGACGATAGCCAGCTTGGAGCAACAATAGGAGTTGCTACAGGAGCTTTGCTTGGAGGCTTGTTTGGAGCAACTGGAGGCAGGGCGTATATGGCAAACAAATTAGGCTAGCTTGCAGAAAAAGCCACAACGTTTGGCTAGGCATTGCCTCCATCAATTTTAAAGATGACAGGCAAAATAAACGCAGATGTAATAAAGCAAAACTCAAAAGAGTTAATTGGTAGATTAGCTTTAAGAGATTTTTCTGAACGTGTAGAAGAGGGTAAACAGCAGTTGCATTCTGAACAATTTGTTAATGGATATTATCAAAATCATCCAGAGTATAGAGGATTTGTTGACAGATTAATGAACGACTTCCTTGTAGGTTCGAAGGCTTCGTATGCCACAATTGGTAGTTATATGAATTTGGATTTACTCGGAGACAGGGAATTGATGCAAAATATAAACTCTGTAATACTTGGCGGTGGTGGTCACGATGTGGCTACAAATATATTTGGATCAGCATATAGAACATCTAGATAGATTACTGCTAATAATGTAATAGCCAGAAACCTTTATCTTGATAAAATTGGTACAAGAGATCTGTATAGAACAGGTTTTCAGTATGCTAAGCGTGCATTGAGAGGTCCAAATAGATCAGCTGAAGCATTAGAAGCATTTGATAAGATGATAGAATACTCTAATGAGTAGTCTAAAAAATTAGATCAGCTGCAGACTAAGTATTCTAATATGTCTCAAGCACAGCAGCAGTCAGAAGACGGCATTCAGCTTGCATAGCAGATTTAGCAAGCTAAGCAATTCTTGGACCCAGAATTAATTTAGGACGCAAAGAAGTATTATTCACGTGTGTCTAGATTAGCTAACTCTAGATTAATACAAGACGCTGCCAAGAAGCAAGGAATAGAAACATAGGACAGTTGGAGAAATAAAAAGCAAAATGATAAATTTGCAAAATTTGTTTCCCGTGTCGCAATGTATGATCAGCTATCTGAAGACAATAAAAAAGAGAATATAGATCCATTGGTAAACGCTATAAACGACTTGATGCAGCAGAGAGAAATGCGTGTCATTATGTCTTAGTTTGATTCTAGTGACTTTACATATGATGGCAGCATGGATCAATAGATGGGTGTAGACCTTGCATAGAATCGTAACCTTGTAACAGAATCGCGTCGTAGATAGCAGGATCAAGAGGATGATAAAATACAAGCTCGCAGAGATCTTCTTAAAGCAAAGAAGCAGGCTCTTACGCAGCTTTATAACGACATAGAAAGATCCGAAAAGAATTTTAACAATAGAAACGATATTGGATTTGTAAAAGCTGTTGTTGGAGAATTAATTGGAGAAGTTGAAGATTAGGCTGAAAAAGAAGCTGGAGAAAATCAAAGTGTAATAGATGAATATAACGAGTCGTTTTCTGACAACAAAAATCATACAGGGTTTACAGACTAGGAGTACGAAGATCTCAAAGATAAATTTAGACAGATGGCATTGTTTACTGTAGACTAGGTAAACTATGATAAAATGTTGGATAATCTTCTTGGTACATCACATCTTAAAGATGAGGATACTCTTAAAAAACAAATATAGGAGTACGAAGAAAATAAAAGAAAGAAACATTTCTGGCAAAAGTAGCAAGAATCACCAGATTTGTTTGAATATGATAGCCTTGGAAAGTTTAAAGACATCTTAGATAAGACTAATAAATTTTATGAGTCTAGAAAAGATTAGATTGAAGACGTTGACAGATCAATAGAAGACGACAGAAAGCTTCAAGATGAAATTGAGTTAGACTTCTAGAGAAGACTAATAGACGATGCAGAAGAAGCTGAAGATGCCGAAAGAAATGAGCAGATCGATGCTTTAGCCGCTGCAAGAGCTGGACTTGAAGAAGAACTCGGAATTAATGACGAGAAACAAAACAAAGATGATGCTAATGCAGAAAAACCAGCTGCACCTGTTACAGAAGAAACACCTACACCGTCACCAGTTTAGGATAAAGAGGGTAATACAGAACAGTAGCCTAAAGATGACACTGATAATAACCAAGAGTAGCCTAAAGATGATGCAAGTCAACCTCAGCCAGAAGCTACAGAGCCGTAGACTCCAGAGCCAGAATCTCCTAAACCTTAGCCAAAATTTGAATAGTCTGAGGCAAGTAAACAGGTTGGTGGTAGATTAAATAGCTATAAAGTATGGTGCGACAAGCATGTAAAGAGAAATTTGACTACAAGTTCTCATTATTTTATAATAGACGAAGATGGTAAACTTCAGCTTGCTAGACGCGTTCATAGTACACTTGACAGTAGAGAGTCTGATACTAACGCTAATCTTATTTCTAGGAATAAATAGATACAGGACTTTATCGAAAACCTAAATAAGATTACTACATTAGAACAGCTTACAGAATATGTTAATAGCGTAGATGAGACAAAGAATATACAGGGTTATATAGATTATCTGAAATAGGGTGAGTTTAAAGATTACTTTGACGATGAAGTAAAATTCGGTATTGCTCACGAATTGGTTAATAAAGGAATTGGTACACCTGGTGACGTAGGAAACCTTATTGACTTTATGTGTAGATCTTTCTTTGCAGGAGAGCCGTTATCATATGGTACAAATTTACAAATATTTGATGGAGAGGTTAGTAGTATAAGAGAGTTTATGAACGGTGATACGTTCGCTTCTATAATGTCTTAGTTAAAATCAATATAGGAATACTACAATTCTTTAGGATGGACTCTATATACACAACCATACACTTGGCATACATCAAGATTTGATTCAAAAACTGGAAAGCGTATCAATATTGCTGGAGAAACCGACATGATAGCAGTCGATCAAGACGGCGGTATTCATATCATAGATTTTAAAACGTCTAAGAAATCGTTTACTCGCAAAAGTGGTGGTAAAACTGATCTTGAAAAAATTGATCCAGGATATAGAACAAGTTGGATTGGTTTTTATTCAGAGCAGTAGACTATGTATAAACTTATGATGCAGGACAACTCTCTTGAGTTTAACATAAAATCTGTAGAGCTACTTCCATTTAGCGTTAAGTGGAAGAAAGATGGAGATAGCTTTATTTTAAATAAAGTCACTAATGAGCCGAAGAACAAATCTATACAAATAGACTTTAGTGATGATGTAGAAAATAGATTTACGAAAGAGATAAACATAGATGAATTTAAGTAGGCTTATGATTCTACTAGAGAGTTAATGGTATCTACGCACAAAAACGTCGTTGCCAATTTAGCATCTATTGACAATCTGCCGGTGTCTTTTAAAGAATCTTTGGAAGAAATATTCAAAAGTGCTCCAGATGAAATTACTGAGTTTGATAATACTTAGGAAATGCTTACTAAATTATAGGCTCATACATCTTAGATGAATGATATTATAAATAGAATGAAGCAAATCCTCGAAGATGCCGAAGAATACGAAAGATAGGAAGCTGAAAAAGCTGAAGAATTAGCAAAAGCTGAATAGAAAAGAAAGGAAGAAGAACGAAGAAATAATCCTAATCCGGAGGATTATGATGTCAAACAATAGATATACGCTGATATTGATAGAACTTTAGAAGCTATATCAGACATAGTATCGTATGATAATAATAGTGTTCCACAAGAATTAGATCCTGATAAACAAACTGAGCTTTCTAAGCTCATTTCGGAATTTTATGAAATTGCTGTACAGTTGGGAGATTTGTCCATACTTCCAGAAGATATTGAAAAATAGAATGAAATATTTTAGACTGTACAGACAGTAGAAGATGATTTTGGAATCACTAGAGATTAGCATAACGTTGTAAAGAAATACAGCAAGGCTAAGATGAATCCGTTTAACAACCTTGACCAAAAACAGATAGATGAAAACGAAGATCTTGTTAAACTTTCTACAGAATCTGATTTTGTTACAAATTCTACATTTACTTATAAGATAGGTGAGTATACGGACAAACTTGGCGAGAAAAAGAAAACTGTATTTGTAGATATAGAATATAATGGAAAGGCTGGCAAGAAGTCATTTAAGGATATGCGAGTATGGGTTTCTTCGTATTCTATAGATGGTAAACGCTTAGCAAAAACATTGTACGACTAGATTACTTAGCTTTAGAATGGATTATAGAAAGGATGGCGACTTGTTCCAGAGCGAGTAAATAGAACGAACGGTAAAACAAAAACGCTTAGATCTCAGCAGCAAAAGAATATTCTTGATACAGAGATATCTAAGACATTGGGAACAGATTTGTATAAGATAAAGTTTGATGGTAAGCAGAATACTATTGGTATAGTTAAGAAAAATTCTACATCAGAAGGCTCTATACTTACAGTATTCGCTCCTAATACGTATGGCGATCTTACAAGAAGCATACAATCTTACCCTATTAACCAAGCGCTACATCAGGGAGACTTTGTTGTATTATATAGGCCACAATACGATGAATTGAGTGGCTTCGAAGAAAGAGATCCTGTTCCTATTATAATGAGAACAAAGCAAATATCATAGAAGGACGCAGATCTTATTACAAGTATACTAAAATAGATAACTCACGGTAAAGTAAAGTAGGTAGACTACTATTATGAGGATGATAAAAACACTGGTTTGACATACGGTCAAATTCTTAGTTTGTTCTTCCCATTTGGTGAAAACTTACCAAATCATGGCAAGAACCTTATGTCTGTATATATTGATAAGGATAATCCTGCCAAGGTTATGATATCTATAAAAGAAAAGGATCCAAAAACAGGATTAAAGCAACTAAAATAGCATTATTATTCATACGACTTTTCTGACGATGAACAAATAAATCAATTTAACAAAGATATACAAAAGTATAAAATTGCAGCTAGAGCAAACTTTTCTCAACAAAATCTTGCAGAAAATGGCGAATTGTATAAGCTTAAGGAATTCTTTGATGATAATCCTAATGAAGCATTACAGTTTGGTGATTCAATAAGATTCGAAGCTAGTGATTTCAAAAATCCTAAACAGCCTAATGATAAGCAAGGTCTTGGTGGTATAGCTTGGTATATAAAGAATAATATACTTACTACAGATTTTAATGGATTTGAGTCTTCCAAAATAAGTTTCGATGGAGTAAAAAAAGAGAGAATTAAAAAAGAGCCAATCGAAGACGAAACTCCTATTGATGAGAGCGAAGAAATAGAAGGTACAACAAATAATGAGCATAGCGATAGCGACAATTTAGACTAGTACTTTAAAGATAATTAGGAAGTAGACTATGCAGCATGGAACGATAGAACTCAAAGACATAGAAATTTTGAGTACGATACCGAAAGGGCTGCTAGAGAAATTCATAGACTGTTAGGAAGCGTTCGTTTAGACTTTGCAAAGAATAGTAATGGTGAAGATGATTTTGTAGCCATGCTTAGAGGTGGAGTTGGAGTAGTTGGAAGATGCTATGCGGACTCTATCATATTATCTAAATTTGCAGACGAGGGTACAGAATATCATGAAGCATTCCACAGAATTGCTGAGATATTAATTCCGAAGAGGTTACATGATAAATTGTATAAAGAGTTTAGAAAAAGACGTTCTAATACGATATTTACAGACAGGTAGGTTAGTGAAGAATTGGCTGAAGGATTTAGAATCTTCATGTTAAATAAGCCTAGATTACACTGGAGCTTAAATCTTGTAAAAATGTATAATAATATTAAAGACTATATTCAGCAAGTAAGCAATATGAATATGGGATGGAAATTATACACTGCTTATATGATAGCAAACTCTGGTGTATTTAGATATGTAAAAGCAAGCAACAAGAGAAAGGAAGAGTTTAAAAACGTATTCAAATTTAAAAACGCAGAGAGTTCTTTGTTTAAGCGTGGCGGCAGATCATTCAAATATGTGCTGAACCAGTAGATGTATGATGAACTGATAGACACACTTGTATATGCGGTTCTTAATAATCAGAATTTTGATTGGGGAGGATCTGATATACAAAATATAAGAGTTGATCTTGGTTATATAACAGGTGACGCTATCTCTGATGAGAAAAGAAAGAAACAAGCACAGGCGTTGTATAATGTAATAGCTGCACCACAGGTTACAGTAGAGTAGCTTGAGTCAAAGTTAGGAGAATCTAAATATAAGCAAAAAGCAGTTGGATTCCTTGCAATGAAAGAACTGCTGCAAGAAGACGTATATAACAATGTTGTAATGGATGATGTTGCTGCAAAACTATCATCTATAGCTACAAATGCTACAAAGATAGCCGAAGAAGACAATGTTGTTGATGTAGAAGATGATCCAGATGCAAACAATGGTAATATTGGAGAGCATACTAAAGCATCATATGAGTTCTCTAGATTCAGTAAGGCATCACAAAGAGTTAAGTTCTTCTTCTCTACGTTTAGTAATTTCAGATGGGATACAAGATTTAAGGTTGATGAGAACAATCATGTAACCTTCCAAAGAGTTCTTGTTGCAGAAAAGAATAGTTTAGGCATGCCTAAATTTATGGATGCCGGAATTGCTTTTAACAGAGTAATGAATTAGCTTCACGATATTTCTACAATACAAGATTTATATGAAAAAGTATCATCTAGGGCTAATGATAACCCTATGTTTAAACAATTCAAAAAGAGACTCGATGTTCTTATAGAACAAGCTAAAACCGATCCTGATAAAGAAGCTCTTCTTACTTAGATAAAAATGATCATAAAGTCAAATAAAAATACATTTATGATCTGTAAGGCTAACCGAAACCCTTAGAGTGGAAAGTATTCGTTGAGCATACAGAGCTCTGATAGTGATTATTCTTCTATATATCATAAACAGAAATGGTCACAAATGTTCTCAAATGGTGGGGGTATGTCAATTCTGCACAAGAATGATAAAGGTGAAACTGTTTTAAAAGATGGACATAATGCAAGAGAGCTATATGATATAGAGAACTTCTTTACTGCGCCAATGGGCGAAAGAGGACAAGTTACTATAAATGGCAAATCTGTTAGAGTTTATGGTTTATTTGAACATCTTGAAGACCCTGATCATAGACCTTTTACAATAAAGAATGTATGGAGAAGGAAAGATTCTAATGATCCAACAGATCTTATCGTAGATTGTCGTAACGAAGGAGACTTTGTTGCTATTAAACAGGACTTCTGTAACCAATTACAAAAGCTTGGTATAAACTTTACTCTAAGTGAATTAGATTACATGCTCGAATAGAAATATGGATAGTCTGATGCTAATGCAATGAAGTAGTTATTCGAGAGTTCTGTAGAATGGATTGATAGTAAAGATGGAGAGAAGAAAAAAGCAGGATTATTCGAAAGTTTTTATTCTGCACTTGGTAGCTTAACAAAGCCAGTATCTGGCAGAGTTACACTAAATATCAATCAGTAGTACATAGATAGAATTTGGGACAATGTTACTCTAACAAAAGAGTTGTCTAGATGGAAATATAATTATGAGCACTCTCAAGAAGAATTGTCTGTATTAGCTATAAATAATAACAAATACTACTAGATATCTGATAACAATTACATCTCTGATATGGTTGATAATCTTAATGGTGTACAATACCATGAAGGATCATCAAAAGATGGGTATATAATGGATTAGAGTGTAAGAAACCTTATCGAATACTCTTACAATTATATAGAAAGTGATGAGTCTACTCCAGATTAGAAGGTAGGAATTGGAAGTATTATAGCAAAATAGATGATTAAAAAAGACCATCCTAATATTAGCGTTAGAACGCTTATTGGTTTTAAAACTAATCAAGGACAAGATAGAGGTAGAGATTATTTTAAGATAACAAAGCGTGAAGACTATGTTGCTAAAATGACCATCCTTTAGAAGGGATATATAGTATTCCCTACTATGTCTGATAAGAAGACATGGGTATTCTTAGACGGCGTTAAATTGCCTGGTATTAATTATAAAGAAGGTGCTGCAAAAAAGAATCTTCCAATAATATCTGCTACAATGGTAGATGGTAAAGAGCAAATTAGTATAAGATTCCCTGATAATGTGCTTGATCAGTTTAGAGAATATGCTATGTGTGAGTATAAGGCTATTAAAGAAGCTATAGATATGGACTTAAAACCAGAAGAAGTTATAGCAAACTTTGATAACAAAGACCAAGGTAAGTATTTCTCTAGTCTTACTGGCGTCTATGATAAAGATGGTAATTTTATTTCTTTTGTAGATAAAGAAGCTGGATACGAGAAGTCTCTCAAAATAGCTGAGGAAACATTCTTTGACCCAACAAAGATTTCTAGAGACCAGCAAAGAGACATGATAAACGAGCTTCTCGTGAGACAGACTTAGAAAGAGATAGAGTACATGAAGAAGCTTCATCTTGTATCTCAAAACAAATTAGGTCAATATATCAACAAAGGTTTAGACACAATTACCATTGGTAATATCAAGAGTGCAATAAAGACAGGAAGACAAAACAACGCTATCACTGGTAACAGCGATGCAATTTGGTGTCTTGCTGCCGATATCACAGCTAAATCTATTATGTCTTTACAGGAGGTAGAAAGAATCTTTAGCGGTAACCCGGCTTATTATAAATGGCAGTTTTCTGGTGCGTCACTCGTAGATAGATAGGTTGATGAATTCAAACGATTTGGTGGTCTTATATCTACTGGTGATAACAACGTATTAGATTTCATTAATTCAAAGGATGGCGAATACACATGTGCAGAAGTAGCTAACGAGTTAGTAAGTTCCCCTCAATACGATAAGCTTAAATAGCTTATGACCGAAGGAGAGTATAAGTCTGCTCTTATAAACCTCGCTCAAGATGGATAGGTGCAATTTACACCGGATTAGATAGACGCTATGACATTAGACGAGGTTAAACAGCATATACCAGAAGATGTAAAGGATATTGTTGAAACGAAAATTGCTGCAGAGACCAAGTCTTACGAAAATGGTATTGATGTTGCCGATGGTGGAGCTTATATCACTGCTAATATGTGTGAGAATTTGCTTCGTATGAACGGAAAATGGAGCAAGGATATAGAAAGAGCGTTCAAGATTCTTAAGTCATCAACAAAGGAGCATTTAACACCAAAAGAAATGTTATCTATAGCGGAAAACTATTAGAAAGTATTCACATCTGTTATTGGATGTTATAAGTATACAGCTTTTGGATTAAGAAGACAAGATGTTAAGTCTAAAACTAAACCTTAGACAATAACAAGACTTGTACCTTATTATAACAAAATGGCTCTTTTCCCAATATTTGACTGTATTGCTACTGGTAGAATGGCAGATATTTATCAGAAGATGAAGGCATAGAACATAGATATGCTTATGATAAATTCAGCTGTAAAGGTTGGTAGTCAAGGTAGCCTTGGTGGTAAGGAAACTGAGAATAAAATAGACTTCGCAAGTGATAATATCAAGTTTAACACTTATAAGCAGAAGTATCAATTCTTAAGAAAACAGCTTAACACAGATCCAGGAGATAAAGATCTCTAGAACATGGGTACACAGATGACTAAAATTGCTCTTAGTAATATTGTATTAGGAAGAACATACACAGTCAAAAATAATGATGGATCATTTACTACTAAGACAGGATTATAGTTAAGAAATGATATCATGTCTGCGATAAATGATTTGTCTAAACTTGGATACGACTCACTTCAGAAAGAATTCTTTGATAAAGACGATGATGGCAACATAAAGCTTAATGAGGAAAGATTTGCTAAATATTTGAGAAAACAGCTTACTGATAGAGATGCGGATAACAACTCAGTTGGAGCCCTTAATATAGTATACACAAACTACGATGACGAAGGTAATCCTATAAAGGGTACAGAGCAGATGGAAATACCTTTAGCCGCTACATCAAACTCAAACTGGATAGAAAGTATTCTTACATCTAGTATTAATAAACGAGTTATAGATATAGCTACACCTGGTGCTCCATTTATTCAGAGATCAGTTTGGGGCATGGAAGGAATGCCTACTAAGCTATTAGATAATCAAGTTCCTGGTATATTTAATGGCACCCTCAATCATGGTAATCGTCTTTAGATGATTAATGAAGAAGGTTCAATGGACTGTATGCTGTCATTGGATTACTTTGTTGAATATTATGAGGACAAAGATGGTGAAGAGGTTATGTACTTCAGACCTGCTGGCAAGAAATGTAGACTATAGGTATTTGACAAAGATACCAAAAAGTTTAGAAACATGTCCTTTACAGAAGCTAGAAAATGGCTTATTGATAACAAGGTTATTGGTTCTTCTTTTGACTATACTGACAAAGATGGTAATAAAGTACACAAAGATGGAGCTAGTGCCAACATTATCGGTTATCGTATTCCTACCCAGGCTCAGTCATCTATACATGCTTTAAGATGTGTTGATGTTTTACCGGTTGTTAGAGATACTGTAGTACTTCCAGAGGAGTTTACAAAGATAACTGGTTCTGACTTCGATATTGATAAACTTTTCTTAAGTTGTAAACCTTACAATTCTTATAAAGATAAGGATGACCATAATAAAAGAAAGGTTAATTTTAATTTTGAAGAAGGATCTGAGCAGGATTTGCAAGCAAAGCTCATGGATGGATACATGTCGTTGTTACTTGATTGGAAAAGCGAAGACGATAAGGATTCTAGAACATGCAACATACTTCATAGATCTATTGATAATGATACATCTCTTGTTAAAGCCAAAGGTGCATCATATTTAGGTTTTAATGTACTTTCTGATATAGAGCAAAATCTTGATAAAGAACAAGTTGTAATGCCATATGATTTCTATACACCTAGAAATCAAGTAGAGACTAAGGATACATTCTTAACAGGTAAAACCGGTATCGGTCCGTTTGCGTTGAATAATAACAGCTAGATCCTTACAATGCTTTATGATGTTAAGTTTACACAAAAGGTAGGTACTATTATGAAAGACCTTGGTCTTGATAGGCTTGGTAAAACTCTTGATAGAAATCAGCAGAATATATTATCTTGGCTATCTGCTATGATTAATGCTCATGTTGATATTGCTAAAGATCCATATATCACTAGATTGAATGTAAATCCTTATACATACAATCTTGTAAACCTGCTTCTTAGAGTTGGACTTGGAGAAGATACATTCTACTTTACAACTCAAGGAATCATGAAGGATTTAGCTTTTGCGTACAACGATTCTGTTAGTACGTATATGGCTGATGATAGTAAGACACCTTGGTAGAGACGTAGGGATGCAGAAAACGATGTTCTTAAGAAGTATTTCTCAGAAGAACAAGAAGATGATAACAATCCTAATTGTATACCTAGTATAATGGAGGAAATACAGAAAGGTTTTGATGATATTCCTACAGCTGTAGAACAAGACTATATAATTAGGTAGATTTTAGGAGAATTCTAGAAAGATGGTAAATGGATACGAGGCTATATTGATGAAGAAGGTAATGAACATTTAGTTGATGTTAAGAACAAAGTTAGAAATTCTATAATTAGAGAGATGTCTATAAATTAGAATCCTAACAAAAAGGGATACATAGACCCAACGTCAACTAAGAAGATGTTCACAGTAATGTCTAGAGATGGTAAGGAAATAAAATTATCACCACTGGATGTTACAAGATGGGTATTTATAGCCAATAAGAGGTTTGAGAAGCCTGGCGATGCATTGGCAAATCTTGTTAAATATTCTAAGATAGACACAAAGAAACAGGGTAAAAATATAGCTGAGCAAGATGCTTATCTTAAAGGATATAATGATACTTATAATCCTGGAGGATAGACATACCAGCAGTTTGAGCCTACAAGTTTATCTGCCTTAAAAGATGGTTCGTATATAGGACAAAAAACAAAGTATGCTACAGACCTGTATAGAGACGTAGTTGGACAACAGCTTCTTTCTTCTTGTATGGCTGTGTTTGGAACCAGAAATAAAGAAGGTAAGAGAATGAAAGATGGTATATTACCTCAAATACTTAAAGCCATAAATAGAAAAGACGGAGCAGTTCCGGCTGATCTTCTTAATAAGATTATGATATAGATAACATCTTGTATTAAGTCAGAATTCTTTAACAATTACTGTAACGGTAACAATAAGGACGGAGATATAATAAATATTCACGACTTATTCTCTGGAGACAATACAATTTATGATAGATTGCTTGATCTTTAGATTAAGGCTGAATCTGATCCAAATTATTCTTACCTTAAAAACAATCTGCTTTTGAAGGTTCTTGTTCCAACTTTAAATACTGAAGACGGTCCTAATAAAATAGAACACGATCAGATAGAATTACTTAATACATTTGGAGAAAGAGAGGGTACATACGAAAAACCGAAGTTTGTAAAATTCTTTAACTCGATGGATGATGATAGTAAGAATTCTAACTACGTATATGAAGCTTGGGAAAGATTACTTGAAGATACAGATGAAACCGTAAGAAAATTTGCTAGAGATTTGGTTGTATATTCATTCTATTCATCTGGAGATATGTCTGGTTTTTCTAAGTTCTTTAAGTATGTTCCAAATAGTTGGAGACTTAGTTCCGGATACGTTGATTTCGTAAGAACTAAACTTAAGGACTTAAATACAAGAATACCATCTGCTGTTTATATACAGGATATGGTTGATGATATAATTTTAAATAACTGGTTCGATAATGATTTTGTAAAAGAGTATCGTCCTAGTTAGCTTATTGGAGTTGTTGGTCAAAATACAATAACATATAATCCTCATGCAAAGCCAGAAAATATGATTAGTATGTACGCTAATTATAAAGGTTATTAGAAAAAGGTCCTAACAAACAACTCTGGAGAAGCTATTAATATGTTCGGAATATTGTCTCCATTTGATCACGCTGCTCCTAATATAGCATGCGGTTTAACTGTAAGAAATGGAAAATATCAATCAACTATAGATTATCAGCATCCACCTAGATTCATAAAGGTGTCTAGAAACAACATGAAGAAAGGGCAGTCTCAACACGATTACACAATCTATATGCATTATACTACTGGAGAGAAACATATTCAGAATAGTAATGGCGAATATGAAGCTATACGTTATCCAATTTACGTTAAAGTAAATCCTAAGGGATATAAAAACGGAATATATAACATTACAGAATTTGGAACGCCAAACTCAGCAGACAATGTATTTGGCATACAAAGTAGAGATGCTGCAGGAAAGTCATGGAAAGATATAGAGCCTACTGCTTTTGACCAAGAAATTAACAAGGTTAAGATTGAACAGGGTAAGCCTACTATATCAAGAGTTAGTGATGTTGAAAATATTGACAGAATATTAATTGGTACAGAGAACGGTAAGATTCTTCCTCCTTTAGGAAGCGAATATTATAGAATATCTGACGATCAGGGAGAGCGTGAATGGAAATCAAGTGTTCCTGATCAGTATAATTATGGAGAAGGTGACGAGAAGGGATCATTGCTTGAAGATTTATTTAACTTTAAAGATTCTCAATTAAATAAAAAGGACACTAAAGGTAAAACATTAGCAAATCTAGATGATCTAGACGATAAATTAGGATGCTAATAAAATATATTAGTTATGGTTTGTATAATAAGAAGCAAATATTAGAAAGAGCTAAAACAATTATCAGGTATATTGGGCGGTGAGAAAGCCGCCCACTATGCTTTATGTATGAATAATGGGTACAATCTTACTGATACTAAAGAAGGTAAGCATTCTAAATTATTCGATTAGCTCAAAGAAAAATACGGAGAAGATGAAGCTATAAGGATGAAAACTTATACTTTTACTCCGTAGTTCACAGATTAGTTTGGTGATTGGTATAATGATAATATAAACAAAAATAACGAAATTATAAAAAACGCCACAGTTATATGGGGACATCCTGGAACTGGTAAGACGTGGTTATTTAAATAGGGCAGAAAGGATATAATAGATTTTGATTCTGAATATAAATCAAAATTAGGAAATCTTGAATAGAGAGACAAGCTTAAAAAAGAAATTGGAAAGCAAGAATACAACAAAAGACTTGATTAGTTATTTGATTAGGCAAAACAAGAGGCTAAGGAAACTGGCAAAAAACTTCTTGTTAGTGATATGCACTTTCTTAGAGATAGAGCAGATGATCTCGATGCTATAACAAACATTTCCGATAAAGAATTTATTCAAAGAAGTCATTAGAGAGGAGAGCATGACGAAGCAGATAAAATGGATTGGAAGAAATCTATAAATAAAGCAATGTTAAATGCTCCTAAGGATAAAATAATTAACACGACTGGATATATATCAAATCTTTTAGATGATTCTGAAATAAATAAAATAGACGAAAATGGAGAGCCCAAAATAGAATATGTGGAAAAATTGTACAATGAGTATAATGATAATAATTTTAGTGACTCTATAACATTTTCAACTCTTGGATATGAATCGAACTTGCAAAAAATGAAGCAAGCTATGCAAGATGAAGGAGAGGCAATAGATTCAGCTGTACAGCAATCTATAAATACTTCTGTGAAAAATATTGCTATTAAGCCAGGTGAGTCTTTAATACATTTTTTCAAAAGAAAGAATGTCATTAAAGGCAAGCTTATTACTGATAAAGTAAACCAAATAATGTAGAAAAGACAACAAGTTTTAGCTTAGCATTATGGTTTAAAATAGGTAGTAAAAGATGATGGCTCTATAGAATACTCAACTGATAGCAAAGATGTAGATAAACAGATTCTTGTTAAGTTTGTAAATAGCCTTGGCGACAAGCGTGGAATGTATAGAGAAGCAGAGCATACTTTGTATATCTCGCTCATAAACGCCGACCCAACAACTATGAATCACGAATTAGCTCACTATTATGTAAGAACATTCTGGTAGAGCAAAGAAGTACAGAAAGCCTTATCAATATTTGATGATAAGAAACTTAGTTCTAGATAGCTTGAGGAAAGATTAGTAGAAGAGATAACATCACGTACAATGGCTGAAAATTTCTCTACAGAGCCACAAAAGCGGTCTATAATACAATAGTTCTGGAATAGCTTTAAAAACCTCTTAAATCGCCTTATTTTGGGCAAAATGACCGAATCTAAGAAGAATGATATACTTGACTCTATAGCAGCTAACTTTTACTTGAACAAATAGCTCGAATAGGACTACAAGTCAATGGCTTTCTACGATAAGTATAATGGCGATATGTTTTAGTAGGGCGATATACCAAACGCTAATGACTTAAAGGTATACGAGACTATATCAACAGCAGTTAAACGTAGATATTCGGCAGAGCGTGCTCAAAAGGCAAAAGATACTATAAAGATACAGACTCTTAGAGCCAAAATAAAAGAGTATCAAGAAGATATTGATTTAGGCTTCTTTGGAGAACATGTAACAAGAAGCACAGATGAGTAGCAAGAAAAAATAACATCTAATGTAGAATGGATTTTAGACCAGGCTAGACGAGAATTAAATGTACTTGGAAGGCATTTGTCAGATAACAGGGCAGGTGTAGAATAGATGACAGCAAAATAGCTATTCGACGCACTTACAAACGTTGTTGGATATTATGAATACATATTCAATAATAAACAGTATGGAATATTCTAGTCTTTAGGAAAATACGGCAATAGCGGTATAGCGGAATTTAAAAACGATAGCACTTTGTATCAGGCTTTTCAAGAAGCAAAAAGAGATTTGGATTCTATACATGAAGAATTGAATACCTAGATAAAAGAATATTTAGGAAAACGATTGTATGATTTCGTATAGGACAATGTAACAATTGGAGATAAAGATGTATTTTACCAGAATGTTATGCACTGGTTATACAACGAAATAGACAATGGCTCATTAAACGCATTTGAAAAGTATGTTGGTATAGCTTCTAGTTCAAAGTCTTAGTTAATTAGAATTGTTGATAATATGATTCAATCAGTTAAGAATGAGAAAAGAAGAAACGCTCTTACTGTTGGTCATGAATTTGTCAGCAAAATGAATAAGTTAGCTGGTCATTCTGTTTCTAATTATCAGGCTAGATTTTGTGAAACTGATTCTGATGGCAAGACTACCGGTTATTGGGTAAGACCAATAAATTATGGTTAGTACTATAAAGAGAAAAGACAATTCGTTATCGACCTTGCAAAAAAGCTCGGGTTGAATCCAGATTCAAAAACAGGTAGAGTTGACTTATCTAATGTTGATACAAAAACCAAGAGAGATTTCTTAAACAGCATTGAAGACTGGGTTGGAGAACATGCACATAGAAGATATAAGGCTGAATATTATAAAAAGAAGAGAGAGTTCTTGTCAGATGATACAATGAGGACAATGGGTGCAATACAAAGACAAATAAACGTCCTATTATCTAAACAGTATGACGAAGATGGATATTTTATGCCTTATAGATTAGGAAGATCTGATAGAGATTTACTTGAAAGACTTTAGAGAGAAAAACAGCAACTGTCTAATTTTTATGATAGAATAGAGGTGTCTTCTGGCGAAGTTAAAATAGTTCCTAAGACAGGCGACGCTTTGCGTATGGCTGAAGAAATTCATGCGTGGTACAACTATATTAATGGAAAAATAAAATATAAACCTAATGTAGAAAAATACAATGCTGGATTAAAAAAGCTACAAGATTAGTTATAGAATGCAAGCTCTTCGTCAGAAAAGTTAAAGATACAAAACCGTATAAAAAGTTATTTACATTATAATAGTAAATGGCAGTATACTGAAGACTTCTAGAACCTTTTGAACGAATGCCATTCTGGTGAACAAGATAAGAGGCTTGCTATACTTTAGGAAAGAAGAAGAAAATTACTTATACCCGCTAAAGACGTTAATGACGCATTAGCTTCTCCAGACTTACAGAATTTGACTGTTGAAGATTTAAAATAGATACAATATCTTGATGAGTAGATATCTAGGAGAAAGCTTATCATAGAAAATAACTATGAAACATTAAAGTCAAAAGAAGAGAGTGGTACACTAACTCCTGCAGAAAGAAAATATCTTGATAAATTAGAAAAGTCTAAAGAAGAACCGTCTTGCGATTTTAACGATATAGCAGCAATGGATGAAGTTAAAGTTCGTGGAACAGAAACCACTATGTATGATTGGTGGGAAAATAAGCTTAAAAATGAAGGTTGGAGTCAGTAGTAGATTACTGAATTATTGTGGTATACAGATAGAAAAACTGGAGAATCTAGAGTATTAAGCTGCTTCTTTAGAATGGTTCCAAAAGTTGATGAAAATAGCGAGGATGAATTAACATTGCCAAATGGTAAGAAAATAAATGTTTTAAAAAGAGTTCCTGGAAACGCTTATTCTGAATTAGATGAGACTTCAGAGTTAGCTGATGAAGAGTACGATAAGACTTCAAATGAAACAATGTAGCCTAAAAAGAATGGCGTATATAATGGTAAGGCGTTCTCATACGAAAATAAGCAGTATAACAAGCTTACAGAAGAGGAAAAGGATTTCTTAAACAACTATATTATTAAGAAATTAATGTGGGGTTCTAATGAAAAAATAGCAGGCAAAGTATCAGCTAAATCATATAGAATGCCACAAATACATGGAAATTCTGTAGAAATGATGTGGGGTAGAGGATTTGGACCTCTTGGTATAGCAAAGTCAATAGGATACGCTGCAGGACAATTTTCTTAGATAAACGAAACTGATACAGAATTCGATATGTCTATGTCTGACGACTTAGCAATGAGACCGGACGGAACAAAGGTTGGTGTTATTCCTATTAGATATGTAAAGACACTTGATGATCCAGAACATATTTCTACAGATATTATAGGATCAGTAATGTCTTACTGGATGATGGCAGAAAACTTTAGACTTGTATCATAGTTGACACCAGATTTGGAATTGATTCACGATTCTGTAAATAACGGCACAACTACAGATACTGCAAAAGTTATTAGAGAAATGATAGATACATATATGTATGACAAACATACAAAACTAAACGAAAACTCTAATAAGAAAATGTCTAAATCTGCACAGAGGTTAATAAAATCTGCAGACACTATTAGAAAGAATACATCTAGAACACTTTTGTCTCACAACTACTTTACTATTATGAAGGGATTCCTTGATGCTAGCAAAACAGTTGGAATTGAAGCTTTTACAGGTAAATACATAACAGCTAAAGATATGGCTTACGCTCATAGCTACATAGCTAGATCTCTTGGTACCATTGCTGCGAGTGTTGGAAAACCAAACGTTCATGGTTGGTTGGCAGCAGCAATGCAGTATAATGGTTGCACAAAGAGTATAGATGAATCATTTAGTCATACACAAAATACTTGGGCTACGAAGTTTCTTAGAGATAATCTGTTAATGGGCGGTTATACGGTAACAGACTTTATGGTTACTGGTATGATATGTGCTTCTGTGTATCACCATTTTAGACTAGTACATGTTCCAATAGTAGAAAAAGTAGACAAATCAAAAATCCTATATAATGCAGAATATAAAGTTACTGGATGGGAGGATAGATTTGTAAACCAGGAAGAAGCTATGGATTTGTACTACAAAGCTGGACTTGGTGATTAGGCTGGTATGCAAAATTATGAAAATGCAAAGATAACTTTGCATGATGCTTATGTTGAAGAGAATAGTAATTTCGTAATTCGTGATGAATTTAAAGATAAAGTTAGTAAGCGTCTTGAAGATATAGTGTCAAACACCATAAAAGAAAGATCAGCTGTAGCAAATGGTATGATGCCTGAAAATGGAAGACATTCTGTAGCATATACTAATCCATTTGCAAGATGGATAATGGTAATGCGTGGATACCTGCCTACTCTTGGATTTGATAGGTTTAAAGCCGGTAGCGACTTCTCTGAATACAAGTCAGACAAATATAATCCTACTTCTTTTAATGCTATAAAATATAAAAGAAACAATGGTGAAATGTCTGAGGAAGAGTTCGAGAGAGCTAGGGAGTACTATGAGAGATATGATGGCTAGTTCAATTTTAATACAGCTACAGTTGATAGGGGTCAAGTAAGAGCCACTATAACAGCATTGCGAAAGACAATAAATAATGCACTTCAGTTAGCAAAGCATCTCATTACATTTGATTTTGATGCTATTAAAAACGACAAAGGTAGAAGAAGTAAAACTTATAACGAAAAGAAGATGTTGTTAAAGTCTGCATTAGAAATAGGCTTTATTGCAGCTATGGGTATATTATCTGTATTTACTGCACAGATGATATAGGACTTAGATGATGACGACGACGATATAGTTCAGTATGCAACATATGCAATAGCTTTATTGAATTAGGGATTATTAACAGAGTCTTCTACAGCGTGGGTTCCAAACACCGTATTAGACTTGTTTACATCTCCTACTACGGTGTACGCGTATTTGCAGAGATATGCATACTTTGGTAATATTGTAGGATAGTTAGCATATTTGGGATTAACTACTATATCTGATGAAGATGACGCTTCTTACTACGAAGATGTTCTTGGCAAGAATTCGTCTTATGCTGGTCGAACAAAATTGGAGAAGGATCTTATTAAATTGTCTCCTTTATTCGGAATACCTGGAAGCAATCTTTACGAAAACTTTACTGTATCTGGATTAAAAGGTAAGTATAAATTTTATAGTCAAAGCGTTGCGCCTAATTCAACTCTGTATAAAATAAACAAAGCTTTTAGCGGAGGAGATAAGAAATCGTCTAAATCTAATTCAAACCCTTGGATTAACGAAGATTACGAACCGTCTTTTGGCGGAGGTTCTTCCTATGATCCTTCTGACAGATTTGACGAATAATCGTATAATTGATGTCGTAACGTTTTAAAGAAAACAAAAAAAACAAAAGCTCAAGTCTCAATTAAGAGGCCTGAGCTTTTTTCGTTCTCAAAGTATACGTCGTCTAGTGTGACGTAATTATCGTTAAGAGGAAGATTACTTTCTTCGCAACTTATTTTATTATATTTGTCACATATGAAACGATTAATATAATTATCCGTACAACACCAGAATTTATTTATTTTGTCACGTTCTTTTGTTGTAAGATTTACAACACCATCCATAATATCCAAATATTTTTTTGGAATTACTTTTAGTATATATACAGTAAAAGGTTTGTTTTTAATATATATGGTGTCTGATCCATAATATGTTGACAAACCTTTTATTTTTCTATCTGTATACCATCGTTCATCTGTATGACACAAATTGCTATATACAAGAAAGATGTGGGAATCTAAGTATGGCTTATCAATATTATTTGTATAAGCGTCATAGAATCCAACATCTTCTGATATATCTTCAAGCATCATATTTTCTCCTAACAAAGGAATTAATACTTTGCATTGTTTACTCATAGGTTCAAGGTTTCACTACCGTCTCCAGTATAGTAATCATAGCTATGGTCCCAGTTACCTGTTCCCAAATGCCATAAATACACTTTCATGAAATCATGTATTGCTATTTCTCTAGAATTAATCTGAATTGAATCTAATCCGAAAACTCTTATTTCATTACTGCCTGTTGTATCAATAGCAATAATATAAAACTCAAATCTCCATTTATCAAATTCATCAGTCATTTCTAACACGTTTTCAAAATACCAATATACTGCATCTTGATAAAAACACAATTGCCTACAGTAATCAAATTCTTTCATACTATCTTCAAAGTGCCATAACTTAGCTGTAGTTTTGATATCCATAATTGTACATGTCTTTGTATCAAAGTCAAATGTACAACTATCAAGCAACGATTTACATGCAATAGAAGTATATGCTCCATGATTCAATTCGTCTTCAGCCCAATAGTCCCAGTTTATCTGGAACTCGTGGTATACGTGCATATTACTATAATCGCCAGCCTTTTGTAGTAGTTGTTTTGCTAACTTATGTTCTTCAACATTATGCTGAATCTTCATAAGCTGGTCTAAGTCGTACTGAGATATAAGTATTTTCTTAGACTTAATAGCTTCGATATAATCCTTATACTCTACGCTTATTTTAAGCGCTTCTGAGAGGATTTTATCTTCACTCTTTCCAACTATACTATAAGACTTGCGATAAGCCTCTGAGAGCTGTTTATTTAGCTCTATTTCAACGGTATTTATTAAGTTTTCACAGAACTTTTGTGCTTGCGCACTTTTAGGCTTGTCGCCATCGAACAGAACGTAATCATTCCAGAATTGGTCTGGCTGAAGTAGGAACTCATGTATCATGGTTCCTTTACGTAACTGTGGCAAATCTAAGCCTTTCTCTTTACCATCCAGCATATTACGAAGATAGGCCGGCCCTTTATTCAAGAACCAGCCTATCGCACTATTACTAATACGCGACGAGTCCGAGTAGTAGTCAATTTCGTACTTCGGAATCTTATATTCAGGATAAATCATATAAAATATCTCCACTTAAAGCCTGCACAATGATTTCTACGATATGTACAACATGCACAAATATTAGCAGCTTGTATATTGTAATACTTAGCGGCTTCTGCTGCACTATTCCAGCGCTTTATTTCATGCATATCTAAATCATACTGTATAACCATTCTGCAAACATTGTCTTGATTCCTTCTTAAATGTATGTTTTTATAAGTATTGTTATACTCATAAGAACACCATTCGAGATTATCAACACAATCGTTTTGTTTATTTTCGTCTTTATGATTAACGCAGGGTAGATTGTTTGGATTACTTAAAAAAAATTCTGCAACTAATCTGTGCACTAAAAAAGTTTTATGTTTTCCATTTTTAGACAAAACAACATATGAGTAATTATCTGTTGTATAGAAAAGTTTTCTAATTTTTTCAGAAACTTTCATAATTGTTCCATCTTTTCTTTTCACTACCCTTTCAACGGATTTTACTCTACCAAAATTACTTATTTGGTAGTAACCTTCGAATCCGTTAATATCTTTCCATTCTTCTTGCATAATATTATAACGTATTATCGCTATAATAAGTTGCACTTATCGCGTATTTTTCGTGTATTATCTTCGTAGTATGGAATGTCGTATTCCGGTATTTTGTACTCTGGTGTAATCATTAGCATCCTGCACAACAGCAATCACAACAAATGTCATCTGAAGCTGCTTTCTTCTTAACATTCTTCAGATAATTGGTTTTACAAGAACGAGAATGAGGTTTTATGGTACCTTTTGAAGAAAGGTTCATATCCTCAAACAACTCTTCGAATGTCGTAGTAGGATAATCATTAGCCTCTTTTACAAAAGACGATATATTATCAAAACTACATACCTCGAAGTTGTCCTTAATAAAGTCTGTTAAAGACTTAACTTCTTTCTTGTCATTAAGCTTGTCGTTCAACACCTCCATTATAAGAGATGGAGACATTTCCTCAAACTCACGCCAATAGCGAATACGAGAACAACGGTCTATCAGATACTCTGATATCTCGCGGTCATCGTTACAGGTAAACAAAATCATATGCTTACCCTTGGTATCAGAACCATCCAATACCTGTAACAATACAGAATCGTCATAATCCGCAAGAACTTTATCAAGTTCATCGAACAAGAAGCAAACGCTTGTATCACTAAGCTTTTCTACAAGATTTTTAAGGATATACGGACGTATACTTTTGTCTATATTTATAATTGGAAGACCGCTCTTATTGGCAATTATCTTAGCCATTACAGTCTTTCCGGATCCCTTCAATCCTGCAAGCATTACACCAGTAAATCCACTTTCAGACAGATTATAGCTATTAATAACCTTGTCTATAAAGCGTTCGTCACGTTGTGTACAATATACCTTAGAAGGTAAAGATAAGCCGCTAGACTCTTCGAATGAGATTGCGTCAGTAAAACGGTCTACTTTAATATTATAAACCATTCCTGGAGTTAAATCACACTCAAGACCTTCTGTGTTAAACTTAAAGTTTACGCTCTTACCTACTTTCAAAAATTTCTTTTCCATATTTACTGATATTATAATACTCAAATATTGGTTTTTATCTCTTCTATCATCTCATCTACCTGTTTGTGGTTACGTACGAGATAACATTTCATTTTACTTCGATGTCGTTTAAGATAATGCTTAAACAATTTCCATCTAAGAGGGAATGAATCTCCCATAAGACCTTTACATTCTACTACAAACCCATTTCCTATGAAGTCAGGTAGATATGTTAAAGGTCTTATTTTTTCGCCTAAATACTCGAATTTGTCCAGTAATACGAAATGCTTTGGCTCATATTTAACTGGTATTCCAGCTTTCATAAAAGCTTCATAAGTATAGCATTCGAGCTTACTCCTAAAATGAAGACCATACTTATCGACTTTAGTCGCATTCCGTACTCTACCTTTAGATTTCTTGCCTATCATAATAAAAGTTCTTGCCTCTTATCTTAGATACAGAAGTTTTATTAAAATAGACAATTTCGCCATCAGTTACTTTTTGTTCATCTCCATGGTGGACACACGCGCATATACATCCATCTTCACTATAACTATCCCAGATAGTCATCTGCAATTTGTTTGGAAGATAAATACGCATAAATCCACCTTTGTCAAGATGAATTTTCTTAGTCAGCTTCTTTGTAAGCCATTTATGCAATAGAGGAGACATTGCTGCACCTCCCAGCACACCTAATAGGCATCCTATTACTACATCAATCATATTTCTGTAACGTTTTTGTTAACCAGTCTTTCATGGTGCTAAATCCGTTGTCACGAACAGCATCTGATAGATCTTTGGCTTTAAATTTCTTATTAATGAAAAAAGCATCTATTTTGTATTGCTTACTATATTGTCTAGCCTTAAGCATACCCGTTTGATCTCTATCATACAGTATAACTATATGTTTCCATTTGGAGCGTAGAGACCTGAGTATGTCTTCAGGTATAAACACTGTCTCACTAGCAGCAGCTATTGCATTAAAACCCATCTCGTAGCAACACATCACATCTTTCAGTGATTTTGTTATTATGAGTAGGTCGCCTCCTTCCTTAGGCAATTCGGATAATCCCTGTACGTGCCGATTCGTCAGATTGGTACGCCATTTAGTAAACTTGGAAGCAAGTGGACGATAAATCTTAAACTTATCATACACTTTATATGCATACATAGGACTATTTTCTTTGTAGATACTTCGGACGATACTATTACAAAGAAAGTATTTAATGCTGAACACATTGAACTTTTTTAGGGTATCAATATGTATTCCGAACTGTTTCCAGTACTGTTTGTCTACATTGGTAAACGGCTGTCGAACTATTCCGATATCGGTATCACCTTTCGGCTTATCGTACGTATTTGTCCTTACGATTGTATTAGGATTTATTCTGCGTACAATTCTCAATAATTCTCGTTCAAGTTCTTCTCTAGTCGTTATACCTTTGTATTCTTTTAGGAACTTCAAAGAGTTTCCGCATTCTCCGGTTCCAAGGTCTTTCCATAACAATCCTCCTGTTTTGGAATGAAATATTCCAAATGAAGGGTTTTTGTCTCCAGACCTTAAAGGACTATTCATAAGTTTTCCAACTTTAAATTGTCCTAAACAATACGTATAGATGTCTAAATCATTCACTTTGTCCAAGATGTCTCTCAAGGACATAGTAATTGCTGTTCTAGTACTATACATAACTTATAAGTTAGGTATCTATATAAACTGCAAGTTTATTAATATAAGAGATTTTATATATTAGCGTGCATGCATAGATACAATTCCATAGGGTTCCGTCGAGCTTTTTATTGTTTTGTTCTGAGCTGTTCAAAAAATCTCGTTTATGTATAGTTTATTTACATATTTTACGTACATAATAAATACTCAGCTCTGGCCTATACGTTTTTATTAGATTAAGATCATTGCTACTAAATAAGTTTCTTTCTTAATAATAGATAACCTCTCGTTCTGCCTAGGTAGTTAGCCTCTATACCTAGCTCTTTTTGCATAGTGAGTGGTACGGGAGTCGAACCCGTCTAGCTGAGTCTTTTCTCTGCCATTGCTCCGACATATCTAGAATATTACCACTCATAAAAATTGTGGAAAGTATCGGATTCGAACCGATAAGCAGGGTAGTGTCTCTTTTAAGCTTGCACACATTCCAATCTATCAATGCCCTTGTTTTACCATTAGACTAACTTCCCTAAAAATGAGCAGTTTAATGACATGCTCAGGTCTACGTTGACGGACGTATAGCAGTTTACGGAGATGCTAAGCTCGGACTTTAGGTTATTCAAACCCGCACTTACGTAGCGTACACGCGTATGAAATCTGATGCCAGATGAACTAAGCATCATAGATAATATCGACCTTCACAGGCGGACAGAGCTATTACTTTCACAAGCTGTAACTCTTCTTATCATCAGAAATGGGTGGCTCTGTAGGGATTCGAACCCTACTGGACTATTTGTCTATATAACAAAACATGATTAAAACGTCGATTTGGATCTGTTTTCGCATACGTCCATGCTTGTGTCTCACGACACCCTGCGAGCCTTATTGGAGGCATTTCACCTCCATAGGGTAACTGAATTACCTAGCTCCACCAACACCCTTTCATGGCAGTATTACCTCCCTGGGGTGTATCCACTTGTCGTATAGTTTGACACTCCTGCTATATAGACGGTATAAGAACCATCTACCGGATTTCATACAATCAAGTAGTATTTCTATTTCTTCAGGCGTAAACCCCTTAAAAGGGAAGATCAGATGCGCCTGCTGCATCCGCAGTTTCCGGAGTAACGGTTGGTGGCACGTTAAGCGGATCGTTGTTCTCCTTATCGGCAACAACTGGTCGCTCCATAAGATCGTTCTTAAAGAGCTTAATCTGCGAATCTGTATTAGACATGTCTTCAACGAAGATTCCGAGCTTACTTACTTGAGTATAGCCCTTCTTGTCGTAAATAACCTTCAAACGGAGTTTCTTCTTGGTAGCGATCATAGGGTCAAGCATCTGCTTTGTCCAGTCAATCATCTCCTTAAATGTAGAAAGCTCTGCATCTGGTCTCTGTGGGTAGAAACAATCGAGAATCTGACAAACTCGTCCAAACTGAGCGTTATCACGCTTCTGCAAGTCTTCGTCTGTCTTAATATACATTCCCTTTGTATTCTTCCACTCTGTCATAGTAGCTGTCTGACCATCCTCATTCTCAAATACAATCTCGAGGAAATCGAGACCCTGAGGAGACTTGTTACAGTTTACCTCTTTAAGAGTGACGTTCTGATTAATGCCTACTGGCATATAACTACTATTACTAAATTCTTCGTTGTTAATTGCGGCTGTCTTTGTACTAAACATAATCTCTATTATTTTAATATACGTAATGCTAACATATCTAGTTTATTCTCAGCATAGTATGCTGTTGATCGAATAAATCGATACATCAATTTACTTAAATATTCTATCCCAATGTGTTGTAAGTGTCCCATCTTCATTACCTTCTGCAATAACGATATCCTTTCCGGCTATGTGTCTTGCACGAGCCTCCATGATGGTATCAGATGTACCACCCTTAAAGGATATATGTGTTTCATTTCCTTTGCGATATACATAACCAACCGCATCGGCTAATCCACACACGATTTTACTCAGTTTACCAACCAAGTCTAGTTCTTTTGCAGAAACTTCAACACCGTCCTTTTCAGTTACAGTGTCTTTAACGTGACCTACAAGAATAAATTCGTCACACAAATCTCGGAACATATCAACTACCTTCTTTACTGCATCTCTAAGATACTTATAGCCCGCACCGTTAGGTAAGGTTGTTACGTCTGTACCGTCCCATTTCTTACCCATTGGAGTTTGGCGATAGAGTGTACAAGCATAGCTCATACAAATATCCTCAAGTCGTGTAGCATTGTCAATAGTGATGTGCTTATAGAAATTATGACCTACTTCTTTATTCTTGGCACGAATGGCACTTGCTGCTTCTCCTAAATCATTGATCGTACGACACTGGATGGCCATCGCATCAACGAAGACAGAGCCCCCCTCAAGGTCTATGATAAGGTTATTATCCAGCTGTGCAAGACAAGATGTCTTACCAGCCTTTGGAAGACCATAGAGTATAAGATATCTAGGATTTTCAGAAACTGCAGGAATTTTACTAGTAGGTAATGTTAAACTCATGATACAATGATACTAAAAGTTTTAATTAAAGCTTAATGTTAATATTAATGATTGTCTTCTTAATCTCTGGACTAAGTGAAGAGATAAAGTTATAATCACTAAAATCAGAGTAACTATAAATGTCGGTACCAATCTGGATCTCATCATTATAGAAAATGATAGGGAGACCATTCTCAAGACGGTAAATCTTACCGAGCTTAATACCCTTCATAATACTCTTCTTCTTGCCATAGTTAGCAAGGATGTCACAAGCCTTTGCGAACAAAGTGTCGCCCTTCAGAGGCTTGTAGATATAAGTATGATCCAACTCGTTGAACATAGCATCAATCAGATTGTCATCCTCCTTCTTTGTGTTAAACAAATAAGAGTTGTTCTTCTTTACAGTAGAAAGAATAATATCATCGAGAATCTGAGAATAAATGTTACCATTGTTAGTGTTCTTAATGTTGTTGTCAGTAAACTTAATATCGTATGTTGTCATAATTCAGCCTAAATTTTAATTGCTTAACTTTCTATCAAGTTGTTATATGCTAAGTCATTCTGGAATTCAAGTATGCAGGGCTTTCCCGCGTCTCGATTCTTCAAGATGTGTAAATACACCTTGTTCTGAGTAGGTAAATGGCTCGGGCCGTATTCTTGTATTCCAAGAATTTCAGGCCTATGAATAACTATAACATAATCGCTAGCTTGAAATAAAGCATCAGCAGATGAAATGTCGCTTCTCATAGGATAATGCGACAAAGGATTATTTATTCTTTCTGGTGATTCAATATTTCTATTCATCTGTGCTAGTTGTAACACTGATGTCATAGGATACTTTTTTGCACTTATAAAAACTCTTTCGAGTTCCTGCATGGTTTCTATAACGCTGCCTATAGGCCTCGTCAATAGAGCATGGTCGTACATTATTACAAAGTGCTTATCTGTACCCTTTATATATGTATTATAGAAATACTTAATAATGTCTTCTGCTTCCTTGGGAGTTGTAGGATTATCTACAAACCATATAGGATACTCCTTTAGTTGATTAGATACTGAGATGACTTTTCTGAAGGTATCGTCGTCTAGGTCCGTTTCTGAACTATACAAAGTCGAAGTCGTTTTCCTAAGCTTACTAGAAAGCGTTCTTCCAACTTGCCTAAATCCAACCATCTCTAACGAGAAAATCAGAATCACTATTTCTTCACCAGGATTCAAATCAATAATATCAGTTGAGATCTCATTAGCGAATGAGCTCTTTCCACTTCCTGAAATACCAGCTATGGTATAAACGGTATTAGGTTCAATACCTCCCATACACTGCTTATTAAACTTTGCCCATCTAGTCTTTAGAGATGTTATAGAGTGATCTCTACGACCAGATATGTAGTTTATCGCCTCTTGGGCTACAACTGACATTGGTCTTATAAGATTAGATAAGTTCTGTTCCATAAGTCGATTCCTCAATTTTAGAGTTGTCTTGCATTTCTTCCTCAGATTCTTCCCACTGATGGTCTACGAGCCATCTCCACATCGTCTTCATGTAACTTAGTTTACCCTCGTTAGTCTTTTTCTTCATTTCGAAGTCGAGACACTGAATAAGATGTTGAGCCATAGCTTCGCTTTGACCTACATAAACATTAAATAAATGTCTACATTTGTTAACGTTGGCTCTCAGATAGTTTTTGGTGCCATCTGGTCGTAGAACGTATATTGGGTACATTTCATAGAACAGATCGAAATAGTCCTTTTTTGGGCGGACTATATTATTGAGCGCATCTGTTGCATGATATGTAATTGACTTACCTCTCTCGATCGAGGTAATAAGTCCCTGAGAAATTAAGTTTGATATTTCTTCGTCGCTAACTAGGCTGACAATTTTGCGGACGTCTTGATTATAAGTTTTTTGATTCTTATCCAATACCAAACTTAGGAATATTAATTGATTTGAATTTAGTCCTGGAATGTCCAGGAGTTTTGTGTTTAGTTCAATAATCATCTTATATACGTTGATAAACGATTAATCATCGAATATTGTCAACTGGCGGTTAACAAACTCACTAGCTATCTTTTTTGCTTTGCTAATGTAGTACTGGTAATCCAGGTGACGTTTATCTATTGGTGTGGCATCTATCTTATTAAGGATTCGTACTCCATATTCTGTTATTTTTGTTTCAGAACGACTTTCGTACATTTTATCCTTAACTCGTATAAGATAATAGCCACTACTTGACGCGTAGTATCTATTAATACGTTGAATCTGTTTTCCACCATATTCAACTTTTGATTCCTTGTTTACGCTTTGTGACATCAAGAAATCACGGATATCTCTATCCTTCTTAATAAACTTGTCTATCGGTTCATTGTTTAAAAAATAGTTTATCACAGCTTTGGAGATAACAACTGGTGTCATGCTGTTGCTAAGACCAATTTCTGTGATAAACCTGCCTTTCTTTTCTATCAGTCTTGGATCTCCAGATTGGGAATATCCTTTGCGAACACCAAAGTAATTGTTCACGTCGTACTGATAAAACGACTCGTAATCATCGGATTCGAATGTCAACTGGGTTAATTGCTCAACCTCCTTAATTGCATCGGCTATTGCGAAGCGGGCGGATTTGTCGGCAATGTAGACGACACCATCTGTATTGACTTGTACAATCTTACAATTCAATGCTAGAAGCCTGTCCACCAACATAAGTAGTATAAGTTGCCCATTTATACGTATCTTATATACGTTAAGTGGATCATAAGCCCAGCTACTTTCTTGTTGCATCTTTCCTGTAAGAGCATTAAGAGCCTGTTTAAATGCCTTAGACTTTAATAACTCTCCATTACGTTTGGCAGCCAAACGCTCCTTGTATAGAGCGCTGTACACATTCCAAAAATCTTCTCCTAAGTGAACTGGAAGCCAATGGTTTATAATGGCTAATGAAGGATACATAGACGTAACGTCGGAGTGTCCTATAAACTGTTCATCTGTAGGTTTGTAGACTCTAGGTTCGTTGATGGTGTGTATACCACCTTCGCCTATAGAGTAGCAAATATTTGAGAGAACAAACTTCTTCTCATAGTTTTCTTGTTTCTTATCAGACTTACTTGCGTTACAAATAGCATTCTTTACATCCAATAAGACCTCTTTCAACTTTGGATTAGAATATTGTATGAATGGGAGTATAATGTCACCTAGACGAATGTTTCCGACTTTTCGAGCACGAGTTTTTAGCTCATCTTTTGTTGTGTTGGTAATGTCTAAAGTCTTTCGCAAGAGTACTTCTTCTCCAAATCGTACACCACTCATCGATAGTGCATCAAACCCCCATTCTTTTTCCACTTCAAGACGTAGCTCTACATCTTCTTTTACTTTGTTAAGCAAAGTCTCAGTAGCTTCTACGTCGTTCACGTTATACTCTATCATAGCGTCAATATCACGTTCCTGGATCTGCATATCAAAGCTTCCTTCATACTCTTGTACATTTGGCATATGTAAGAGTATTTCTATTTCTTTTAAGCTTTTCTGCTGTTTGGCGCTATAGAGCATCATCATAAGATCAAACGAATAGAAGTAGTTTGAATACTTGTATACTTTAATCTTATCAATATTTCCTGTTTTTTCCGAACTTATTATTTCTTTACTAAGATAGTAGAGAGAACTACAAATTCTCGAGTATCCTAGTCGCTTCATTCTACTGCAGAAATGTATAATGTAACTTATGATTATGTCATCATAATGCTTATTGTTGTAGCCGCACATTATATGATCAGTTCTGTTGGTGTAGAAGAAGTCAACTAGTTCTTCTAGTTGATTTTTACGACAGGATATCTCGAATTTATATAGTTTATGACTCTCTGAATCTTTACAAGTACAATGAAAACAGTTTGGAAAAACTTCTATGTCATATAGAACTACTGGTCTTTCCTTTACTATCATAGTTCCCTAGTGAGGGTTTGCACCTCGCAGTCATATCCTTTCGGAGCACACTAGGGTGACCAGTGGTGTCCTGGTCGATTTTGAAGAAGTTACGTCCTAAGCTGCCATTCGCACCTTATTTGCGTTTGGCAACAAGAGGCGTCCTGTCTTCTTGCGATGGTCCTTAAGGTTTGTACAAACAAGATTACTGCGCTTTGCTTTTACCTTATTTGTCTCCTTATGAGCCATCTTCATGACTTTGCTGTGTTCTGGAAGATTGTTTACTCCTCCGTACTTAGCAGTTTCGCCATTGTCTTTTATCTGAGCAACTTCCTGCTCAGAAAACTTGTCGTCTGAATGCTTGAATCGTCCAACAAGTTGTAATTTGTCATATTTAGCGACAACTAAGTCTCTAATATGTTCTTCTGCGGCATTCTTTTCTTCTTCCCATACTGGGAATTGCTGCGCGTAGAACAAGTCGTCTTTCTTAACCGGGCACGGGTGCTTTCGCTCCCATTTCTGCAACTTGTGTTGAACATACCCTTCCATGAGCTCGGTATGGTTAAGCTTCGTAACCTTTCTGCGAGATTCAATTTTGATCGAATCACGCTTGAGCAGTATGAACCAAGGTTTCTTCCGGGAAAGACCATGGATATTGTGTTCTTTACAGAACTTAGAAGTAGTCCCATGAGACTTGTTAAAGTCTTTAAGCCACTTCTCTTTGATGTCACGATATTTTTCAACATAATCGTCCAAATATTGATTATTCTGGGTATTCATAACGTTGCCTCCTATGATTAAGCTGCCTGTTTAACTGACTTTTGTTTAATTTCTTTAACCTGTGTAGGCTTCTTGTTTACAGCTTTAGCCTCAACTTTGAGCCCACGACGAAGCTTACGTCCTTCGGCCTTAGAGCCGTGACGGAAATTGTAAGTGTTCTTCTCAAGAGCCTCCTTAGCCTTCTTTTTGGCTCTACGGAGATTGTAGAAGTTAACACTGGCGTTCTTTGAGCACTCGATAGTATGAGGATCACCTCCCTTCTTGTGCTTGTTGTGATTGCCTGACATATCTATGCCAGCCTCCTCGAATGGAGACTTACTATCAGAATGATACTGATAGAATGTAGCATTACCTACAAGATCACGCAGTTTTGCTACTACACTTGCTGGCACATCCTTAAAGAATGCTGTAGAGTTAGTAATGCATGCAGACTTAATACCGCAATCCTTCACCAACTTCTCGAGCTCCTTCTTCTTTTTCAGATCAGAATCACATACAACTGTGATATTGTATACAGTGGCGTTGTCCCACTGTTTCTTTGTGATGTCTATCACCTTCTTGGTGTCGGCATCATTGAGATGCATACGCTTGCACCGACGGGTAACTGATGCGATATGACGAGCCATAGAGACGTTACGACGCTCTTCCTGCTTCTTCAAACGGTCCTCCAGAGTGATTTTAACAGGCTCTGAAGCCTTTTCCTTCTTGGAGTCGATCAGTTTATCCATGATGCTCTTTTTACGAGCTTTACGGGCCTCTATGCGAGCCTTAGAAGCGGCATATTTAGCCTCCTCTTTCTCGGCCTTAGCCTTCTTTTTAGCAGCCTTGAGTTCGGCATGCTTCTTAGCCTTCTCTGCATCGGCAGCACGGCGTTTCTCAATGTTCTTTATTGTTTCGTTAGCAGCATTAGACTCTTCCTTCTTGGCTGCCTCAGCCTTAACTGGTGTAGTTCCTATCTTATCCTGAACCTTCTTGAGGTTCTTCTTGTTATTCTTCTTTGACATAATTTTGATAATTTAATGTGTTAATAATGTTATTTTTAAGGCAAGGGATTCCTTATTTGTGGTTCGTGTAAGTCTCGATCTTACTCCTTTCGGCGACCCTTATATTTGTCTCGAACCTATAGCATTTAAGCTGCAAGATCCATCTCGAACTTATCTGCAATAGTATCCTTAATCTCAATAGAAGTCTCATTGTTAAACTTCTCGAGATTAGCGTCAAACTTATTTGCTAGTAGTTGTTGCTCGTGAATAAGCTGAGCAATCTTAGCTGAAGAGAATACCTCACGCTTAGGCATAGCCTTTAATCCCTTTTTTGCCTTAGTTGATGGATCAAGCGTCTTGATCATCTTAAGTTGTGCTATTGCCTCTTTTGCCTCGCATGCTGCGAAAATACTATAGTTATTTGTCTTCTTAAAATCCTCGTAAGAGAATGTAGTTGTACCTGTATTAAGAGCTACCAAAATACCCTTAATCATAATACGCTTCTCACTAAGCTGTACAATCTGGTTATACAAGCTCTTGAGATCTAAGCCAGAACCCTGCTTTGCTGCAATTGCTTTCTTAGACATGAGGTTCTCTGCTCGAATAATTCGCCAATACTTATTGATAGTAATATCAATGTTCTTACGAATTGTAATGATGTTTGCTGAGTTCAATTTAATTGATTTCTTATTCATATAGTTTGATTAAAATTAAACAATTTACTTGAATCAGCCATTTACCTAGTTCCTATATTACATATAACTGTAATAAAGAATAAAAGACACCCATTGGCAATCCTGCCCCGCAGGGCGGATTACCTATTCTCCGCAGAGAACGTTTAAGGATGCCTTTTAATATAAACTAATAATATCGTCTTTGTATTTCGTTATAAACAATAACGGCAATACCATGCATGAATGTGTACTCTTCTGCTCGCAGTTCATACACCATTCCCGCAGGAATGTTTCTGTTTATGGCATTACGCGTTTAGCGTTTACAATTCCGTACTCCAACTCAATCATTGGCTTACCTATGCAGTCT